ATCTGGGACTTCTCCTTTTAAAATTCCTGCAACTTTATCACGAGGAACACCGCCAACAATAAAAATATTAGGGATACCGTTAGCATTACCCACATTTTGTAATAGGTTTAGAAGATCTCGAAGTTTCATTTTGTTTTATGGATTCTTTTATTAAATTCCAATCTTTTTCCCATATAAATACTAAATTATAGCCAGCGCGTTTTATTGCATCTGCTCTATTAATTGTATCTAAATATAATTGACCATATAATTTATTAGAAGTTGGATTTATTTTAGTATGATCAAAAACATTAGGGTTGCCGTGATAGTAATCTCCATAATATTCATAAATAGTTTGAGTTTTTAAATCGAATCCATCTGCCCTAATTGGTCTTTTTAAATCAGGAATTTTAATAGATACTTGTCTATGATTACTATCATCAGGCAATCCAATATAATCAAGCCATTCATTTTCATCTTTATGATATGCATATGAACATTTATTACATCCTATACCCGAATGTATATGATTAGTAATAATTATTTTAAAATATCCATGAAAATGGCACAATACATTAATTTCTGAATATATATTATCAAAATCCTGATATTTATATTCATAAAATCCTTTAAACTTTTTATTGGCCCGCTCAACTAATTCATCAAAAGTTAATTTTGTTTTACTATTTCTTGTTATTTTGGCGCATTCTTGACATTCCGATCCTTCCACATGATATCTTGCAATTTGCTTAAAGTTTTTATGAATAGGACAAAATATATCTATTTCTGATGAAAGATTTTTATAGTTATCATTAAAATAAATATATTTATTTTTATGTATAGCATTTGATCTTTCTAAAAATTTATTCCAAGGATAGGAAAGATTTTCGGAAGCCCTTTCATCTGCACACTTTGTACATCCAGTTGGCTTTCTTTTATTAGATCCGATATGATCTTTAGGGGTTTGCCAAAAAGATATATTATGTTTTGGACATATTATTTCTATTTGCGTAGTTTTATTAATAATAATTGATTTACTATAATCATAAAAACTATTATGTGCTAACTTACAATCTGCTAATATTTTATCTGCTGGAGTTTTTGCTGGCATATTAACTTTTATATCGTCTTTATACCGCTGGTGCCGGTGCGGGTTTTGGTGCTGGAGCAACTGGCGCTGGATTCTCTACTTCTATTGGTTGAGCAGCAAGCTCACCTTGTGGATTTTCAACGGTTCCTTCCGGTTTCGTCGCTTTTTCCATATCGGTTTGATCTTGTAATTGTTTTTTGACTTCTTTTCTTTGTTTTTCTTTTTGATCCATTTGTTCTAAATTTGATTTAATGGCTTGTGCTCCCGGTGGAGTTTTTTGATTATCTCCTTCAAGATCAATATTTTTTGATTTAACCGAGCCTCTTAATTTAGATAGTATCTCATCTATGCGCACAAGAGCATACTGACCAGAATCTAGACTTTTATTAATGCTTTCACCGAGTTGTGGAAAGAATTGTGCTAATCCAAGTCTTGACAACATTAAATCACACACCGCTAATTGACGTGCAATTTCTCTCGTTCGAAAGATATTATTAACTTGTTCTAGTTTATTAATAACATCTTGAACCGTTAAATTAGCAAAAGCACTATCTAATATAGCATCAAAATCTGTTTTAGGTGTTTCGATATTTGGTGGCTGCTTAACGTTTTCTGGTGTTATACCAGGAGAAGTATTTTTAGTCGGTTCATCAACTTCAAGATCATCTGGTTTATTTTTTGGTTTAATAGAAGGAGCATCTGGTGTAGGAGCAGCCTGTGCTTCAACTACTAAATCATCCTTACCTTCTGGTATGATTTCTTGATCCATAAATACATCATTATCAATCTCTACATTATTTAGATCATCGGCTTTTGATTTATCTGCTACTTCTTCTTCATCAACTGTGTCAGTTATACCTGAATCTTCTAAATTATCAATAAATTGACCAACTGCACTATCTTCTGTTATGGATTTTTCTGGTAATGGTTGCAATACATTTGGTGTATTATTTCCCAGGGCTCCACCGCCATTTGGCTGGCTACCACCAGATGGAATATCACCAAGATTTAGGCTCATATCGCCAGGAACTTGTTGAGCAAGTTTGACCATAAAATTTGAAGCATCAGAATGACCTTCTTTTTTTAAGATATTTGCCTGACGAACAATTAAATCTACAACCGTTTGCAATGAAGCAACCGATACTTTATTTACGATCTGTATTTGTTTTTTTAATTCAAAAATAGCAGAAAGAAGTCTTTCAAAATCTCCACCAGCAAACATATGACCTTGTTGTGAGCTCAATAATTTTTCAGCAGAATTAAGTCTTCCAAGGATTTTTCTACGAAGATCTTCTATTGTCTGTCGTTTATCTTCTTCATTTTTTTGTTTTGCCGCAGCATTCGCTGCTTCTTGTGGAGCATTTGTTATTTGTTCATTTATTGAACGTATTGGGCTTGGAATATTTTGTTTTGGATTTGGAATAAAATAATTTAAATCATCATTAACATAATACGTTGCTTTTTGAGCTCGCTTATATTTTTTATGATCTCCCGACTCATAATATTTCATCCAATTAATAAAATCTAATTTTTCTATTGGATTCCAATCAGCAGTTATTACATCGACGGCTTCATTTTTATTAGCACCAAGGTGCATCCTAACATATACATTTTTCATTGACTCCATCCAACGGCTTAGATTATAAACCTGTTTTGTTGGCATGTATTCAGAAAAATTAGGAAACGCATTCTTCATACTACTAATGCTAAATAATGGCTATTGATTGAGTTTTTCTGTTATTGTTTCACTTAAAACTGTAGCTTCTTTTAATCTTATATCAACTGGAACAATAGTATTATTAGATTTGATTTGTTTCAAACCATCATTTAACATATCCATAAATACTAATGAAGTATCATAATCAAGCTTGGTCAATATTTCTTTTATTAAGTTATATACAAAACCCATATGTTCATCAAACACTTGAATATTTATATTATTTTGTATATTTATTTGATCTTGAGATCCATTTAAAATGGAATCATACTTTTCAAGAATTGCTAAAAGTGTATTAAACCATTCTACGAGCGTTCTATCTGCACGAAAATTTGCTGGGTCTTCCTGCATAATATCAAACATTTGTGATAGACGAGTTTCAGCATTTACAACTAATTTTTTAATAATAGATTTAACATCTACTTCTTTATCTGTATATTTTTCTAACGCTTTATGGTAAGCCGGAGTTCCTTGAATTTCTTGTTGAATCTGCTGTGATGCCATTAAATTAGATTTAGTTTTTTCTAAATCTTGTCTCATTATAGTATAAAAATCAAGATATTCATCTTTAAATGATGTTATATATTTTTCTGAAAAAATAAATTTCTTTTCAGATATGGGATTATATTTCGCTTTAAGCCATTCTGTTATATCAGTTGCTGATATTCCTGCTAAAAGTTTTGATATGATCTCTTCTCGATCTGGATGATCTAAAAACCTTTTAGCTATATTTTCTTTATTTTTTACCATTAACTTGTTAATCCAATAATTATTCTTGACCTAATCTTTCATTTCTGGTATCAAACACTGTGTGAGAGTTCTCGTGTTGCATAATTTTAGTTTGCTCACTTACATCGCCACCAGGAACTTTACGACCGTCCATAGTAGTAAAACCAGTATCATAATCATATAATTTATGATCCATGCAGCACTGCCATCTATGTTCACCTACACGTGCTAATTGAGCGCCCGGATGATCTGGGCATGTTCGTTGTGATAGCGGAGCTTCTAAAACTCTATATTTTTTATAACTTGGGCTTTTCTCAATATCTTTTACACTATCAGATACTTTATTCATTTCATCTTGTTTTACTTTTGTATCCTTATACTTTTTTTTTAATTGCTCAATTCTATCGTCTTCTCTTTGTTTAGCTGCAGCGATAGAATTTTTTGGTGCAGCAAACGTCAACAAGATTTCATCGAGTACACTCGCTTGTTTCATTAATAGCTCATCACCGCTTTCATCAAAAGCAGTGGCAACGGCAGCTAACTCATCAAGTTTTTCTGACGTTATCACTGATTCTTCTGGCTCAATCTTACTGATTTCTTGTGATCCTTTTCGTATCATTTCTGATGCTTTTACCAATGAATCCGCAACAATATTGAGACAATCCTCATCACCTTCAGCATTTACCAAAAGATCATTTTCTGAACTTTCAAGCCAATTTGCAACGAGTAATAATTTCTCTGATAGTTTCATTTGTTTCCTCTAAAAAAATATTTTTGAGTTTTGTAGATATGCACCTTCATATGTATCATCCATTCCACGACGATATAATGGATGACAATCACCATTTTTATCCTGATATACTTTATGCAATGGAAGCCCTGTATGCCCACATAACTCATGTTTACTAGAAGCATTTTTTACAACCATTTTACAAGAAACGGTTTGTGTTGCAACCTTATTTATGCTGAGCCCGTTTGTATATTCCGCAAAAGCTGTTTGATATGCTTTATCATCACCAGATTCTGACAAAACATTTAACGCATCCTCTGCTTTAGCAAGATTTTCTTCTGCAACTGCTTCACGAACAAGTTCAACAAGCTCGCTTGCTTTTAATCCATATAATGGTGAAGCAACTGCGGCTGTTTTGTAATCTTTCGCTTCTTTTTTATTTAATGAATTGAGCCCATCTTTTGAAAATGATTCAATCATTCCAGATGCAATCATGAGGTTTGGCTCAATAATCTTACCATTTTCAACATTCACTGGAACACGAAAAGCTAATTTACCATTATTTATTGATACTGCATATGTTATTGATTTTTCATCACTACTGAAGACCGATATTTGATGAGCTTTTAATCCAAAACTATTTAATTTATTTGATATCACTATTCTACCAGAATCAACTTTTTCTTTACCAAAAGAAAAGCTAGCTACACCAATTGCTGAATCAAAAGATTTTGCGAATGTTTCTATATCTTTATCTTTATATTTTGGAGTATTAACAACTAAATTCTTATCTTCTGCTTGAACATTTTGATATAAAACATTATTTGCAAAATAATCAGTCTTAGCATCTTTTTCTGAATTAAATTTTATTAAAGCCATATCAACATTACTAATTTTTTCAATACCATTATCTTTGATTGATCTAACGGCTTGCAAAACAATCTTATCTGAAACCGTTAGTTTTTTACCAGCATTGCTTGCTATGTACGTTGTGAGATTTTTTGTGGTTAAATCTTCTGGCCCAGCATTTCCAATGAATACTTCTGGTAATACCGCTTGCCCACTGGCATTAACTTCGATTGGTAAAAATACTGATGTCATTCCTTTTGGAGTTTCAAAAGATGCTTTACAAACAATTATATCATTATCACTATTAACAATATCAACTGTGGATGATAATTTTACATTTGCACACACACGTGCACATATAGATTTAGCGGCAGTAGCTGCTTTTTCTGTATGTCCTCGAACAACATTACCAAAAATGCTATCCAATGCATTAGCTAATGTGGGATCTACTATTTTTTCAAAAGCTTCCTTTACAAGTGAAAGATTTTCTACATTATCACGATTATATGTTTTTGGTGTAGCAAGTTTTTCTATTTGACCTAATTCGTGTGAAAATATTTCGGCAAACTTAGTATTTCTTGAATATAACCTTTTATATAAATCTTTTATTTCAGCCTTAGTTATAAATAACTTATTACCGCCGGTCATTCTTGAAACAACATTTAACATAACACCAATGGTTTGATCTTCAGGATACTCCTCAGATGCTTGCGAAAGTTTTTCTGCGAATGATGATATGAGTATTTTTTCATTATCATCAACTATTTTCGATAGCGTAGAAGCAATATTTTTGATCTGGTTGAAGTCCATTTGTTTGCCTATTATTGAAGTATCTCTGGGTAAGAGGCTTGAACACTTTCGAGCTCGTCACCATTTAATTTTGAAAGTAATGCCTTAACGAAGTTTTTATCTGATCCAAGTTTAGATGGTAGAAAACGTTTAACTGTTTTTAAATCTTCTGTTGAAAGACCTAGATCAGAAGCAGCAAACTTAGCAATAGGAGTTCCACAATAATATATATGCATATATCCTGCTTGTGATACAAGTACGTCCCATGTTTTATCAACTGAGGCTGTTTTTTCTTCTTTTTTATCATCCGTGGAATAACGTGCAACTATGTATTCACCGTCATCCGCACTTTGAATTTGCCAAAGCTCTTCGTCATCTTTTGCATCTTTAAAACGAACAATATCAAAAGCTACCTTTTCCAAACGATGTTTTACTTCATCTAATCGATAGATTTTATTATTAACTGTTTTATGAAGATTATCGTAGTCAATAGAAAAATTAGCCATTTTTGTGGTCCCTTAAAAGTATATACTAAATAATGCAGCGATATTAGTGGTTTTTATAGATTATCTATTTAGTCCAAGTTTCTTCTCTTAATTCAGCTATTTGATTTAAGATTTCTAAAATCTTGTCATCTTTTTGCATTATATTCTGTATTTTTCGAATAGAACCGCCATAAACTACCTTAGTTTTATTATTTTTATCGTCTCTTTTACTGTAATCAACATTTCCATGAAGTGATTTAGTAATACTACTTTGATTAACACCAAGTATTTTTGCTGCTTCTTGCTGTGTTAGTTTTTGTAATGTTACTAATTCAATTACTTGTTTTTGCCTCGGTGTTAAATTTTGATCTACTATTCTCCAAAATTCCACACGAAGTTGCTCTTCCAATTCGGCCACCTTTTCGTTATATTCATGCGGATTTAACCTTTTATAAATGGATGCATCCTCATTAAAACTTTCTAATAATTCGGTTGCAACACTAATTTCTCCATAAATATACTGGTAAGCATTTGATCTATTGGCTTTTTTTTCAGACATTATATCTCCAAAAATATAAAAGATGACTAACCATTATGATTAATCATCCTGTCTATATCACTAAATATGTATATTTATTATTTAAATACGTAACTCTAAATCCTCTAACCCGTTTTCACTAAAAAAACTATCAAGATCCTTATAATCATTTGGTAAATATATTTTTTTAAAATTAGCATATTTGCCGTAGGTTTTGATTATTTTTTCTTCACCATTTCTACCGGCTTCATCATTATCAAGCATAAGAATTATATTATTCGTATATCTCATTAATAACACTAATTGTTCAAAAGACATACTTGATGATCCTAATGCAACAATATTTTTTAATCCCTTATCCGATGATTGAATCACATCTAATTGTCCCTCACATAAAATAGCAAAATTATTTTGTATAATATATTTTTTAGCAAAATTTAATCCAAACAAGTTAGAACGTTTTGCGAAGTGTGTATTTTTATATTTGGATATATTTTTATTTTTTATTTCATCATCGGAAAGAATACTTCGACCAACAATACCAATTGTACGACCATATACGTCCTTATATGGCATAATTAAATTATAATCGGACATCGTACTACAACGATATTTTCCACCATTATAAATCTTATCATAAATTAAATCATAAGATTTTAATATTTCATCTCCAACTAATGATGAAAGAACTCCGAGATTTTGATTATCAGGAAAATAACCAAACTGCCATTCTTTAATAGCACGGTCTGAAAGACGATTATGAATATATTCAGTGGTGCTTTTGGCTTGCGGAAAAGAATATAAAAGATCAGCGCAACAATCTATTATTATATCGAATGCTGTCATTTTAATAACAATAATTTATTTAATATTTCTGTGTATTGAGGATATAACCCTTCAACAATAAGCTTCATTGTTTCACACGATTTAATATTATGATTTACAATAAAATCTGACAACAACCGTTTAGCTTCAATCTCTGAAACCTCACTAATGCTTGACATACCATATCCTTTTAGGATACCTATGGATAGCCGTTTAATAACATTCTTTTTATGCTCACCTTTTAAAATAAGACTGGTGCCCTCCTGACTTTTCAACCACTCAATAGTATCTAAAAGATCTTGCGCCTTACTCATAGATCTTTATGCCCGCCATTCTTAATTATTTCCCTAACTTGGTTTTCATATATTTTAGATATATTTAATGTATTACCACAACCGGCACATACTAATTTATTATTGGTGTCAATTTTTGGCAACGCATCCGCTTTACATTTAGCACACTTAACTGCGAAAGCTACTTTGGCTGATTTTTTGACTTGATTTTGGCTCTTCATTAAATTTTTAGTAAAAATTGGAATATTAGCTATCGGAGCATCACACTCTGAACAATGAACCTCCATTGTTATGGGATTTAGATATGGTTGCATTTCTTTACGACAACCTTTTGTGGTACAATTAGTTATAAACGCCATTTTATTTTCCTTCTTGTTTTAGGAACTCTATAAGTTTCTCGGTATCACCATAATCAACATCTAATATAACACGCTGATTACCTCTCGCTTGTTTTATTCCACATCCATTAATAATTATCTCATCTTTATTTTTAGATTTGGCTGGAATATCTATTATACGAGTATCATAAATTGTCCTTATATTAACACTACATCCTGTTAGCGCATCAATTAATGGCAATTGTAAATTACACACAACATCAGAGCCATCCAATTTTAGATCTGGATCTGGCTCCACATCTACTCTGAAAAATACATCTGAATAAAGATCACCCATTATTCCAGCTGATCCGCTATAATTTCCAGCTCCCTGTATTCTTAATGTTGTTGAATTACCGGGCGGTATGTTTATTTTAACATTTACATCGACTTCTAATGCACCTTTGGATTTGCACCTTAAACAATCTTTAAGTTTTACATTTTGCCCATGACATTTATTACATCCAGTAGAGTAATGCATATTTCCTTGTTGCTGAATAATTCTACCAAAACCATTACACAAACTACAACCATTAGACTGCGGTTCTTTTCCATTACCACTACAACTTTCACATTTTATAGTTTTCTTATATGAAACCTCTTTTTCAACTCCAAGGACACTTTCTTTAAAAGATATTTTAGTATTTAAATTTATTGGCTGTATATTGATATCATTTTTTTGAGATCTACTGAATCCGTTAAATAAATCATTTAAATCAATATTAAACCCACCTTGGAATGGACTACGGACATGAGGATTATATTTATCTGGATTTTTACGATAGTCGGTAATTAGCTGGTATGCTTCATTTATTTTTTTAAATTTATCCTTATCAGATTTATATACATCTGGATGAAACTGTTTTGCTAATTTTTTATAAACTGATTTTAATTCATGATCAGATATATTATCCTGTACTTCCAATATATTATATGCTTCTTGAAGATTCATTTATCTTACCGCTTTCTAACATTAATGAACAATAATATGCAACGCACATGGCATCGCTTACATCATAACTTTCCACTTTAATTTTACCTTTTTTATCTTTTATCCAAGGATACTCAATACCTAACAACTTAGATATATGTTGTGGGAGCTCTTCTTTCGCAGGAAGCTTTTTTTCTCCAACTTCTCGACGAATACCATGTCTAATAGACATAACGTTGAATAGATCTGGCGGTCTTCCTAAAAAATCATATGCCATCAATCCAATCATTCTATTAAATACTGAAAGATTAATTATCGTTGTAGCGCTACTTTTACCTTTCATAAATTTAATTAAGTCCTCTATGGCAATATAGTCCGGATTATATTTTTCCACAACCTGCCGGATATCTTTTCGAGTTTGATCTAGTCTTTCAAAAAGATTACCTTTTTTCGATGGCTTATAAAACGAATGACTTATAATCTTTGGTTTTTGTCCACGAGTATAGTTTAATATGCACCACCCGATTGTAGTAGTAGAAACATCGATACCCATTATTATAGCCATAACATGGATTATATCATTATATTACGTATTTAAAATAAATAGGGCAAAATCATCTCTGATTCTACCCTATAAATATATCAATTTATTTGTGTTTTCACACTAAATTATGCTGATTTTTTCTTAGAATCGTAATCTCTAAAAAAATTATCTGCCGCTCCATCTTCATCATCATCTGATGAATCAGTGTCTGATGAGTTTGCTGCGCTATTGCCGCCAACCTCTTCTGCTATTTTAGCAAGACGAGCTTGAACCTGCTCATATGTCGGAGGCGTTGTTCTGCGAACCAATGCATCTGTACCATTCTCTGCCTGAATAGCAAGGTCTGATGCTGACAATGGTTTCTTTGGTTTAGCAACCGCAGAATATCGTCCTGGCCCAGCTTGATCCCCAGCGTTTATGATTGATATATCATATGTTGATGGATCGCCCCAATCTGGATCGTCATTAAGGTTTTTGATTGCTTTAAAGACGGTGAAACTGGCGTCTAATATTTTGTACATATTAGTTTCACGATCTATAACACCAATTAGCCAACGTCGTTTGGCTTTATTGTTTTGCTCGCATAATGGGCAACCTGTTTCTTTTGTACTTGAACAATTGACTCGGTACCCATATTTCTTACCACCCTCAACATTATGAGTGTGTTGTGAATACTGATGAGGAAGTGTTAAAACACGAATAAGATTCGTACCTTCCTTCAATCGCATCCATTCATCTTTCTTACTATTACCTTTATTTGGATCGAATAATACTGTATCTGACCAATTTACTTCACCACTTTTAGTTGCCATTTTATTTTCCTATTATCTATTCTATCTAACTACTAGATATACTGTTTTTATAACCGATTTTTAGCATCTTTCATGATGCTAATTTCCTAATTAATATACTATTTTATTACCTATTTTACTACTTATTTTTAGCCTGCAATGAAACGAACATAACGTGTGCGTGAATGGTCTGTTGTGCGACCGAATTTAACGCTTACGCCTGCGTTGCGAATTGACGGAACTGCAACGTTTAGAACGCGACGTAGATAGCTTGGTGATCGAATACCGGTACGAATCTTACCACTTAGGTCTGTCATTGTTCCTATCCATTGACCGTTCTTAGCTGTATCAAGAAGACTGATTACTTGCTGCTTGATGCTTTGAACAACTGTACGATCAACGTTTGGTCGTGTTGTATTGTTTGTCTTGCGAACTGTTCGTGTTGTTTTTGATGTCTTACTCATTTTGATTTCTCCTGTTTTTTATTTTTGTTTTTGTTTGATTGTTTGATTGTTTATTAAGGTAAGTTTTATATTATTTTAATCTTTTATGAATTGGACAATTTTTATTTACTATATGCTCTGCTCTCCAACTATTATTTTTATGATCTACATAATGTTTTCCAGTATCAATATGCCACACTGGCAAAAGCTCTATGATTTTATATTCGCAATTACAAGATTTTGTATCACCAACTTTATATATTTCTCCATCAATTTCAATTGAACCAACATCTTCCCACTGTGGCTCCAAAATTAAATCCATCTCATTCCATAAATATAAGCAAGGAAAAGCTAATTCAATTGTACAAGGAACGCCATAATTTATTTTATAAACAATAGATTCTGTTGGTATTGGAGTATTTATATCTTTATTTTCCCATTGACAAAATGTTTTCCAAGCTTTTGGTTTTATCTTTACTTTTGCTCCAACATAAAACATTTTTTTTTACTTCACTGGTTTATGTCTATAAACAAGACTTTGAACGCTACATATTTTATTCCAAGGAAACTCTATTTCTATAATATCTGTTATGTCTGTTTCCTTTATGATTTGATCATAGGATGATTTAATCTCTCGTTCAGGTTTATTAGAAAAGAATCCAACAAACTTAGCGCAAGTAGATATAGCATCATCACGTTTAATTGCTATAAAATATGAATCTGCTTCTTTTGGTTTACCATTATTTAGTATAACTAAATAAGTAGGTGTTGTGCGTTGTGGAGCTTTGAAACTACTCAACAACGATGTCTGAACTGGTGTATCATCTACCATTTTATTTTTTTGTTGAACTACAATATCTTTATCATTTGACATAGTACTATACTACTTTCTTTGATTTTTTTTCTGATTTTACTTCAACAACATTTTCTGTGTTTGGTTTTCTATTAAACTTTGAATCTCTTGCAACTTCAATTTTATCTGAGATTTCTTGTAATAGAACTGGATTTTCTGACAATGCTTCACAAAACTTTGGGAAACCTACCCATTTATAATCTCCATATTGATGTGAAACTGATGTTGGTTTTTCTACAACATTATAATCCAATGCAAGTTTGGCAATTTCTTCATGCTTATCTACGACGCCTTTTGAAAAATCTACTTTGAACTCGCATTGTCTTGGTGTAATACCGAATTTACTCTTTTCAACTTTTGCTCTTATCATATGTCCGATTTTTTGATCCTTATCATTTAAGATTTGAGCGTCTTTTCTTTGTATGGCTTCGAAATACACATTACAAGATAGAAAATGTCCGTACGTATTGCCGCCTGAAAATGTGTGGTCTGGCCCATATGGATCCATACCGTCTCTTTTGTGATTGATGATTATGAATGGAAGATTAGCTTTCTTAACTTCTAACGATAGTTTTTTCATTGTTGTTGAAAGGAAACGAGCAAGCAATGACATATTCATTTTACCTACCGCTGAAACGTCTTCACCCGGCGGTATGATCGCACCAAGCGAATCCAATACGACTAAATTAAAATCGAATGTTTTATCCGCAACCTTGTCTAAAAACCCTTCTTTTGATTTCCCAACCAAAATATGTTTGCTGTCTTCTTTGGGTGTTCCCAACAATGTTTCGAACAACCTTCTGCCATTGACCGCAGAATCACCATCTACAATCAAAACACGGGATATATCTATTCCGAGTGTCTGAGCCCATATAGCACTAAATGTGCCTTCGGCATCTATAAATAATTGTTTAGATTCAGGATTTAGTTTCTGAGCTTCTAAAATTGCAAGCATAGACATCAATGTCTTACCGCTGTGTGGCGGACCATATAATTGAATTATTCTACCGAATGGGTATCCGCCCGATGACAATGCGTCATCGAGACCATGACTTCCAGTTTTAATAACTGGAACCTTGGCTCCGAACTGATCTGCGAATCTAAAATCTAACTCTTCATCTGCATCTGCGAATGATTTAAAAAATGACTCTAATTTATTATCCATTTTATTCCTTTTTATCTTTATGTCTGATTCTAAAACTTCCGTCATATATATTATCTTTTGCTGGATATGGTCTTAAATTATCCAATGCCCAGCATTCTTTAAACTCAATATCATCCATTGTTTTATAATTAAATTCACTATGTGGTTTTTTGTGATCTATGTTCCATGTCCATGTTGTTTTATCTTTTTCATCCCATGTGTCTGGATTATATTGACCAAAATTATTTAGGTTCATCCACGGTTCGAACTGACTAATAATGTGTTGGCGAAGATCCTCTGGCGTATAACCAATTTTTTCAAAAAATGAAACACCGTTTTTCAAAAAACCATTAGATTTAAGTGATCTTCTAACCGAAGTAGATATAGCTTCTCTAATTTTATTTTCTGGTTTTTGTTTTTTCTTTTTAGCGTATATTCTTGCCTTGTCTTTATTATTTTTTCTATATTCTTTTTGATATACGGCTATCTCTTCTTTTCTATCTTTATCTCGCCGTAATTGATCCGCGATTATCTGTTCTTTATTTTCAATATATCTAGAATGTTGTTTCTCATTTATAATTACTTTATTCGCAATATAGTATGCTTTTTGATACTCAATTTTGCAACTTTTACACGTATTTTTACTACCATAAAACGCATCTATTGGCTTCGGTAAGCCACATTTAATACATAATCTGATATCTTCCACTACTTCCATCCTATCATATCATTGTTATTATTCGATGACGATACTATACCTTTACGCATTCCAATACCAACGTCTTTATAGTAGTGATGCGCTTTTATCAAAATCTCATATTTTCGCTCTAAAAACGTTTTACTCCCTTTTGCTTTTGCAAGCAAAACATTTAATTTTTCTACATCTTCTGATGACTCGCCTGCCTGCTTTTTCATATCAGCAGTAGTTTTTCCATCCGCTGCTTTATATTCAAGCGCAACTTTATTCTTTACTGAATTAATTTTCGTCTCCAAAAATGAGACTGTTTTTACAAGCTTAGCAATATAACCGATCAATATATCGGCTCCATATAATGTTTTTTGTTGGAGCATTTCAGCGTGAGCTATATCGATAGCGTTTTCTGATGCTAAAACTGATAGCACGTGTTGTATTTCAGTTAGATCGAAGTCTGAGAAGTTATCGTCGAAACTTTCTCCAACTGCCTGACCAAGTGTGATTTTTTCTTTCATACATCTAATTTACTTACTGTCCGGTTTATCCGCAACATCTTTATTTTTAATAAGTTTTTTGGTGTCCGATTTTATTTCTTCGAATAATTTTTCAGCTTGTAATTTAATATTGGCACATAAGTCATCAACCTGTTTTTGCATCAAACGCATTTGTTGATGCTGAAAAACCGATGCTATAAATAAATAGCACTCTAATGATGTTTGTCGTTGACTTGGTGGTTTAATGAATGTTATATAACCTTCATTATCTGATACAACTAAACCAACGAATAAATCCGCGCCCTTTACGCTTGGTGGTCTATCATATGATTTACATATCTCTTGATACATTTTGTATTCATCATCCGTCATAAGGACGAATTGATTATCAATTACACGCTTTTGCATATTATCCTCGTCGCATACTTTTCAGTTTTTGTAAATGAGCATCAGCACGAGCGCTCTCTTTTGGATCTAATTGTATTCCATCACCAAAAAGATTTGACATCTGCCCAAGCTCTCCTCTGTCTAATCCCTCACCAGCTTCTGATCCAAGATCTATTTCATTACCTTCATCATCAACACCGCGGAACTCACTTGGGTCAGCCAACCCTGATGATGCCTTACCCCTAATTATATCAATAGCCTTCTTTGGCGATAGGGAGACACCCTCATCTTCGTCGCCATCCCTTGACCTACGAACATTTACGCCTTTGCCCTTGCCTTGCTGTCGTTCTTCATCTCTAACTGTTGCAGGAAGTTCGTTTTTATTAATTACAACTTCATCTTCCTTTAATTTACGAAGCTGAAAATTAGTAAATAACCAGTCTTCTATTTGATCCATATGCTCGCTTGCCTTATTGAGAACGGCTTTGAGATCATTGATGATGATTTGAACATTTGGATCTACGATTTGCCCTCCACAATAAGGACACGAATTAGTAGATATAGCGTATTGAAACTTAGCGAGAACCTCTTCACTACAAGAATTACATTTCATTGTTATACTTTCTTAGACTTTGACTTACTGGTTTTTTTAGTCTTTTTTACTACGGTTTTCTTGCTACCCTTAACGCCTGATTTTGATGGTCCTGATTTTCTATTTTGTGTTGATTTAAATTTACCAACATTTGGTGATAGCGTTGCTTGCTGATGCATTTCTTTAAATTTTCGCAATGCCTCTTCTTGTTCTTTTTTCATATTAGATTCATACTTTAAATCTATATCATACTCGTCGCGCTCATATAATTTTTGACTAACACTAGAAACAATTACATCAAGTGCAGTTTTAAGATTATTATCATACAATTTTCCACTAACGCTCGAAGCAATTACGTTAAATGCATCACTAACATCATTAATTGATGTAGGTTTATGATTTTCCACATTAGCTAAAAGAACATCTGGAATATCCTTGTTTTTAAAAAACTCTTCATCGCTAACATTTTCGAGAACTTCTAATGGGAGATTTACACCATATCCGCCGTTATCTGGTCTTTCTAAAACTGCCTGTAAAACATCTCTATTTTCATAATCAGATATTTTATTATTTAGATCAAGCAACCATTTATTACAATGTGTTAATTTTTCACTTAGATCAGATATAATACTTTTTATTTCGGAAAGATCATTTTTTTGTAAATCATTTGCAATATTAATTAATTCATTCATTGAGTTAGCTGTTTCATTAGGATTATAATGATATAGATCTATCTTACCAGCCTTTATCTCTTTTTTTATATCTGCGAACGTATAGATTTCATAACCTAAATTATTCATTTGCTTTGCAATATGATCTGTATTATTACGTATTTTTTGCTGAAAATCTTCCGATGCTTTTTCGATTACAACTTCTGGAATGTCTAAATCTTTATTTCCATACATTCTATCGAAAATAGTGCCAACTGATTTATCAGCTGATTCAATACATTCTTGTAATTGCTCTGTTAAACACTGATCTGTTTTAACATCAGTAATTTTTTTATTAAAAATACTTTTATCTGGAACTCTGGAAGAACCTATGATTACATTTTTCTGATCAAGATCAGACCCATGTGCATACATTCTAAAATCAGGATCCTTGGAAGCCTCAGCAAAAACTTCTTTAAAAGATTCGATATCTTTTTTTGACGGTTCATTTATACTATAATCACCATCAAGATCATCATTAATAAAACTTTTAACAACATCGACTACATTTTTTATAAATTTAATCATTATATCCCTTTAATTATCGTTTTCTTCATCATCTAAATCAATTAAACCTTCTTCAAAAAGATCATCTTCTATGTCGCTGATCATACCATCAATATCATTCACGTCTTCTTTTTTATCTACTATATCGGTCGTTAAAACTTTTTGATTTTTATTTTTATGCCGTATTCGATTTACGCCTTCATCATGATTTCTTTTTGCCGATAGCGGTCTAAGATTAGAAAGATCCCACACGATTAAAAAATTAGGATGATCCATACTATCATAAGGGTAATCTGATTGCGGATTTATATGGTCTATTTGCCATTTCCATGTTATAGGATCTTTATCATCCCACTGACTCTTAATATATTTTCCGTGATTATCCTTCGTCATCCATACTTCACCTTTTGGCCCAAGGCTATCAGGATGAGTGAAAAGACTCTGTAAATGTTGCCATAACTCTTCTGCTGTAAATGGAAACTTTGATTTTGATGAAACGCCGTTTTTAGAAGAACCTTGACTTTTTAACATTATTAATACTATTTTTGATATATCTTTTCTACATTTAAAAATAGGATCTGTTTTTCTCCTATTCTTCTCTCGCTCATTCGCTTTTCTTAATAATTCTTTTTTCTGATCTATGGTAAGATTATCTCTATACTCTTTGGCATATTTTAATTTTTCATCTTTATTTTGTTCATAACGAAGACTTTCTTTTTTTAATATTTCTTCTCTATTTTCTTCATAATAATTTTTATTATATTCATCTCTTTCTCCTTTATGATTTTCCGTATATATTTTTTTAACTTTTGCTATTTTTTCTTTATTTTCTAATACATATATTTTTGCTTTTTCTACCAGACTTTCTTTATTTTCTTCTCTGTATATTTTAAGTTTTTGAGCAATACATATTTTACACTCATTCCTAAATTTATTTGAATCTTTTCGCCAAGGGAAAAACTCATCACTTTCCTCTTTTTCTTCACCACACTTACTACATTTCTTCAATTTAATTTCTTCCATTTTACCTCAAAAATATGCTAAAATATACCTATTTTATAGGATTTTTCATATTAATCTTCATCGTCTAAATCTATCAATCCTTCGTTAAAAAGATCATCTTCAATATCACTCATTAAATCATTTAAATCATTAGTATCTTTTTTATTAGAATCAATTATTGATATCTTCTTAACTGTTTTCTTTGCCTTCAAGTTTTTTGGGACGGCTGGCGGGGGACAAGACGTATGAATGTTTTCAAGCACAATTCCTATATCATCCATATAATGATTTACCGATCCAGAAAAATGTATTGCAATTCCTTCTTCGAACTTATATCTACCACCACTTAAATATTTTATACGATCTTTAACTTCTATTAAGGTCTTTGGAAAAATCGTTAAACTTATTTGATCACCATATTCGTCCTCACACATACATTTGAGCATATCTTGACCAAGATATTTTGATGTTTCTTTTTTAACTTTCAACACAAAAATATCTTTTATTTCCGCCTTAATTGATTGTATCTGTGTTTTATCTTCTAGTAATTTAATATCTTTTATTTTTGTTGATTTTCCATCAAAAAAATTACCATTACCAAACGCTTTATCTTTTCTACAAACAAACGCTTCACCCATACACTGTATTTCCAGTGCATATAACTCTGGTAATTCCCATTCTTTTTCAACTGGCCAAGCATATTCAAACTTCTCAACTTTGGGATCATGTTTTTTTAACCATACTTGTAATTTTTTCTTATAATCACTACAATATAAATAAATTAAATGTCTAGGAATATTAAATTCACCAAAACATCCGCTAATGGCAAGTGCTTGGATAGTATTAGATCTCATTTTTGATGAATCAGATCTAATCATAAAATCATCAAAACTTGTGAATGGACGCTTTAACATTATATCTTCTATCGGATCATTTCCCGCATTCTTAATAGCTTCCAGCCCAGTTAGCAATGATCCATCTTTTTGTATTTGATATGTTATACCAGATTTATTTATATTTGGCTTATCTATACGAATACCAGATTTTCTAATTTCTTGTTTTATTTTTTCTATATTCTTTTTTGCTACCTTTGCATTTGTTGAACGAACCTCATACATTAGATTTGCAAGCAAGAACTCTGTTGGAAAATGAGCTTTCAGATATGCTGTGTGAAAAGATATCATCGAATATAAAACTGCGTGAGAACAATTAAAACTATATTTACCGAATGGCTCAATGATCTCGTGCCATATTTTTATGGCAGTTTTACTTGGTATCTTATTCTTTTCCGCTCCGGCGATGAACTCTTGTCTCCACTTTTCAGCTTTCTCGGGATTCTTTCCTTTTTCTTTTGTTAGTTTTCTCAATTTATCGGCTTCATCAAGTTCCCAGCCAGCAACATCCTTTGCAAGTATTAATAGACTTTCATCATATAACGGAAAACCATACGTATGTTTTAATGCATTTTCAAGACTTGGATGTAATAATTTTTTCTCTTTTTTATTTTCCCTTACCTGAATAAAATCTTCTCTAATTTCTTTTGAGGCTGGACGAGCGAGCGTAGTTATGATTGCAAGATCGTCTATACTCTTTGGCTTTATTTTTTTACATAAATCTATTGTTCCAGCAGAAGTTCCGAACTGGAAAACACCAAACGTATTGCCAGATGTTATAAGATCATATGTTTTTTTATCATACGCCTCATAATCTACTTTTGGAACCTGCTTGCCACCTTGTTTTATTAACTCATTAGTTTTTTCTATTATATCTAATGTTTCCAATCCAAGAATATCTATTTTAACGATACCAGCTTCTTCTGCCCTATCTTTATCCAACTGTATTGATGTAATATTATCTTTATCTACCCTTATCGGAACAACCTGTGATACTGGTCGATTTGATATCACAATACCAGAAGCATGAACACCATTAGCACGAGGTTTTTCACATATAATTTTATATTCGTCTATTTGCGGATATCTTTTTATATACTCAGACAATACTGGTGCATGTTTTATTGCATCTTTCCAGTATCTCAATGGAACGTTATCAATTTTATCTGGAATAATAGCAGATATATCTGCTCCAAGTTTCACTGCATTTTTACGATCCCCGCCCAATTCCAATGACCTACATAAATCTTTTACATAAACTTTTGGCGTTATATAAATAAAATTATTTACTTGTGCAAACTTATCTTTACCATATTTTTTTATAATATAATCAATTACCAGTTCTCGTTTTTCTTTTGATATATCATTATCTATATCTGCGAATGATGTTCGTTTTTTACTAAAAAACCTTTCGAATACTAATTTGTATTTTATAGGATCGGCTATATGAATACCAAGTAAATATGCTACGAGGGAACCACCTGCGCTACCACGACCAGGCCCAACGGAAACGCCATTATTTCTTGCCCAATTCATAAAATCTGCTGTAATTAAAATATATGAACTGGTTCCACAATAATATAAAACATCTAACTCTTCTTCGAACCGTTTTACATATTCTTCTTTATATTTTAGTCCCGTTCTAACTAATTCTTTTTCACATCTAAATCTAAGGAAGTTTTTATCTTCATCTAATGCTTTTCTTTCATTTGATTGCTTCTGCATCCATTCACAAAATTCAGGATAGTCTTTTTCATCTTTAAGAGGAAATACCGGAAGTTCTTTACCACCGGGATTGGAAAACTTCGGCTCAATCCAATCTGGTTTTTCACATAAATCTGAAAAATAAATTGTATTTTCACATATTTTATCAGCAAACTCTTCATTATAATTTCTTGAAAAGAACGCTTTTACTTCATCATATGATTTTAAATACATATCGCTTGTATCAAACTTTAATCGTGCATTAGAATACGTGGGTTGCATTGATCCGATCGCAAGCAATGCGTCTTCAATTTTAGCCTGCTCTCGTTTTAAATATCTTGCTGAGTTCGTTGGCACAACTCTTAATTTCAATTTTTCTGCAAGTCTTATGGCATGCGCATTTGTAAATTGTTGATTTATACCTATTGTATAATTATTTGGTTGACGAACTAAATTATGTGTCTGAACCTCAACACCAAGATTATTTCCATAGATATCAACTAATTTCTTTAATGAACTTTCAGCCTCATCGAAGTTTTTATTATTAATTAACTGTCCAATAATACCATTAGCGCATCCGGTTAAACATATGATGCCGTCTGAATATTTTCTTAAAAGATTCCAATCTATACATGGGAATACTTTTTTTGTAATAATAACGGGGTTATCAAAACCATCTTTATTTAGATGAAGAAGATTTTGATATCCAGTATAATTTTTAGCTATTAAAACAATAAATCTTGGACGCTGTTCTTTGTTTTCATTTGAATCACGAAAATAAAATTCACATCCAATCACAAGTTTTACACCGGTTTCTCTTGATGCCTTTAATGCATCCCAACTCGCAGCTAACGAACCACTGTCAGTTATAGCGACGGCTGATTGACCGAGATCTTTTGCCCGTGTAAATAAATCTTTTGGAGATATTAGTGATTGAAGAAGACTGAAGTGAGAATAATTATGGAGGCTGCAGAACTTATTCATTTTATAAGTTTAACCACTACTTTCTAAATTGTAATTTTATAGAATCTTATTACTTTTTTTAATATTTAAATCTGCTCGAAGCGGTCTTAAATTTTCTAATGACCAGCATTTTAGAAAATTAGGATGATCATAACTATCAAACTTTAATTTTGATTGCGGAATAATATGATCTATATGCCAAGTCCAAGTCAATGGATTTTTTTCATCAAAATATTTTTTATTATACGCACCTTGATTATTTCTGGTCATCCAAACTCTACCGTCTGGTGTTAAATTTTCTGGAAGATTAAATTGACTTTCTAAGTGTTTCATTAATTCCTCACCATTGAACGGAACCTTTATTTTAGAAGAAACCTCATTCTTTGATGAACCCGCAGTTTTTAATATAAATGCTATAGATCTGGATACATTTTTCATCAATTTATATATAGGATCTGTTTTTCTTTTACTTTTTTGATATTCCTTGCTATATTCTGTTAGTTCTTTTTGATTTTCTTGCCAATAGTATGAATGATATTCGGCCAACTTTTCTCTGTTTTCTTCACGATATTCTTTTTGATATTCGATTAAATATATTTTATTTTCTTTATAATATACTTTTGAGCGTTCTTTTAATTTTTCTTCATTTTCTTCGCGATATTTTTTATCATATTCAGCCTTCTCTTCCACGCGATCTTTGTTATATTCTTTTACCCTTATCAAGATCGATTCTGTATTTTCTTTATAATAAATCTTTGCTCTTTCAGACAATTTTTCTTTATTATTTTCACGATATTCTTTATCACTAATTGCCCTGCATATTTTACATTTGGAAGTAAGCCCGTCTTTATTAGATTTAGCGACATAAAACTCTGTAGTTTCTTTTTCTTTACCACATTCTTTACATATTTTCGTCATAAAAATATACCAAAATATCGCTAAATTTCTAAATAAAATTGCATAGATATACTATTTATTTAATATAATTTTTTTAATAACATTATCATCTGGATGATTATTTCCATCATATACGTATATACGCTCTATTTTAGAAAATCTATCTTTCCAAAACTTTTTATTTTTAGATTTTCGCACTAAAAGATTTTTTAACTCTAAATATTGTAATTTTCTTTTATCATACAATGTATGAGCTAACAACTTAACGTCATCCCAATACTCTAACAAAATCTTTTCAGTTTTCTTCTGAATATTTTTTTTAAAATTAGCTGTATCTTTACCGGGCTCGGCAAGATTATTATTTCTAATAGTATTAGAAGCTAATTTAATATCATATGATACCCCAACGCGGAGATTCATTGGAAGTTTTTGCGAGCCAGTTAAATCTTTATGAACTATCCTCTCACCAAGTACTCCTGCATATTCTACTTGTATTTCTAATAATAAAATTGTTTTTTTTAATTCTGAATCGCCTATTCTATAGGATGTATACCATAATGAACTTCCATCTTTTACAACATCATCTCTAACATTAACATAATACACTTGAAAAAAATTATGAAGAGCAACTATCGTATGTGCCGATTCGTGAAAAGACATAAAAATTAATTCATAATCTGATGCATCTTTTTCTTTTACATCCTTCATATGAATTCCTTTTTATTTATATTTGTTTCAAAATATCTTCTAACTCTATGATATTATTCTCACAATTGGCAGTTTTACATTTTATATTAAGTCTATTCGAACCAAACGGGCCGATTGCAGTAAGATCGAGGCTTTCTATATAGAATAGCCCAAGATTAGTATAGGTTTTATTTTCTAAAAATTTTGTATTTAGAAAAAATGAAAGATGTTTTTTATCTAATGAAACACCTAACTCTAATAGAGTTTGTCCTTTATTACACTTACTACAAGAGGCAGTGTTGAGTATGGTTTTTTTAATTGTTGTCATACTATACCAATATTATATATTTATCTTTATTTTCCCATAAACATTTAAATTCTGAAAAATCTTTTATTATTGTATCTATAGTTGATATTAATAGACACCTATACTCATTTATATTTTGTTTAACATCATCTACTACTATAAAATAATCGTTATAATCACCGTTTTCAATAACAACTGTCCCTATATGGTTTTGCATCTCTTCTGTATTCATTGTTATAAACATAACAATGGTTTTAAACAATGCTAAACTTGATAGATTTGCATTATTAACTTTATTCCAATTTAATACACTAATAATTAGTGGAATAAATCTTTTATCAATTAATGATTTTCTATCTATACTCATAGACTAATTTAAATTAATACCACGACTTTCGAGTGTAAAAATAGCAAACTGGATCTTTGCGTTCTCGCTTGCCTTACTTTCTGCATATGGTTTAGAGAGATCTTTTACAATTTCTTTTGCTGCATTCAACTTTTCATCATTTTGTTTAGCGGCAGCAATCTCATATAAATTACCTTCACATGTTAGAATACGGGCCTTTATTTCGTCATCTGACATGCCATTGATTGCATCAACGAATTCAGGAGACAACTTTTTTAATAATTTAGCAGGAAACTCTTTATCATCACTCATTTTATTTACCTATTTCTTTCTTTTTGTTTTATTCAATTATTTTACAATTTTTACTCAAAAAATCTAATGTATATTCATCCTTGATTCTATTTAGAAAAAGACCAAGCTGACCGTTCTTATACAGCTCCTCGAATACCTTTTGTGGTTCTTGTGTATGTTGTTGTAGATTCGTTAGGGCTATTTTCAATAATTCTTCTTGAGTTAATTGCGCCTCAGGTTCATCTTCCCTAATCTTATCTAAAATCAATGATAGTCTAATATTATCTTCTGCTGATTTTATAAATAACTCTTTTTCATTATCTTGAATAGATGCCCAATCTTTGTTATTGTTGCGTGCATTTACTTGTGCTTCCGCAACGCTAATCCAATCAGGAACCTTAAAATCATGTCCTGCAATTAATCTTTTTGTAATTTGATCAATGATACCAGATTTTTCTAGCTCCTTAACTCTATTATTTGCCATAGAGTTAACTGCTTCAATTAATTTATCCAATGATTCTGTTCCAGATATTTTAGCTAAATCGTTATCTAATGCTGCTGGTGATACCTTAGATCCCATATGTAATTTAACTTCGAATTTAATTATTGTATTATTATATTCAGGTTTAATTTTTGCATCAAACAATAGCTCAAACTCTCTTGTTTCACCAACTTTCATTCCAAGAATATTTTCACTAAATCCCGGAATACCAATTTTACCAACATTAATTAGTTCTCCTGAGTTTTTAAAATCTTCAATCGCATATCCGTCTTTATATGCTTGGTAATCAATAATAACATTATCACCCATTTGAACAACATCATTTTCATCATACGCTTTAGTTATTCCATTTTTATCACGCAACTCTTGAAGCATTTTTGATGACAACTCATCTGCCGATATTGGTGCTGCAGGTTTTGGAATCTCAAAATCTTTATAAGCACCAAGTTCAAAATCTGGCAGTTTATGAAGAGAAAACTCACAATTAAATTTATTATTATCTAATTTAACTTGTGTGAATTGTGGGCGACCAAACGGTTTAACATTATTTTCTGCCAATGTATTTTCCACTGCATACTCAGCAAGCTTTTGAGTTAGAGTGTTTTGTATTTCTTTTTTGTAATGAATTTTAATTGCTTCTAATGAAGCGCGACCTTTTCTAAATCCAGGAACCTTATATCCTTTAAACTTAGCTATTACTTCATTACGTTTTTCATTAATTTCGTTTTGATCAACTTCAACTTGAACGAGGATTTTGCAATATTCAGTTTCTTGTAATTGGATTTGCATTGTTATATCTTTCTATTTTATTTAGATTTTTTTATATTTTTCTTTTCGTGTCGAGCTCTTGTAGAACCCTCTATTATATTCTGTTTTGCGGACAATGGTCGTAAATTTAATTTATTCCACACAATTAAAAAATTAGGATAATATATTTACCACTTAATTTCACCATGATCCTGATTATTATGGCTAAATACATTATAATTTCTGCTATTTTTAGCCAGAAAATCTTTTCCTTGATCACACCGATCAATAAAATCACAATATGAGCACAATTTGCTTGGGGTCGCTTCCCATAATTGTTCGTCTTCTATGTCTTTTGCGTAAGTCTCGAATTGATCTTTTATTTCCATAATCTCATTTATATTAAAAACTTTTTCGATACGCTCAAAATTATGACGAACTAATATATACGAGCCTCGGATTTCTCTTATCGAAGGATCCTCGGTCGCAAGCACGTATGCGTATGTCTGTAATTGAAGCCAATCATCTTTAAGATATCTTTTATCTTTTGTTGTCTTATAATCTCCAACACTCAATATACCGTCATGATCAATCTGAATCTTATCAATCATACCATTTAATATAATACGATCTGTTATAGGAAAACTAAAATTTTTCTCAACTGCAATTACATCTTTTAATGTATGTTTTTCATTAGTTATTTTTTGTAAATAACCATCAATCATAATAAATGCTTCTTTTTTACTCTCTTCCGACATCGATTTTCCAAACTCTTTCATGGCAATTTTATATGCTCGTCCCATAACAACATTTAGCGGTTCATCCGAGCCTTTTATAAAAGATCCATGAAACTCTTCCAAAACTGAATGAACAAACTTACCAAGCGTATGGAATGCCCAAGTTTTCCTTGGGAGTTTCATCTCATATGTGTAATAATATTTTTTCTTACACTGATCGAACGTCTTGACCTTACTCACCGATAGCTTTAATTTTTTAATTATATTTTCTTCTTCTACTGTCATTCTACTATAATATATCAGTAGGTTTTATAGTGTAAGTAGGGACATATTAGTTTTAATTTAGTGAAGCACAACCCGCTGATTCCATACCCACTTGAATACCATTCCAACACCCTGATCTCTTGGGAATACCATTTGATATAATGCTCCAACGTTTTGTTTTGTTGGTTGATATGGGTACGTAGATATAATCCAACGATTTACTGTATTATCTCTATAATAACAAGTAAAAGTATTTGTTCTTGGATTATATTCACGACGAACGAAAGATCCTTGTGTCGGTGGACTATCTAATGCCCCATTCATTAATAAAACACCATCTTTTACTATTTCAGTATTTTCTAATGAAAAATCACCTCTATTAATTATAACGGGATTTGTAGGGTCTTCATTTTGTGTATTTTGGTAAATCACCAATGCTTTTGGATTAAAAATTTTATCAGCTGTACTACTTTGTTCTTGTATGTACTCCATTGGAGTGTTTTTACCAATTATTCTTGTGGTTGATGGAAGATTACCAACACCCGGATATACTTCACCTTCAGAATTAGTTGTCGAGTATATTTGTTTAAATTGTTTATCTATGGTCGGATTATTAATAAATCCAGCCGGGTTTCCATTTCCATCAAAACCAGTCGGTGTTGCAGGTTCTGATTGATCATATATAGTTATACCAGCATTTTGTGTTCCAAGATATTGAAAATTAGGATTTGGTCCATCTGTACCGAATGGATATAAACTATTAGATGTGCTTGAATTATTTAAATTTGTTATGGCTGAACGTGAAACTCTGGCACCTGCTTCGAATGGTGGTAGCTGACTTGGTGTTGTAGAATACGTTTGTGTGATTATTGCAGAATTATCTACACCATTTGTTGCGAATACACTTAATACAACCGTTAGAAGAGTTTGTGGCATAACAATTGGAACTATATAAATTGGAGAAGAAAGATTTGGAACCGATCCATCTAACGTAAAAAATATAGTACTTGGCTCATTTGTGCTTAATGCAATAGTGTCTGGTATACCCGGAATTGTTTGCGTAGGACTTGCCGTAATCGTAATACTAATAATTGACATCGTAGTATAATACTATTTTATACGCAATTCCTCTACTATCTGCTTTACCTCTTCTGAGAACTGTTCAATAGAATAATCATTATGAATTACTTTATCAAAAACACTGTCTGGTATAGCATCTTGTTCTGTCTCAGAAACATCTTTTCCAATATCTGTTCCATTTCGCAAAACCCTAATTAAATAAAATTGCCTATCTTTTAGATATTCTATTTCATTTAAAAATCTTGCATCCGAGCATACGTACGCGTGCATATGCGTGTTCTTCCTAAGATCATAATCAAAATTATATATCCATATATCTTTGTTATATTTACGTGCCTGTTTACCAAGATCAGTTAATGCTTTTCTATATGTTAGATATTCATTATTTTCATCATTATAGATTGTATCTATAATATTAGATCTTAATTGGCTTGCACCATATAGACATTCGTTATCAGCATTTGGAAACATAATCTTCACAATTTCTTTCATTGGATCGGCGAATGCCCTAATTCTATATTCATTTATATTTAAATTAAGATGTTTTATTAGCAATTCAGCAATTAGATTTTTACCTGATCGAGCTTTCCCAGATATCGCTACTCTTATTTGATTACCAATCATTTGCTACCTTTGCTGTCGATACGAAGTTTTCATCCTGCTCTACTACTATAACGTGATTAAATTTTGCTTTCAGTTCTTTATTGTGAGTTATTACGAGAACCTTCATTTCCTGACTAAGTTTCTTTATTGCTTCTTCGAATAACTCTACATTTATATCATCTAGACATTGATCCACCTCGTCAATGAGCAACATTTGCATCGAGACCCCAAGGCGCTTGGTAAGTACGGAAGCCAATCCAAGGCGTAAGGCTAACGCTACAATTAGTTTCTGGGCGCCTGATAGCTGTTCGTACTCGAACGTATCGTTGTTCATTAAAAATTGAATATCGAGCGTGTCGTCCTTATCACCATCAGTTCGCTCTTTCTCAATTAAAAATTGCAAAACAATACCGGGATGTAATTTAGATATGTATTGATTTGTCTCATACATAAAATCATCTAGTATAGTTTGTGTGATTAACGCAGGAATACCTTTACTACCGAACGCCGAAACAACTTTGCCGTGAATAGCATATTTCTTTTCTAAGACCGATATATTTTCTTTATGGTCTTTTATTTTTATAATATCTAATGTTCGTTGTTCTACTTTATGATTTAGAACTGCTGTTTTATTTGATATTAATGCTAACTCTTTATTTATTATTTCTATTTCTTGTGATATTGAATATAATTTATTTTTTATATTAGATATTTCTAGTTTTAGATTATTTATGATATCTGAGTTATCTTGTGGCTTATTTGATTTTAATATATCTAACTCTTGTTTTTTATTTTCATACTCTATTTTTGCTTTTTCTAAAAGATCATTGAACTCAACAAAAACTGATTTTTTAGTTTCTATTTCTTTTTCTTTATTTTCTAACTGTTGTTTTTTATATGTTAGTGATATTGTTGCATTTTCTAATTGCTGCAATTCTTCTTTTAATTTTTTATCTTGACCGCTTAATAATAATAAGCCTTCTTGAAAAGACTTGATTTTATTTATATGTTCGCTGATTTCATTATCTATTGCTTCTTGACAAGACTTTACTTCATCTTCTGTTATTATTCTACGACAATGCTTGCATTGCCCGCCTGATGGCAATGGTATTTTTAATTCAGTTAGTTTAGAATTAGAATAACTTATTAATGACTTCTTTTCAATAACTTCTTTCGAAAGATTCTCAATATCCTGTTTTATTATATCTTTTGTTCGAAAGACTGAAAGATCAATTTTAGATATATCATTTTTAATATCTTTAACTTCTTTTATGAGGGAACTACCAACATCCTTAATGGACAATAGCTTCTTTTTATATTCTTCCTGTATATTGAAAGATTTGGCAGTTTCATTCTCTAATAACTTAAATTTAAGTATATATTCTTTTATATCTTTTTCAATTATTTCTAACTGTTTGGTCGAAGAAAGATGCTTGTTATTTTCAACATCATATTTTTCTTTAAGAACTAACAATGAATTACTTTTGTTTATTGTTAATGCTGATAGCTCTAACAATTCAGAATTGAACTGCTGGATATCAATTTCAGGTGAGCCAATGGTCGAAAGAATAGTTTTTGCTTTATCAATTTCTTTTAATAAATCAGATGTTTTTTTACTTGCAAGTTTTTCATATTTGGAATATACGCTTAAATCTAAAATCTCTTTTAAAATCTTTTTACGAGCTGATGGCGTTGATGATGCTAATCCTGTTAGATCCATTTGGCCAAAAAATGCAGAATTACAAAATGTCTTATAGTTTATTTTAATTATTTTCTGTATTTCTTGCTCTGTTTGCGAGTTAGTTCTAGCTGTAAGATCTGTCCAATCATCATTTTCTTTGCGAAAAAGACGGACATCTGAGCCGGTTTTTATATTACGAGAACGAATGATACGATATGTTTCATTATCAAAACTTGATATAAAATCTAATGAAACTATGCATTTATTTGTTGTTTTTCTTATGATTTTATCGAGCGATGAATAATCAGTTTGATTAAATAAAACAAAACGAATAGCCGCGAAAATAGTCGATTTACCAGCGCCATTACTTCCGCGTTCGTTGCCTCTTATTTTACCAGTTATCAACGCACAATTAAAATTATCAAAATCGATCTCGCTATTACTATGACCACAAAAATCTTTAATAGTTAATTTTAAAGGTTTCATGCCGTTTCTCTTACAATTTCGTTAGCAAGCATTATGAACTCATCTTTTATATCTTGTTCGATATTTTCTTCTGCATACAATTTAATAGCTGTTGCTGGATTTATTGTATTATTTATCCCATCTAATTCTGTATTTTTCTTTATTGCTGAAACTTTACGTTCCTCACTAATTCTTGATACGTGAAACGTTCCTAGATCATTTAGATACTTTTCTATAACTCCACGATCAACGTTAACAACATCTGAACTATCTAATGTGATATTAAGTTTTACGATTGATTTAGCCAAGTCTTGTTTATTGTCTTTTAATTCTTTAAGAACGTAAGCCGTTGCATCTGTGATAGTATCAGGAACGGATATAGATATTTGATTTAATTGACGTGTAGGCACACGAACATATGTATGATGAGGTGAATTATCCGGATCTATAATAACTATATATTTATCTTGACCGCTCTCGCCGAAGTTAGAAACATCCATGCTACCTATATGAGCAACGAACGGGCTTTCGTTCAATATTTGTGGTTTATGTATATGACCAAAAAACGTATAATCATAATCCTTAAACATATTTATTGGACAAAACAATTCATTTATCGAATCATCAATTTCATTCAATGCTGGGATGGAGCCTTCTAACGCGAGGTGTCCAATACATACGCGTAAATTGTTTCGATCAATTTCTGTAAGTTCATACGGTAATCTATTTTGTAATATACTTACTGCCTCATCGTGTGTGGAAACATTAAATGACCGTCTATCACGAAACGGAAACATCGTATAAGAAACCCCATCCATATGTATCGTGTTAATAGTTTTATGAATGAATATATGTTCTATTTCACTCGCAACAATAATATCTAATGCAGACACTTGATGTTGTCCAGATCGTAAAAGATCATGATTTCCAAGCAAAATATGAACGGTAATTGCTAAATCTGAACATCGCTTCAACCATTCAATCAACAAGACAATAATAGAACTACTAGGGGTAGGAACATCAAAAAGATCACCTGTTATGATTATACAATGTATATTATTATCAATTGCTTGATCTAATACCCAATCTAAAATCTTAAATTGATCTATAACCCTTGAATTTAATTGATTTCCAATAACCGGCTTACCAGACACTGATTGAGCACCCAGATGCGGATCCCCCAAAATGATTGATTTATTATTCATTAATATACTTCTAATTTCTTTCCAAGTTTATCAATTAATTTTTTTAAACCATCTATTTCTAATGTATGCTTTTCTATCATAGAATCATATACCAGAGTTAATTTTTCTGCATACTTTATTGCTTCATGATCGTGAGCATTATCAGATATGAATGATCTTATTTTTGATGAAAAATCTAAAATAGCTAATTGCCTATCAAAATAATCTTTATTATTGTTTAATTCTACCGTATTATCAACATAATAATTATCTACTATTTTTTTTGCTGCTTGTTCAGCAGTTAAATTTTCCATATGTGAAACTAATTGAACCGCTTTCCCGCCTCTATGACATCCAAAACAATTAAATGATTTAGTTTCACTGTAATAGTAGAATGATGGGCTACGATCATTATGACCGGGTAATGGGCAACATATTTTAGTTAAAGCCCCCAAACCATATCCATCAAAATTAATTCCATACGATTTAAAAATCGTCATTATATCAGCGGTATTAGCCCGCTGAATAAGTAACTTTATAGCATCTTTATCATTTGCTCCAACACTCCAACCTTCGTTTTGTGCTGAATCGTTGCTATTTCGTTCGGATTTATATTGTATTTTTGACATAATGTTATATAAGAAGAATATTGTTCTTTTTCTTCTGTAATTAAATTGAGAATTATCTCTTTTGTGATCATTTTATGATTACGTTGATTGGTTTGTTTTGTTTTGTTCCACCAGCACATTAAACATCTTTTCTATTTTTTCTATTTTAAATGCAAGCTCATTAATAAGATCTCTTTGAGAGAGCATCATTTTCATAATAAGCATTGCTAATGCTGTGCCGCCAGCACCTTCTGGCTGCGTTTCATCCGTATTAAGATCATTGGCAAGGAATATTAATTTATTTAAAATTTCCATTTCAATATCTTTATTGATTTGGGTTTTATTAATTGCCAGTTTACGATCTTCTATTATAGATTTAAATCTAGTTCCAAGATCAAAACTTCTTTGCTTATATTCTTCGATTCTTGAATAAGCCTTATCTGCTGCTACATTAAAAGCAGCAGATGTATCTGGCTTAGGTTGTGGGATTGATGATTTTTCATTATTTATCTTCAATCCCTTTTTTTTATTATTTACCGATGACATTATTCCTTGAAACTACAATATAATCGCCTTGAACCTCTAAATTATATTTAGAGTTTTTTTGATTTGCACCTATGGCAACCTCTAACGCTGGTATGAATGCTGAAACTTTATATTTCAGAAAACATTTTGATGGATCTAGTGGAATTGGCTCACAATATTTGTTAACTATTTGATTTGGAATTGCAAACATTAAAACTTCTTTATTTTTTATCTCATCCCAGATTTTATCACCCTCTGTCGGGGTTTTTTGCTGTGCTGATTGTGGTAATGAATGACTTGCTATTTTCTTATCTGACATTTTCTGCTCCTTTTTTGGCTTCATAACAATTACTTCCTGTTTAAAAATAAATCTAAATCTTTTTTAGACAATAGACCAGTTATTCTATTTAATTCTTTTCCGTTATCTATTAATATTAATGATGGTATTTCTATTATTCCGAATCTTTTTCCAATATTATTAAAATATATAATATCTATACATAATATTTCTATATTAGATTGTATTTCTGATATAATATCAAAAAACATAGCTGATATCGAATCGCATAATTCAGAAGAATAAAAACATAATATAACTTTTTTATTAATATTTAATTCAATTTCCGATGTTAAAAACTTCATCTATTAATTTTTATTTTCATTTTCTTGTTTTTGTTGTAAAAACTTAACAACGCTTTCAGATATTTCTTTAACTTGTTTAAGTAGATCATCTGCTGTGCAAACATTTTTACTTATTAAAATATGTTCAATGGCATTAACACGTATTATTAAATCAGCAATTAATAAATCTACTTCTTTATTACCTATATTCATTCTACTTTCCTTTTCCATGACATCGTTTAAATTTTATTTTAGATCCACAAAAACATATATCATTGGGTCGCAATTTTACTTTTTTTTCTTCTGGTAAAATAAAATCTGGTAAAAGACGATTATTCCAGTGATCTATTTCATGTTGAGCAACCACTGCCATTATACCAGTTAAAATCATAGCATATGGATACATTAAATTATCTGTGATATGAATTTCATTATATCTGGCTGTATCCCCAACCAGATTAGGGAACGATAGACATCCTTCTTTCATAAACTTAAATTCATCGTATTTATTTTGAATTTTACAATTCACTAAATTAACACTATGATTAATATCTACACGAACAATGGCAATATTTTTATGAATCCCTATTTGAATAGCTGATAGTCCAATGCCGGGTCTGCCCATACGACCACTATATTCTAACTCACGTTCTAATTGCTCTACAATGCTTCCCACTTCGTTTTCAGTAGCATCAGAACATGGCATCCTTAATATTTTTTCATCAGTAATAATCATCTTACTGCTAATTTAATCAAAACTTTTAATTTACGCAACCCACGAAAAAAATAATTTTTACCTGCCACCACCGCAGGCTTTGCAGCCACGCGGAACTATTAAGTTATTGTTAGCGTCCAATTTATTAGTTATTCTTTTTAAACATATTGAGCACATTTTGTTTTCGGACGAACATTTATCACATATACAAGATAGGTTATTAAGTATTTTCCCCTGACAACGAAGACAAGTTCTTTGTGTTGCCAATACTGCTAATTTTGAACATGATGGACAAAACATATTATTTACCTATGTAAAAAAATAGGACGCAACATTTTACTATTGCGTCCTATTCATGCTATCGAGCAATTACTTGCTTGATTTTTTTCCTTTTTTAGGGGAACTTTTTTTTGTTTTTGTAGTCTTTGTAGACTTTGTCTTTTTAGCAGCCATGAATCACCTCCTTTTTGAGGGCATTAATTGCCATCAATATATATTGATGGCGAGTTATTGATTTATTAAGTTAAGATTTTCCTTTATTTTGTAATATATTTACTCCAAGTGTCATGCCAACCATCCTCGACGGACATATAATGCATATGTTCGGACGGGATACATGGCTCTCTAATTAATTTCATTCCTGATTCTTCTAATGTCTTACTACTTTTCTTTGAATTACACTTTTTACAAGCAACAACACAATTTTCGAACGTGTATTGACCACCTAATGCCTTAGGTAAAACATGATCAATTGTTGCTAATGTTGATTTTAAGACTTTACCACAATATTGACAACTATACTTATCTCTTTTTAATACATTTAACCGTGAGAAAACTATTTTAGAAAACTTGCGATACACATAATATTTAAGTTTTATTACTGCCGGTAAGCACATAACGCCCGTGCTGACACGAAACCTTATGTTTTCCCATACTGATATAACGTCCGCTTTTCCTTTATACACTAATCTTAGTGCTTTCTTTTCTTTTATGAATGCAATAATTTCATCTGTGTAATTTAGCAGTAATGTTTTCTTGTTATCCATTGATTAATTTTTCTAATGATACTCTTATATCCTCATATGGCGGTATTTCATTTCCGAGCGTAATCCATCCCTTTCGCTCACGTCTTGCGAACATTTCGAGACGATTAATTGAGCCATCTTTTGGCGACGGAAACATTCGATCGAGTGAATCCTGTAAATGTTCTGGTTTTGCTGAATGTTTTAGGTTTTGTCCGAATGATACCGAACGCTGGGAATGATTTTCCAATTGTTTATATATCCCTGTATTATTGATACCAATAAGACATATCTCGTGTGATTGGCGGAATAATCTACCCATACCGAATGACAATAGATTTTCCATTATATATTTTACTTTATCGCGGAATCCTGCAACATTCAATAACTCATAAATCGAAGTCTCTTTTTTTGATTTACACCATACATATGTTTGCTTTTGCTTAAATCCCCACGCATTCATAACATCCATACCATCTTGTAAAATTGATGACGGAACCCATAATGCGAGAACACATCCGTTTGGATCAGCAATTTGACTAACTGGAAGATTACATATACTATTAGTCTTCATGGTGCCATTGTAATTCGCTTCGGCACCGCGTTTAACATCTGACATTTTTAATTTATCTTTGAACGCACCCCACGGCGGGTCTGAAACTATAACTTGAAACTTCATTTTCCTAATATCTCATTTATTCTATCAATTAGATTATCAATCACTAATATTTTTATTTTTTGATCGTTTTCTTTTCGCTTTTCAACCAGTTTCTCGTATTTTCTACCAATCTTAAACAATTTATTAAAATCTGTCAATCTAAATTTACTATTTTCATTTGGTATACTATCAATCCATTTTTCTAAATCTTTTGGCATATCTGGAACTAATTTCAACTCTTCTGATACATCAACTAATTCTTTTGAGATTTTTATCTGTGTATCAAAAAGTTCCTGCATCTTTTCATATTTTTCAACTAAAACATTATTTGCGTCTGAATACCCATCAATCATTTTATTATCTCTGAATAATTACAACCGGTAATGTAAATGTTGAATTTGATGCTGGAACTTTAATTTTCTGTATTCCTTCTAATATCTTTTTAGACGTTGTGTCTGTTTTAGTTATTTTAACTTCATATTCTCCGGGCTTAAGTGTTGCTTGCCATTTACCTGCTGCATTAGTTTTAGTTTTATGAATCTCATTACCATTTTCATCTAGTATATTAACTGTGGCCATAAATAAATCTTTACCTGTCGGATCAGATACTCTTTGAATTACTGGAACTTTTTTATTCCCTGTTGAAACGGAAGGCTGCTGCGTTTTTTCTGATGGCGTATTGGGAATTGCAATAATTGCTGGCTGCTGAACTTGTGCATCTGACGGCACCCGATTAATACGACGGCTACCAATATCAATATTCTTTGCTTCTACAATCTGATCTTTATTTGTTATGTTAATAATCCTTGGCGTATCATCTTCCAATTGCTCTTGATTTTGTTCAGATTGACTATATTCCTTTTGTAATTCATTAATATATGCATATATTTTATTTGATTTATCGGCAATTAATTTTAACAACATATCCTGATTAAAAACAAGCTTTTGCAACGTATCTATCTTATTTTCTAATGCAAGAAGAATGTCTGTTGCTTTACGAGGCTCCGGCTCTCTGTAATAGCCATCTGGATTAAACTGCTCTGTATTATTAACCATTAATTACCTATCTATAAAAATACCTACATTAATACCAATACGCTTCAATATTACTATATCATCGACCTTGACTTCTTGATCAATAAATTGTTCATTTTCTCCATATAAAATTGCTCTAGCAACACTTTCAATCTGATCTATTGATCCTGTATGAATAATTTTCCCTAATACAAGCAATATATATTCACCGACTTTTGGTTGACCTTGGACTGTTTCTTGTTCATTTTTTGGATCTTCTTGTTGTGTTTTTGGTTGTGCCTGATGACTATTCGTCATAGAAGGAGGAAAAACATAATCATTATTATCAATGATATGCCCTTGTTCAACTTTTATCTCTTTTCCTTCCTCGTCAAAAATGGCACCATTTAATGATGAAAAATCACGTTTCTCATCATTTTTCGATGATTTAACTAATGGGATGGTTTTTCTTGGCATCTGAATCTGAATTGGCTTTTTACCTAATCTAACCCATTCTGGCTCATATACTGGTATTTGAGAGTTATTGTTTCTGTTAGGATTTTTGATTACATCATCTTTATCCGACATCTTCTGTCCTCTTTGCATCTCGTTCCTGACGACGTTTCTGTTTCTTTGCTTCTTTCTTTATTTTTTCTTTTTCATATTCGCCGGAAGCAATTTTTTCTGCCTTGATTTTTTCTTCATATAATCGTTGCATTGTTTCTGCGTGCTTACGGCGCAAACGAACCGAAGGCTTTTCATACGCCTGTTTTTCTTTATATTTAGCAAGAACACCGTCTGCTTGAACAAGCGAGCGGAATGTTTTGAATGCTCGATCGAAGTTATTTCCATATACTTCGACTTGGAGCGGTTTAAGATATTCCCAGTCGAATTCAGGTGATGTTTCTTTTTTTGAGTATTTTTTATTTGTTTTCTTCATTCATATACGTGTGTATGCACACGCTCCTTTGTCATTATATAACACGTTAAATTAAAATTGCAAGTTTTTCGTATTCTTCTTCTGTTAAGAGTTTATACCGTCCCTGTTCAATTAGCTTTTGATCAACGAATGCTTGTGCCTCTTCACGAGTATCGAATAATTGATTATCATCGGTAGTATAATAGTCGGCATGTTTTTCTGCTACATGCCAATAACGCCAACTCCATTTTTTAGGGTAATTTATATGATATCCTTGTTTAACTCTTCCTCTCCAAGTATAATATTTTTGGAAAAAATCTAACCTTTCATAACAATAATCTTCCTGACGCATCCAAGGCGTTAAAATTATTTTATCACTCATTATGCCACCATTTTTATATTTTCAATACTTCTACACGCCGGATTTATACATACATTAAATTTTCCGAACTTACCTTCTCGTTCAATCATATTTTGATTGCATTTTTTACATAAAACTTTATCGCCCAACCTGTTCCTATATGCTGTTGCTAATTCTTTGGAAAAAATATCGTAAAACTGTTTTAATACTTCTGTATGAGTTATTTTACCTTCTGCTATCTTATCTAACTCTTCTTCGATCTTCGAAGTAAAACTATAATCCATAAATGTAAATAATTCTGATAGACAATTAGTTATTTGTTTTCCCAATTCTGTCGGTTTATATGTATTATTAGTTTTCTCAACATAATGTCTATTTGATATTTTCTTAATAATTTCTGAAAAGGTCGATGGTCTTCCGATTTGTTTTTGCTCTAATTCTTTTAGCAACGAAGCATCATTAAATCTTGGCGGAGGCTGTGTATATTTTTGATCAGCTCTTATAGATTTATCATCCAATAACAATTCTTGTTTTTCTATTAGATTGGGTATTTCGATTTTGCCAGCATCAACATCACCGAATATTTTTAGATATCCATGATCTGCTAACGCTTTTCCTGATGCCTTGAAAACAATTTTATTATCGTTTTTATTTACGATTTTTACGTTTAAGGTGTTCCATATTGCTGGCGTCATCTGACTTGCAATAGCATATTGCCATATAACTGAATATAATTCTTTTTCATCACCACTCATATAGCCACTATCGGGTAATGCGTTTATGTTTGTAGGGCGAATCGCTTCGTGTGCCGCCTGCGCTGTTTCTTTCGTTGCATGAATATTTTTGGTTTTGGGTAGATCGTAATTATTGTCTTTGATCCATTTTCTAATGTCGGCAATCGCTTCTTCTGCCATCGATGTTGCATCTGTACGGATGTATGTAATTACTCCGTTCTCATATAACCCTTGGGCAACGCTCATACATTTCTCTGGTTCCCAACCACGTTTTGCCATTACTTGTTGCAACGAGGAAGTTATAAGTGGTGCTGGCGGTTTCTCTTTAACCTGTTTGGAAACAACCTTTGATACAACGAAGTGCTTATTTTCTTGTATAAAAGAAACTAATTTATCTGACTGATCTTTATTTTTAATCTTGCCATCATACTTGGCTGAAAATATCTCTCGTGATTGAGTTTGCAATTTTATACCACAAGTCCAATATTCTTCTGGTTTAAATGCGTCGATCTCGGCTTCTCTGTCTGATATTAAGCGTGTTGCCACTGATTGAACTCTTCCCGCCGAAAGATTATTAGCATACGCAGTCATTAGATATGGTGAAACGGTAAATCCAACGATACGATCGAGGACGCGTCTTGCTTCCTGAGCCCTTACCATATTAGCATCTATTGCGTGCTTTTCTTTTATTCCTTTTTCTATACCGGACTTAGTTATTTCATTAAATACTGCCCTAAAAATTGGCTTGCCTGTGGATTTTAAAATATCGGCGACATCGGCACTAATTTTTTCACCCTCTCTATCTGCGTCCGTGCATAATAGTATTTCATTACACTCACACGAAGCATTGATTATATTATCAATTACCTCAATTTTATCTTTGAGCAAAACGTAATGAGGTCGAAAATTATTTTCGATATCGATCCCTATGCCGTGCTTATTTCCGGAAGCGAGATCTTTTACATGTCCAAAACTGGCAAGTATTTCATACTCATCACCTAATATCTCTTTTATTTTTTTAATTTTTGATGGACTTTCCACAATTACCAATGATTTCATTTTATATCTTAATGCTTTTAGCACCCTTTTCTATATTTTTATCTGCACGAAGTGGGCGTAAATTACTTAATGCCCACGCCTTTTGAAAATTAGGATGATCCATACTATCGTACGGGAAACTCGAATGTGGCTCTATGTGATCTATGTGCCATCTCCAAGTAGTAGGATCCTGCTCATCCCAAGTTTTTTTATTATATCTGCCACGATTAAGTCGTGTCATCCATACTTTGCCATCTGGTGTTAAATTTTCTGGATCTGAAAACTGTTTTTCTAAATGATCCATTAAATCTTTTGGTTCATATGGAAGTCTTCCCCAACAAGAATAACCGTCCTTAGATGAACCGAGTTTATTTAACATACTACTAATCTGTCTTGATACATATGACTTACATTTAAAAATAGGATCCGTATTTCTTCTATTTTTAGCGTATTCATTTTTATCTTTTCTTATTTTATCTTCATTATTTTTTCTATATTCTATATCATATAATCGTTTTTCTTCTTTATTACGATCTGCGCGTTCTTTATTTTGCTTATCTAATTTTTCTTTGTTCTCTATATAATAGATATGACCATAAATTTTCAATTTTTCAGCATTAGCCACGCGCCATTTTCGTTTTCTAACCCTAACCTCTTCCGCATGATCTTCATTGTATTTTTTGGTTTTCTCTAAAACAATATTTCTATTAGATTCATAATAATTATGATGATATTCTTTTACTTGATCTTTATGATCAGCATAATATTGCTTATAATATTCTTTTACGGAATATTCGTTTTCTTTATTATAAATTTTATTTCTAATTGACTTACACGCTCTACATACGAAAAAATGTTTTTTTTATATTTGACGGAGCAAAATCTTCTTGATTTTTTTCTTGATGACAATCTATACATTTAATCAGCTTTTTTTCTTCCATTTTACCTCAGTAAAATACAAAAATATGCCTATTTTATAGGGTTTTTCATATCAATAACTTAAATTTCTCGCATTGTTCCTGCGTCAATAAAATATATCCACATTCAATCAACTTACGATCCATCTTTTCTTTTAATTCTTCTATCCTATCGGGAAGATCGTAAATCCACATGGGTTCGCATTTACCGTCGATATCTTGATATTCCCATCCCCATAATTTGGTTAAACGAGATCGTGCAATACGGGCAATCGGTATGGGAAACATACTTTTATCATTTAATAAATATCGACCAATAGAATAATTCTCTTCATTAGACTTATGATGACTTTGTCTATATGGTTCTAAATACGATCTATTCATAATTCCGCATATAATTAATGATTAATCTATCTTCCTTCTTCGAAGAAAGACTTGAAAATCTTGACTGTGATCCAACGACACGAGCATACATCACCGGGATTTTCACAAAATATAAAACTGCCACTGATGACCTATCCAAGTTAGGCTCTATCACGCTAATATACGCGGAAGCAAAAAATCAGCAATCATTCCAAAAATTAAATAATATCGCTGACTGGCTGTTTTGGGCAGAAACGCTGTGTCCCGAGTTTTTGAATAATGCATCAAAAGATTACTATTATACTATTGGTCAATTAAGTTATTACTCTTGCTATAAATTAACTAATAAAAAATGGCTCGTATTTGAACGTTTGTCCGATGAATTTGTCGAACTAACTAATGAGACACGAAAATTAATAAAACTAAATCAACAACAAAATCTTATCTAATTTTTCATTCGTTATTAGTGGGTCTAAAACTTTTTTAATCCATTTAATATCATTACCATCATCAGGATGAAACGCAGTTTCACCAATTCGTTCCGATGAAAAAATAAAATATCCTCTGTAATAATAGGAACATTCTATCTTAGAATCTATACTATTTAATAGATACCCACATTTACAATGTATCTCTACACCGTTAGAAAACGCTCTATGCAATGGTTTTAAGCATCTTGGACAATTAGCAACGAATATGGTTTTCATATCAGTAATAATAATTTTTCTATATATTCTTCTGAAAGACTGTTCGCTTCTATATATTTGGATATTGAATACTGCTGTTTCTTAAGATGTATTTCAGTTTTATTATTAATAAAACATGCCCATACAAAAATATCACTATTGCTTGCAATGTAGCAATTTAGTTTTTTATTACGGCACATACAATGAATAGAATGATCGGTTTTCAGCATTTATTCTACCACATCATAGTTATATTTATATATTCTTGATTTACCATTAGATATGGCTGACATCTCCATACTATTTAATTCTAAAATAATTATCTTGTCAGTTCCGCCGAGCATCATATATTTTGGATGAATGAACGGCTCTTTTCCTTGATAGTTATTTGATCCAATAAAAATATACGGATCTATAAAACTTGGCTCAATTTTATTTCTAATGCAATCTTTTATATATTTACTGCTCGTTGTATCAAAACAAAAATTATTTAAGTTATTTTCTTTTATAGATTGTTTTACATTAAAACCGCTATTGAAAATACAATACTGATCAATAATATAATAATGATCTGTGTGTTGTAAAAACTCTATGTGAGTATTCGGAATTAAATCTTTCAATCTATTTCTATTGATATCATATGGTGATGCTTTTGATTTTGCATTTTTTAGGTATCCAGCGATTGTTGTTCTACCACTAGCCTCCATCCATAAATTAAAATCTACCTCTCCACCGTGGAATGCCCGAAGCATTAACTCATCGTGCTTTCCTCGAAGGAAAATTACTTTATCATTATTATATTCTTGTTTTACTCTAATTAGTAATTCAATCACATCACAACCATAATCAAACTTATCGATGTAATTTCCTAAAAATATACAACGGTCTTGCTGATCCTCGGAAAATCGCAATGGAAAGATACGATTTAGTATTACTTCCAACGAAGCAGCATTACCACATATATCGGATATCACGTATGTGCATGCGTATGCGGGTCTCCAAGCACGAGCCATATTATTTCCTAATAACCACGATCTGTATTGATTTGTAAATTATCTATATCACTATTCGCGCTATCTATTTCTTTTTGATTTATTTTATTAACTTCTGTTAGATAGCGTAAAATTACATCATAGGCAGCACGACCTTGCATTCCACGCAATTCATCGAAACATTCGTCTGCTAATTTTTCTAATCTTTTATTTGTCATTTTTGCCTCATTAAATTAAAACTAAAATTACTATACCGATCGCATATCTCTTCTGGCGTTGTATATGCTACTTGCAATCTCAAAAAATCATTATTGTAATTTCTAATAATACAATCTCCTTGTCCGGCGAGATCTTCCGCTCCAACTGTGTCGAGTATTACTTTGCTATCTATGTGCGATGCAGTCTGAAACGCTATACGCGAAGATAGATTGGCTTTGATGGATCCTGACACAATATCTACACTGGGTCTTTGAGTGGCTGCAACAATATATATGCCAGCGCTTCTGCACTTTTGAGCAAGAACACATAATGCCTTGCTAAAAATCTTTTCTTCATCGCTCAAAACGATATCTGCCATCTCATCTATAATAAAAATTATATTATTAAATTGCATGTCCAACTGATGGCTTTTCATTTCATATCTACATACCATTTCTCTATTAAGATATTCAACCATATCCATTGCTTCTGTAAAATCATTAGCAACCTTTACATTACCAAAACATTTATATGGCTCGAACTCTATACGCTTGGTATCAATAACAAAAATATCTGTATTTATTAATCTCAATGCATTAGCCATAATTATTGACAAAAATACCGATTTACCGCTTCCCGTTGCCCCTCCCACAAGCGTATGAGGATGGCGACTTAAGTCTGTAAATATTTCCTTTCCATAAATACTCGAACCTAAATACATTGGAACATCCATATCTGACGGAACACCTAATTTATCAATTTTATCGAAAAATGATATTTTGTGCGGTGCTTCTTCTATGGCTTCTAATCTAACAACCCCTTCTTCTGGAATAGATCTAATTACTGGTATAGACTTAAGTTTTAATGCGATAGCCAACTCTGAAACATATTTTTCAATATGCTGAACACGCGTCAATGGCATGAGCAACATATCGTATAGTGCTATATTCCTAATCTTTGTATATCTTACACACTCTGCTTTAATTTTGAATGATTTTAATATCGAATTTAATTTATTTATTTCTTCCATACAATCAATTTAGATCGTGGAAGATTTTGTGCCAACGGTTAGAAAATTAATCCTGTTTTTAGCATAAGAATTTTCATTTCGGCTTCCTTTGACAATTCTAAATTAATTTCGGAGCCCACCGTTATTCCTGATGATTTGCAGGTGCCGTAAGGCATTTCTATTACTAAATCGCATGGGTCATCATTTCCAATCATAGCAGTGGAACCCGCTTCGCCTCTCCATATAGAAGATATTTTGTTTTTAAGGCAGAATATTATGTCAAGATCCGCCTTCACTGATTTCATCCAAAATCTTCTGATTTGTGGTATTCTCGAAGGAAAACACATATTTGGCAACGGTGGCTCACGATGCATAAGTCCTCGTTGTTGCTCATCGGATGATATTGCGAGTAAAACTGGAAACTTTTTATCTGATATTTTTATGTAATCCATTACATCATACCTTGTAGCAAGTCCCTGCGCACACGCCTACGAAGCGCTATATCAAGATCTTTATCACTCTCGTGATTTTCACCAGAAAATCTTTCTTTATATAACACGCTCAAAATTGAAACTAAGTTTCCAACTTCAATAATTTTATTTTCAATCTCTCCAAGCAATTTACTCGTTTCCTCAACGGAAAGATCTTTTTCTAAAACATCCATCAATCTTTTGATCGTCTTTTTTGTCGCTGTCGTTAAATCTGCTGCTTGTAATCTTGGTGCAGCAGTTTTATCATATGATTTTGCTTTTACTAATTGCTTGTGTAAAAATCTTGTCAATGCATTATGAGAAACTTTTACCATATTATCATTGAATATATCTGCTTTTTTATTTTTCAGTGAAAACATTAAATTATTATACTCTTCTTTAATTTGTTTAAACCATAAATCTTTTGCGTGTTGATCTTTTTCTTTTTGATATTCATTTATCATATGAATAATCTCTTGTAGATTTTTAGGATGAACTTGTTTCTTATTATTCAATGTATTTATGTTATGCTTTAACTGGTTTATATAAATACCATTAGGATCGCTCTCGTCTTCCTCTTCTTCATCGAGATTTATTACTTGCGGTTTTGCCGGTTTTTGTTCTGATGCAGCAGGCTTTGCTTCTTCCACGGGAGGTTTTACACCTTCTTTTTGGGCTTTATCTGCTAATGTTTTAGCAACATTCTCGAATAGTTTTTTTAATGCAATACAAGTATTTTTCATATTCTGAAACTTATTCATTGTGTCAGGAATAGTTTTTTCACCTGTCCTGAGAATACTATTCTCAAAATCCAGCAGATCATAAAATAATTTTGCAGAAAGACTAAGCATTCCTAATCTATGACGATTATATTCTTTCCGTGAAAAGACGGAAGTTAGATATTGCCAAAACCTCGTTAACTTATTTGATGCAAGTTTTTCAATTTCTGCATTAAATGAACCAATTCGTGCCAGCGGATTTTCTGCTGGTGCTTCTGGTGTCGCAGGTGCTTCTGCTGTTGGTGCAGGGGCTTGCACATTTTGTTGTGGAACTTTTGGCTTCTTTGGCTGTCGTTTCCTGCGAGTGGCTGAATAATTCTGTTGTGCTGCAATTATTTGTTCTGCATCCTGCACAATTTTAGCGAACTCACCAGTTAATTGGGATAGCGTGGAGGAAACTGATTCGGGCAACGGATTTTGAATTTTTGATGGCTCAATTCCGATTTTTGCCGAACCACGACCATTCAATCCCTTTTTATATTCTATCAATTTAGATATTAACGCAGAAACGGAAGCGCTCCATTGCTTCTTTTGCTGACGCAACTGCATCTGGCGAGGGTCTTTTTGTCTGTTTCCTTGCTGTGGCATATCCTAAATATGCAGGATTATTAGCCACCGGCTTCATTATCATTTTTCGTAATAACAATTAATTTATATAAATTAGGAAGTCCTATATAAATCTCGTCGCCATTATTTAAATAATCAATTGGTGTTATACCAACCCCAAAATGGTCGCCATTATGATCGTCTGATCGCCATTCAATCATTAAATGATTTTTCTTTATTTCTCCCTCATCGCTTTCGGTGCTTTTGTGTTCTGCAAACATACAATCATAATAACAATCTAACGCGCCCAATATATTGTCCATTTCCTGATCCTTTAAATTCTCATTAGGATTTAATCCAGAATAATGAACTCGCGGAATACTAATTATATTAGTTTTTTGTCCTTTATGTGGCAACATCTTTAATCCGTTTTTGATCAATTTTCTTGCCAACGCTGAAAACGAAGTATATTCCGTTTCTGACATCTTTTTTGCTAATTCTTCTATCTGCTCAACTAACTTTTCCTCAATACGAAGCAATTTTGATACTAACATTCTGTTCCTTTCGGCATCACAAAATTGTGATATACTTTATATATCACTTTATTAGTATCCTTATCCTCCGTGTTTTCTTTTCAGCATCTCTAAATGTTCTGCACAAGATATACAAGTAATGAACGCAGGATTTATCATCAACCGTTTTTCATCAATATCTTCATTGCATTCTTGGCATTCACCGAATGTATTTTCATCAATGCGTTTCAATGTTGCTTCAATTTTAGCAAGATTATCTTTATCTCGATTTGCAAGACGAGCATCTGCAAGTGCAATAACGGAGGCTTGTATCCTGTCTATTTCATCACCAAAAACATCTATCTCTGCATTATGTCTTTTGCATTTTTCGAGTATTTCTGTTTTTTGAGCAATTAATTTTTGCTTCATCTGTTTTATGAATGATTTTTTCATTTTATTATTATATCCTTAACATTAACTATATTGTTTCTTGGTTTTGGTATTTTTATATTATCAAGTCTTTTGTTGTAAAAGACAAACACTTTATTATCATCATTTGTAGGAATATAAGTTATATCCCATCCATCATATGTTCCACGATTGCCATTTAATGGCTTTAATCTTAAACCAGATCGTTTTATCCCTTTTCGTTTTTCTAACTTTGGTTTTTCTAACCTCGGTTTTAATTCTTTTTTGGATCGTTTTTTCTTATAGAATGCACCGAGTATAATCTCTGGCACAATGCCAATTTGTTGTTTAAAAACAACTGACGCTATCTCTTCTGTTTCTGCTTCAATAGGAATAGATATCAATCTGTTATCTTTAATAACACTACATATAAAATATGTCTGTCTATGTTTTCTACGCATCGTTCAAAAGATATTTTTTTAATTTTTTATCTAACTTTATTCTCATCGCTTTAACTGCTCGACCCATCATCATTTTTTTGGAAACATAACTCCATACCATTTTAGGTTTTAATTGATTTAATTGGAACGTAGCAAAATTATCTATCTTTATTTTATTGCCGGATTTTAACTCATTAATCATCTCATCAATGAATATATTGATTACTGATATGGTATGATATTTATGGATATGTTTTCCTTTTAGTTTATTGATGACTAATTGGAATAATTGGCGTTTTGTATAATGATTTGGTTTCATTTTAATATTAAATATTTCTCTACTTCTTCGATAGTAATATCCCAGTCTCGCATTACCTGATCAGCCAACTGATTATAAAAATCATAACTATTACCTTCAATATATTCTCCGAATGAACCGGTGCTTGTATCTAAAAATAACTTATAATCGTATAGTAGCCACTTAATGGCATCCTGACGCGTTTTAATTTCAAAAGAATCTATGTTTTCAATCATAGCAATAACATATATTTTTCTATGTCCTCAACTGATAGATTATATTTTTTCATTAATTTGTTGCTGGTCTCCGCATTATATAGATCACTACAAAAAGATTTTAGACTTCTCTTATTATTAATTTCTTTTTTATACCATCGATAGTCATTAATAATATATTTAATAGCACGACTTCTACTGCCTGCTATCATAGCTTCAATAATTTCATCGGTATTCATAACAATAACATCGTTTCTTCCGTTAACAATATGTATCCTAATTTACGAAGACAATCATCATACGCATTCATTGCTTCTTCGGCAGTTTCATACGGAATACTTTCACAAGTATCAGCGTTCCAAGCCCACCATTGATTTGCGGAATGCACCACAAAATATACACCACCGTTATGAACGCGTCGTTTATATGAATGTCGATCATTTATTACTAATTTTTCCCAAGGATACAAGTATGCTCTCATAGCAACACCAATAATTTTTCTAATCGTTCTTTTGTTAAATCTGGAAACAACTCTTCTGGCTGAATATCAGTGCTAAATACCGTATAAAAATCCATCTCTATGACATTTTGTATTATGAATGGATATTCATCCGTGTAATTTTTCAATTTAATAAAATCTTTTATAGTTATATAACCATCAGTAATAAATGAACGATAGTATTCAAGTATATCTTTCCTGCCTGTAAAACCATTACAACGATGACACACTATATACCTTCGACATAATTAAGAAAACTAATTAAAACACTATACATATCTTTATAGTCGATCATTCTTTCCCAAGCAGCAAAAATCTCGCTTAAGTTTTCAATTCCCATTAACACGCGTGCCTGCGCGCTCGTGCCAATTTCTATCCATTTATTTTCGATATGAAACGTCATAGTTCCATAATCGTCGTCTTCCAACGAAAGACGCATTGCGATCGATGGAAAGTTATCCATCTGCATTATTATTGCATACTCGGGGATTTCATCAATAATATCTGCGATCATCACTTTAATCATATTCCCGTCAATTTTTGTCGTCGCAGCAAAAACCTGATTTTCGCGTTTCGTCCCATCTTCGATCTCAAAAGAAAGTTTTTTATCCAAAAGAAACTTTTCTTCGATCAACGGTTCGATCAGCGTCGATGCCGAAAAATTGGTTTTGTCCCTGAATACTCCCATCACATTAAATATGTTTAGAATGATTTCTTTTTTTAATCTTTGATTCATATTATTCGTCCCAATTTGTTTGGATTCATAATACTTTTTAAGTCTATATTAATTTTAGGAAGCGAAGCAAGCAATTCTTCAATTCTTTTCTCATATGGAAAAACATTTCCAGCAACTCGTCGTGCTGATAGTTCATCCATGCAAGCGAGCGCTGCGTCTCGCAGCACCCCAAGATAGCGGTTAGAAACAATAATTTCACATAATTTTTCATCGGAAAAATGCTTTATATTTTCTTGTATATTTTCTTCTTCCATAACTTTCCTTATATTAGTAAAAGATATTTTTTTTGCTATCTCTATAAGTTTATCAATCGTCATATATTCATGTTCTTTTGTAATTATTTTTCCGTCTTTAAAAGTAAACTCAATAGAACTATAACTTTTATTTATCCTTGTTTCTTTTTCCGCCCAGAACCTACAATTATCTCCAATAGATCCCTGATACTAATTACTGTTAGTCCATTTCCTAATCATCTCATATCCCTCGGTGTCTGAACTCTAATTTTTACTGATGGAAAAGATTTACCATTTCTTCTTTCAATAATATAAAATATTACATGTGCGTGATCGAATAAATCGTTGATCGAGACAATTTTTCCTAAAACTAACAATTCTCTAATAACTTCTAATAATGATTTAATAATTAAAATAACTTCTATTTTAGATATCGTAGGGTATCGAGAATGAACACGATCAACAATTGGAAGTATATGTTTAAGTGAGATAGGTAGATCTTCGAGCATTTAGATCTATTCTATATCACTAAAACTCGTCTTTAACTTAACGTTGTCTTAACGTTAACTCTTAACTGTTAACCCTATTTTCCCTTAACTCCCTCTTACTCCCTCAATAGGTTTCTTTCCCCGAGCATTTTGATTGATAATATGATTTTGCAAAATATATGTCAATGGGAAGTAAATTAACATACTTTAAATAATTTTTTTCTAAATATATTATTTTTACTACAATTACTGTAAAATAATTTTAGGTATATTATAGCATATATTCAAGGCATTAGAATGAAAACGATCGAAGAATTAGCCAATTTATATGTTGCATATTTGCGAGCAATATATTTAACCCATCAAAATTCACATTGGATTACAAAAGGTAAAACATTTTATGGGGATCATCTTTTATTCGAAAGAATATACAAGAGCTCATCTGAAAATGCTGATAGTGCAGCCGAACGAATGATTGGGCTATTTGGTAGCGATGCCCTCGACCCTCAACTTCAATTACAATTTATCCATAAGATTTTAGAAAAAATCAGTGGTGATGATCCTATGGAAACCTCCATCGAGATTGAAAAACAATTTTTACAATTTAGCCAGTCGTTTTATGACACGGTCAAAAAGGAAGGCAAGCTATCATTAGGGTTAGACGATTTAGTTATGAGTATCGCAAGCGATCGAGAAAGCGCTGTATATTTGCTTGGTCAAGCAGTAAAACAATCTACAAGTAAGTTTGCTTCACGCAAGGCAGCGTTAACAAGCCTTGCAACACAATCCATTGATCCTAATTGGTTAAAAGAAAAACTTATGAATAGATTAATGGCTGTTGTTCCAAGTTATGTTCAAGGAACATCAGATATTAACGTATCGATAGATATTCAAAATAAAAAGATATGGGCTACTATAAATCTATCTAAAATTATACCACAAGATATACAAGACAAAATTGAGAAAAACTTTCAACAATTTGCTTATAGCATTCTTCCAGCCAATATGAAAAACTTTACTGTCGGCGTTGGTTTTGTGTCTATGGTTAAATAACCTATTTCTTTGACGGTGTATATTTCACCGCAACTGCTGCTCCATACATATCAGGAACAAGACATATCATAAGTTTTTCTTTGTATGGGTAGCAACAAGTGTTAGCACGACAAGAAAACTGCCCATTGTCGCTTCTATACGAGCCTACACGCGTGTCATCATAGATTTTGAATGTTCCACCGCAATCGCATAGAAAACATAGCAATAGGAAGCAATACCTCACACATCTATGTCATTATATTATTTTAGCAATTCTTTCCTGATATTTCATCGCAGCAGCATATGGATCATTAGCATTCTTTATGGGACGACCAACAACAATATAATCTGCTCCATTTAAAAATGCTTCTTCTACATCTACTGTTCGTTTTTGATCATCCACAAGTTTATTTTCCACTGGTCTAATGCCCGGAACAACAACTAAAAACTTATTTCCGAAGTTTTCTCGTAATCTGTTTATTTCTAATCCAGAAGATATAACGCCATCACAACCAATTTCCAGCGCTCTTTTTGAGCGCGATAGAACTAAATCCTCTATATTACATTTAAAACCAAGTGAATCAATGTCTGATTGATCAAGACTTGTCAATGCTGACACTGACAAAATCTTTATATTACCTTTTTCTTTTATTGCATAACGCAAGATTTCATCATTCCCATGTATTGTAGCAAAATCTACATTATGTTTTGCAAGTGCTTTTACCGCCAATCCAACCGTTTGAGGAACATCGAAAAATTTAAGATCGGCGAATACTTTTTTACCCATATATTGTAATTGTTCAATTACATCGAAATAATTCGATGACATAAATAATTGGAGACCTATCTTATAGAATGATATTGCATCACCTAATTTTGATACAAGTATTTTGGCTTCTTTTGCTCCATCAACATCTAATGCAACAATTAAACGATCTTTTATTGGAATAGATTTCATAGATTATCGATATATTTCTTTAATGCTTCGTATATATTTATATTTTCACGGGCAGTTATTGTTGTTAGCATAAACAATAACTCACCGATTTGATCTGTTAATATTGGTTTTTTTATTCCTGATTTATTAAGGATTTCTAATGCCTCTGGATCTACGCTGTCTTTAATATCTGAACATAGATTTTGGATCTCATATACTATATATGCCGAGTCATCATTCTTATTTACTTGGAGCGAACGCCGTTCTGCTTCGTTCCATAAATCATCAAAACTTTTGATTTTGTCTGTCATATTTTTCAAGCCTTATCTTGTTCTTTGGTGGTTTGGAATTACAAACTTGTAATTCCTCCGCACCATTTTCACTTACGAAAACCAAAAATACTGCTTCGTCCTTGCATTCTATGGTAATAGGTGCTTGCAATTTTCCTATGTAATACTTTCTTCCTTGCTCATCTATTCTTGGTTCCAATTCAATACTTAACTTATTATTAGCCATTAATTTCCTTAATATAATTTTTAATACATTCACGCACAAGCGTATCCGTATCACCGAACTTAAATCCTTCATTTATTATTTTGCTCATATCTAATATGCAATTTGATCTTGGTGCAATAACCATTTTATCTAATGTTTCTTTGCTTATTCTTTGATACCAATGGCTTGGCACATGTTTTCGATATTCTTCCAATAAATACGAATGTTTAAGTGGTAATGGACTTGCTACATTATATATACCATATAATTCCTTGTTTATCACAAAATCTATCGCATTCACTAAATCCGAAACGAATGTCATTGAGTTAGGCTCATCTAAAACTTGTTTGTATTTTATTAATTTATTTAACAAGTTTCTTGGATGTTTCTTTGATGATATTGGCATACGAAGACGAAGAATTGTCGTATTCTTCATATCTTTTAGATTATTTTCAGCAATATATTTTGTTTCACTATAATATGAAAGCGGTGCAGCTAAATCGGTTTCTTTCCACCCTGTATCAATGCGAACCTTGTATGGTATGGCATCATCCCATAATAGACAATGCATTTCATCTCTACCGTGAGGCGATTGTCCATACATTATACATCCACTTCCAAGGTGAATGAAACGAATACCCAACTTTTCACATTCACGCGCGAACATTGTTGGAATAACGACATTGGCAGTGTGCGTTTTTTCTTTTTCTATTTCGCACTGATCTATATTTGGAATACCACAATACCCTATACAATTAATTATTATATCTGGTTTATACCAAGCAAGCAATTCTTTTATTTGTTTTTCATTTGGTGAGACCCGATCTAATATAGGACTATATGGTAAATGGCTTGCAATGAAACCATTTCCTAATGTATATATTTTCATATCAAAATACTCATTTTATCTACTTGTCCTTGTGTCAGTAACACATATCTATTATCAATTAAATAATTATCAGCATATTGTTTTGCTCGCTTAATACAATTAAATCTTTCTATTTCAGACGAAAGATTATTTAACCATATAACATAGTGATGTTCGTATGAGGCGATCATAACACACACATGTCCAGTTTTTACATAATGCCGTCTATTATCTTTATTCCAAGGCGTTAGATAGATCATATCAGTAATTCCAATTTTTCATATCTTTCATCATCTAAAAAACAATATCCATTATCAATTAATGTAGTTTCCACGAACTGTCTTGCCTCCGCACGCGTATCATAACTAAATCGACCATTAGAAAATCTAATCATTCCAGCCGTCGCATAGCCTCTGACATCGTTTGGATCTGGATCATGGATTATATAAATAAATGGCTCTTTTGAACCAAGTGAGAATATAACCTCTTCCGTTTCACTGATCTTTTTCCAAGGTGAAAGATATTTCATTTCAATAAAATTAACCTCTCGAACTCATCTGTATTATATGATTTGGTATTTATTTTCATTTGTTCTTTTATTATTATATTTAATAAATAATTTCTAATTCGTTTTAGGAAGATTTTTCGTTTTGGACAAACGTTTGGAATGATATTTGAGTAATCAAGTATTGTAATTTCTTTTGTTCTTCGTGGATACAACCCATTTTGATTTGGAAGATATGCAATATTTGCGATTGTATTATTATACGGATATGAATGTATCCTGATATCATCTTCCATATCTTTTTTCCCTACGGAAAAACGAACATTGACTTTCGTCATCGACCCGTATGTTCCATAGCCGTATCCCCAAGCAACACGCATACACGACATCTTGTCCCATAGATTATCGATGCATACTGTATTGTTTTTCTCTAAATGAGCATCTGGGTATCTCGCTGCTAACTTTATTAGCGCGATTTTTCTTTCTTCAAGTAAGACTAATTCCGTTTTTGATGCCGTGATTTGTTTGTCAAGTTCGTTGATGATATGGTTTAAGTGCATACATGATACTATATCACCTTATTCTTCATTGGCAATTTTTAATAGTATGTCTGCATGACAAGCAAGTGGAAAACACCAGCAAGAAAGATCACGATTTTTCAATTCTTTCTTTGCAGCAGCCATTAATTCTGGCTGACTCCGAATCCATTCTTCATATTTTGCAATAGCCTCTTCCCGCGTTTCTACTTTGTATTTAGCAAGCGTTCCATCCATATGGCTATATGGATTACCGTATTTTGTGGGGCGAGCCACATATACTGCATTAACATCATATGGAACTTTTTTACAATGATATACTCTTGGCATTAGATTAACATCGCATATTTTTCTATTTTGTTTTTGCCATAAATGCGTTTGCCGTCAAGTTGAAAGATACGTTTTCCATTGATCCAGTATTCAGTAGCGGTGCCATTTTTATATTCGACGGCCGGTCCGTCCGGATTATGTAATTCACCATATTTATTATACCATATTTTAATAGGTTTATACCAATTATTTATATCTTTAATATAAAAAGGTTTTCCTAATAATCGATTTAACCAATTAATCATCATATTAACATCGCATATTTTTCTGCTTCGGGATATTTTTGCACGAAGGCTTTAATTTCATTATTCAATACATATGGTGCTGATATTTTCTTTATCACCGATAGCGCCTTACCGAGATTTGGGCTCCCATACGCATCTAATACTCTATACACTGACCAATTTCCACTTGTAAAACGAGGATTTTGTGAATATATAGGATTCACATGTCTTTCAATAATAGTTTCATACATAATGTCTTCGAGAAACTCGGATAGTTTTGGTCGTTCTAATCGAAAAAATAATGTAAGCGCGTAAAATATATAATGAGATTTTGTTTTAATAAATTCAATTAATATATTTTCTTCTTCGTCATCCATATTATATTTCAGAAAATCTACAAAATCTAATACATTTTCATTGACTATGTAGGTAAAATACCCTTCGATTAAAAAAGAATATTTTCCAGTTATTGCTTGTTGAAAAATAACATATCTGCTTTCAATGGAAAGATTTTTATGTTGTAATAGATTTCGTAAATATGCCATATTTTTTTCGTGATGAGGCGACACATTTAGATTATGATCTATATCGCCGAATATTTTCATTATATCTTTTTTAGTCAAGGTTTTAATTTCTAAATCAGCAATAGATTGTTTTAGCACAACAATCTCCGATCTTAGAAAAATATTTTCATTACTTAATTCTCTTAAGTAATTACATTTTATATTTCCGCCATTACTAACATAATATCCAGTGTTGCAATTCCATCCTTCACATATTGAACATTGACCATTAAGATTAGTTGTAGTATCTGTATTCGACATATTATTACTTTACAATTACATAATTAGGAACCATTCCATTTGCAATATATTTTTGCTGTTGTTTTACTGGAACGGAAGAAAATCCTGTTATCGTTTTTCTACATTGAAACTGTCCAGCATTGCATTTGCAAGCCATGCTCCATGTTGCAGGAGTTTCTGTCGATGTTGTGCTGTAATCGAATGTCAATTCATCACCTATTTTTATAGGTTGAATTGAAACGAGGAAGGCTCGATTGACAATGATTTTTATCATACAATTTGGTAGGCAGGCATGATTAATGTAGAATGGTGCTGTGCCAGCAAGATCAAGATATTGTGTTGGGCCAATTTGTAAATAATTGCTTGCAATCGTTCCGCTAAAATCTGGAATATCTTGTCTTAAAAGAACCTTACCCACGAACTCAAAAATTGTATGATTCGCGGGAAGATTTACTGTGCTAAAAACCCCATTGCCTTTACCAAGTGAGTTTTTTATTACATAGTTGTCCATCTATATAATACTACTATATTGCATTCACGAAGTTTTTCATTCTCGACAATCGTTTATTTAAATCCTCGTCCAATACCCAAGTCTCTGGCAATGTTTTAGTGCCTTTTGCCACTTCCTCATATTCCTTCTTTAATACTTCAATAACAATGAATGAAAACCCTTGTCGTTTTAGGTTGATCTCTAATCGACGAGATAGCCACTCCACATCACTGAAACTGCGACGATCTGCAATCGTTAGCAATACAATGTTTCGTCCTTGTTTGTAAAAAATCATGTCTTCGGTGCGAGGATTATAGTTTATAATAGCAAGACTATGTTTGACAAGGTTTTTATCAAAGTTGTCTTTGTCATACGACAACCCCTCAATTTCTCCTAAAAATTGAGTGATGTCTTTTTCATTCCCCCAATGATCATTGCTCGCATCAATGTTTTGGATTGTGATGTCGTATGATGATTTTTCAATTTTTGAGTTGAGGTGTTTAAAAATTGCCATTGTAGTTTCTCCTGTTAAAGATTGTCTTTTCAGCCTTGATGAACACAACATTTTGCACGATTGGTTTCACAACAACACGCGTTATCGCAAAAATCACATATAAATCCTTCGTTTTCTCCTGTTTGCCAGCCACTTCCATCACAATGCTTGCAGGGCTTTTTATTCGTTTTCTTTTTCTTACTCATTTTCTTTTTCTTACTCATTTTCTTTTATAAGATCATAAATAGGATTAATTGTTAGCCAGCCTCGTTGCATCCAAAATCGAAAGATTTGTTCTAATTTTCCAGCCATAAATGCTTGTGTGGTTTTGGTGTTTAGTTTATTAACGAACTCTTGCAACACATTATATAATTCTTGTTCTAATTCTTCTGCTATTCGTGTATGAAAAATCCACAATGATGGTGGTGGGTCATACCAAAAACTAATTGTTGTTCCGTAATCTTTTTCTATTAAATGAACTTTTATATAATCATTAGAATAATATGGTGAGTTTGTCAAGTTGTTCCTGTGTTAATAATGTATATCCTTGCTTAATTAGTTGTTTATCAAGGGCTTCCATCGTCAATTCTTTTGATGGAAAATAACCCATAGAATAATACCACATTCCATCCAATGCTTCGTTGCCGATGCACGGTTGAACCGAGAAAAATTGTCCTTGTGGATCATTGATTATATATCTTTTATTATCAATATAAGGTGATACATATTTTCTTTTCATAGTAATAACAACAATTTTTCGTATTGTTCCTGTGTTAATATTGTAAATCCTTCTTTTATTAATGCCTCATCCGTTGCAGCCATTGCTTCTTCTTTTGAGCCATACGGTATTGATATACCGAGTTGATCATCACCACTCCAATTTTCTGAACTATACCATACATTAATGCTGCTATGTTTATACACAACGCCATAATATATATGCGTTAATGAATAACGGACATAATTACCATCGCCGGTTTGTTCGTATGGTTTTAGGATTTTATCTTTATTCATTTTAGTAATTGATACTTATCCCATTGTTCTTGGGACAACAAAACACATTTATTATCTGCAAGCCATTTATTCATATGATTGAAAGCATTTATTTTCCCTTTTACATCTATATGATATATAGACATACCATCGATGCAGGCTGAACATGAATAATTATCCAATCTATGAATATCATATAAATAGACAAAATATATTTTACTAAAAGATTTTCTTTCCCAATGGTATGTTCCAACATCAATCCAAGGTGAAAAATATACTTTATTCATACTAAAATTATGAGTTTATCATATTGTTCTTGCGTTAGTAAGATATACCCGCGATCCACCAACTCTTTATCTGTGCGTTTCATAATTTCTTTTTTGGTTTTGCACAATTTATTACCAGTTTCCGAACCAGCCCATTCACTATCATTAGTTTTCTTGTATGGTTCGATTAGATATACTATTGCTCGTCTAAAATTATCACCAATGGAATATCGTGCAAAATAAAAATCATCTTGTTTTTTCTGCCACGGAGTTAAGTAATATAATTTATCCATTCAAAATATCTTTCAAAAACTCCGGAGCCTTGGCAAAAACGGGAAGTTCCGTGTTAATATAAATCTTTTTCCGCGGTTTGTCAAGCCCCTCCGCCACTGCCCTATATACTCCCACGCCTCGGCGGATTGTCAAGGGCAGGGCGTTAAAATCTATTCCAAAATCTTCCATTAAAATCTCTAACTTATCATCAACGGTTTTTTTAGCCAATGTCTCTTTTACTATTTCAATATCGTGTTGTTTTACCAAGTTGTAAAAACAACATTGATATAACCCTATATGAAAACATTGTTGCTGTTTTGCTATCAATGTATTTATTGCCTCTCCAATATGAGGGACGACAAAACACTTGCTCGTAAATATCGGATCTCCGAATAAGTCTACATTCTTTGCTCCCGCCATTTTACTAAATTCAATGCTTGCAATCGATGCTGTTGCTGAAACTATTTTTTGCACTCGATTGTCATAATATGGCTGTGTATCGTTTGTTTGATCGTTTCGACTAATAATTACAATTTCATCATTAAAAGAATATGAAAATACACTTCCATCAATTTCTTGCATTAGTTTTATTGCCGTTGCAGTAAATATCTCAAAAAAATTAATATCGAATGGTTTATTTAATAACGACGTAAGTTTCTTAAATTGCCTTCCATTCACAATCGTTATGACTGGAAGTTTTTTCAATAATTTTATATCGGACTGATCCTCATAGGATTTGATCCTTTCACGCAATGTTGTAAGCATATTAACAATATATCAATGATTTATTTTGTTGTGCCAAGTTTTGCTAACATACTCTCACTCATTGCTATTAATTGACTTGCTGTGTTTGACATTGATGGCTCTGGGAAAGAATACTGACGCACCATACTGATCATAGTTGTGGCAATTTGTTTTAATCCATCCAATGAATAAAACTTTGTTGTTTTTGTTGTCAAAACCCCGAATAACCATTTTGCAAGATTATATAGGTTTTTTACACTATTGACATACTCACTCCCTGATACACTCGGATTAAGCCAAGTCATCTGAAAATTGACCTGATTTTGAGTTAGCATTTGTAAATAACCATTCACCGCATTAATAATTCTGCTCATATCGAGAATTAAATCTGGTCTTTGAGAAAATAAATCGGGACGAAAACCCGGAATTGCCTGAATATCTATTTTTACTGCTGCCGGTGTTGTTGTCGTTGTTGGCGTTGTAGTGGAAGTCGTCGTTGTGGTTGGTGCTGATGTTGCCGATGTTCCCGGTGCCGATGCTGGTGCTCCTGCGGATGGATTTGCTTGTGCCAATCTGCGAAGAATACGCTGTCTTTCTTGGCTTGTTTTATTTGCGGTTCCAAGTTTTGTAATAATTGTTTGCACCTGTGAAACTAATTCTGTTTGAGCGTTTGTGGCATTATTTTCGGAAAACGCATATGATTTGACCATAGATAGTAAGGTTTGTGTCATCTGTTGAAGAACGCCTACTGTGTATTCTGGCCCGTGCGATGTTATTAGGTTATATATCCATTTTGCAAGCGTTAATAGGTTTTTTACGCTTTGTGTATATTGATCGCCTGTGATTGCAGGATTTGTATATACCGTTGAAAAACTAATAACGTTTCCTGACAACAATAAAAGATATCTATTGATTGTGTTTGCGAGTTTCCCGAAGTCATCAATTAGATCTGGTCGAAGTTGGAATAATTGAGGTCGAAACGATGGGAGGGCACGGATATTGACGGATGCTTGCGAAGAATTGAGAGTTGGTGCTGACGTGGTTGTTGAAGCATCTGTATTGTTATCCGTTGTTGTCGTTGTTGATGCCACTGGAACGGTTCCGGGGGCACTGGCTGGCGCACCTGCTGACGGATTTGCTTGGGCAAGTTTTAATATGCGGATGCGCTGACGATGGTTCATATAGTAATATGTGGAATTATGGGATGAGATAATCATCTAATGTTTTTAATATATGTTTTTGTTCATCCTTCGTTAATTCAGGATACGATGGTAAAATAAAACATTCTTTATTTAGAATATCGGCATTTGTGCAATCATTCCAATATACTTTACTATTGTTATTTAGATATTTATGCTCATCAATAGAATAAAACATTGGTCGTATTTCTATATTATTTTTCTTGAAAAATGCTTCTGCTTCTTTATATCCTTTATGATTTGGAACTCGAATGCCGAACATCCAATTGGAATGTGTTGTATTTTCTTCAATTTTTTGCATAAATATATCTTCACGATCTTTTAATGCAGTTCGATATGTTGTAAAAACTTCGTTCTTCATATCTAAAATCGTTGGAAGTATTTCGAGTTGCCCTAATAGGATTGCTGCTTGCACATTGGTTATTCTATAATTATATCCTAACTCGTTATGAATGAACCTTTGGTCTGACTGCCCTTGACCTTGAACGCATTTTATATAATTGAATGTAGCCTCGTCATTGGTTAGGAATGCGCCTCCCTCGCCCGAAGTGATTGATTTATTACCGAAGAAAGATATTGCTGAACAAAAACTATCTGTTCCTGCTTGTTTTCCTTCATAGGAACCGAATAGCGCTTCGCAGGCGTCCTCCACAAAAATTGTATTAGGGTATTTTTGTTTTAATGCTGGAACATTAATTATATTTCCGATATTATGCACAATCAATACTGCTGCATATGGATTATCTTTTATCGCAGTATCTAATTTATTTAAATCGAAGTTCCAAGTATCTAAATCTACGTCAATAGCTGTAAGTTTCCAATTGCCATCGAATAGGAATCCATTCCACGCCGCAACATACACATTATTTTGAACAATGATTTCATTGATTTTATGCTTACGAATAACTGCTTTTGCCATTAAGTGGCATGCCGAAGTTCCATTATTGAGCAATTGGACATACTTAACCCCAAGTAATTCTTGGAGTTTTTCTTTCGCCATATCAATATACTTGCCTTGCGAAGATACCCATGTGCTATCCAATGCATCGTGAGCGTGGTTTAATGAGCCCTTCGGAAAATAGGGCTTATACATTGGAATATAGTTCATTATTAAATGCTATATCATTACTTATTCTGGTCTAAAAATAATTGTATCTCTCCTACTAATCTTTGTGGCTTATCCCATACTTGTCTCATTAATTCTCTGAATGGAATATGTTGGTTTCTATGGAGATCTGCGCCAAAATCCCTATGATAGCGATCTATACAAAATGTTGGCCTCTGACATAAAAATGATAGATATTGTAATCCACTTTCTTGTGTTATCACTAATTGTGCGTTAGTCATCAATTCAACATCACTATCGACATCTATATAATCATATGATTTATATTTTATATTATCTAATTGGAATGTCGAATCTTTTGCTCCACATACGCCTACTGTGATATTTAATTTTGCTAACTCATCCACAACGAGTTGCCAGTTTTCTTGTCTCCAGTTTCTATCTGGATCCATCTTACGATTGCGAGGAGTAATTACGATATCCGTTTTTAGTCCAAGATTATGATTTGATTTTGGAATAAATATATTATTTGCTAATGTTTTCTTTTCATCCCACGAAGTTTCTGATGGGGAACAAAAATGAATATCGTCTGTATTTAATTGAGTTTTGATTTTTTCTTTGATGATTTCTTCGTGATCGAACTTCTCGTAAATACCCGCTTTCATATGATCTGGAATATCTTGCCAATCGTAGAAAAATTGCGTTGCGGAAGGGTATAAACATTCGTGTCCTCGTTTTGTGCAAACGATTTTGTTGGCGTGGTTATAGCCTTGAATGCGCTTGACGAATGTAGTGATCATCCATCCAAATTCTCCGATGAAAGGAAGAAAACATACATATTTAGTTTTAGGCTGATACTCATTTAATCCTAAAACTTTTTGGAGTTTTTCGCTACTCATATTATATTTTTGTGTAAAACGCGTTATGTGCGTGTTGGCTATGAAAAATATAACTTTGTGATAGCATATGTACTATTTTATTAGAATTAGTGATTGAGTTCTCAATGCAAAAAACTTTTGGTAATGCATGTTGTGGAAGTAATAAGATACCTTTTAGTGCGTCTGCTTCGTGTCCTTCCACATCTAAAACGAATAAATCTATATCTGGTAATGAATATTTATTATATAAGTCTATAAATATTATTTTATTAACCTCGAAGGTTTCGAATGAACATCCGGTATTTATTAATTCATTTTTATGATTTTCCGAATGTGATAATGATCCATTTCCAAAATGCAATCCATGTGATGGGTGAATGGCATTTGTAAAAATCGCTTTACCCGTTGCTGATGACAAGGCATAATTTTCATTTATACAATTTGGTCTATTTTGTTTTAATTTGTTAAATGCGTATGGCGTAGGCTCTATATTCAATCCAGTCCATCCCATAGTTTCTTCAAAAAACTTACAAGTGCATTCCGTCAATCCATCGAATGCCCCACATTCGACAAAAAATCCGTTTCTTTTATTTTGGAAAAATGTTTCATAAATAATTCTATCTAACTCGAATTGACCATAAAACATATTATTCCTATAAGTATTTTTTTAATGTTTCTATAAAATATGTCCAATTTTTAGTTATTATAGCGTCTGGGTATTCTCTGTCGAATGCGGCATTGGCAATTGGATCATTATCCGTTCTATATCCTACTGTATTGGCAACTGCTGTTGCCATACAAAAATTACCCCCTACTCCAAGTGATATTACTAATTTTGCTTCCTTCATTATTAAACAATCTTGTTGGACTTGCGACAATTTAGGGCTTGTTATTCCTAATGCTGGAATTGTTAAATCAACTAATTTATCCGCTGGAATATTCTTAATTATATCATCGTAAATACTATATATTTCGTTATTTCCCCAAAACTTATATTCATTATTCATTTCAATAATTTTTTCACCTAAAACAACTATTTTATATTTATTTGATAGTTCTTTTATTGTATTAAATAGTTCATTAGATAGACTATTAAATATATTTCTGCGAAAATATCGTAATTTTGTTGTTAATACAATGTATTCAGAACCTAAATTTAACGAGTTTCCTTTACATAAAATATTTTTTAAATCTGGTTTGCATGGTTTTGCTTCTTTTGCCATATCAACTGGATTAAGGTGTGGATGATCGGCGTCAGTTAATACATATGGGTGTTCTGAAAATAGTAGTTTTCCAAGATCATTTAAAAAAATCGGATAGTTATCATCATGTAGCCCATATAACATTTTATTAAATGATATTTCAATTCTATCATATAAATGTTTTACTGGATCGAATTGACCACGTGTATAAATTATATCACCTAATCCGATGTGAATTGTGGCTTTGAATGTTTTCATTAATAAGTTTTATGTTTTCTTTGCAAAAACTTTCCACCATCTAACTCTTCACCGCTAAACTTCGCTTCAATCATCTCAATTATTTTTTGATCAATTTCATCAATGAGGGCGTTCCTCTGCACATTAAGATCGCAAGCCTTTTTTAAACAATCCCATAGTTTTTGGGCACCCTCTTCATTGGTAAAATATTTTGTTTTATATTCATCAAAACTCATTCTTCGTATCTCATAAATTAAATCCTGATTAACCCACATTTTGGTATCGATCGTAAATAATTTATCAATAATTCCACCCAATGTATCAGCCATTTTATTCCTTTATAGTTTCCACATCTTTTATATTTATTGCCCTATCATCAATCCAATGATCATATATCACTTTACCGCACATTAATAAATTATATTTAACACCATTTACTTGTAGCCAATGTTCTGTTATTTTATATTCACCCCAACTTCTTGCAGTATATACGATTATTGTATTACCGTTATCATATAATTTATTTGCAATATCTATCACATGCTGATATGGTTTTGCCAATGCTTTTTCGAATGTTTTTCGTTCCTCACACAATGAACCATCGAGGTCAAACACATATGTCTTACTCATAAAAATACTCCTGAAAATATCTAACCATTGAAAAACTTTCTTTCCAATTATGATTTCTTGGCGGATATGTAATTCCTTCTATATATTCATTTTTAATGATACTTACCATATCCAGCCCTGCTTCCAAACTCAAAATAACTCCGCCACCGAAACGAGCATTTATTTCCATAATAAACGGCTTGTCGTTGTTGTCAATTATGTATTGACAACATGTGGGCCCAATCAACCCAAACTGTTCTCCGATTTTTCTTGTTATTTCAATTAATCCAAACTCATCTCGACGCATTGTTGTGCTTTTACTAACCTCTCCGCCTTGCACTTCAACGCGCCATCTTGGCACTGCATCCACCATTTTTGCATCTCTATTAAAATATGCATCAACGGAAACTTCTCGCTTTCCATCAATGAACTTTTGCGCTACGACCTCTTCGTCATACTCACCTCGACTATAATCGTAATAACTAATGCGTTTTATTCCCTTTGAATTAAATCCAAAAACTGGTTTTATCATTACATCACAATTTTTTTCTACCGATGGATAGATATCTTCATTGCATAATTTTTTCTCAAACAATGTTTTATTTAAACATAAACTATTAGTTTCTTCTGATGCCGTAGGTATTTTAGTAAATGTTTTATTTGATATTCTTGACAATATCGTTGTTGCTGCGTCTTGCAACGGGATAGCAATATCTATTTTTCTTTCTGAAAATACATTCAATAAATCTTCTTCGATGCCCGCTTCATTCCATTTTTTCCCCTGAATGACTTCTCCAATACTTGCAACGGGGCATCTAACATCTGTTTCATATGCTAATACATCGAACCCGCCTGCAATAAATCTATTAGCAAGTGAAACTCTTCTGCCGCCACCAACGAATAATACTTTCATATATTTTCTCCAATAATTTTTATAATCTTATTTTGATCGTTCTCATTCGTTGTAATCATCGGTGAATTATAATTTATTTTATCGCTAAACATATCATCCAACCAAAACTTTCCGTCTTTCTTTGGAACCAAGTTAGAAAAACATAAAAACTTAATATTTCTCTCGAATAGATTTTTTTGCGTTAATGCGAAACTAAATGTTCCCGATGCCCTTCCAATAATCACATCGCAATATTCGCTCAAAAATGCATTCTCATTTAAATCATTTCCGTTTTTCTTTATTATATCACAAGAATAAATAACATTTGGTAAATTAATCTTTCCTTCATTATTGGAAACAATAAAAATCTTATCGCTATGTTTTTTTGCAACGCTTTCAATAATACCATTCATATTGAACTCGTGTGCTTGTCCCGACAACACTTTTCCATTTGATATAAAAATCTTTTTCCCAGTATGCTCATCCAGCCATTTTTTCGCTTCTCCAATATAAAACTTGCTATAATTAATTATTGGAAAAAACTCTTTTGGATCGCAACCAATATCTCCAAGTGAAAACCCCAATGCTCCAATGCAATTTTCATCCAAGGCTGAATATAAACAATCCATAGATATACCGTATCTATTCATGTGCTTAAATTTTCCTTGTGCATACCAAGTATTTATATATACTGTATCGCCATTTTTATGCCAAGTATTATGTTCGCTACCACAATTACCCAATACGCCCCTGTCATATATTAATCCATCGATATCTGCCAACAATCCAGCATAATTTTTATGCGTATAACAAAACGATACATCTTTGTGCATCTCTTTTGTTTTTTCCATTATTTTACGAATAAATCCTCGACTGACATGAATATCGCCGTTATGAAAATGATTGTAAAAAACTATGTTCATGGTAAATCCTCTGGCGGAAGAACCTTATATGGGGGCGGAACAACATCTTTCATTCCATATGTTCTTATATTGGAATTATGAACATGATGACTTTTTACCGTTTTGCTTGGATTACTGATGCTATACCCTGCTTTATGAAACTCGTGAGCAATTCTGTTATCGCAACCTCTTTTGCCTAATGGAAAATCTCCATATACGTTTTCAACTTTTCCTCTAATTATCCAAGTATCTTGGCTATCTTGGCGATTAAAATGAATGCTCGTGCCATTTCCTTTCCAATCCCAACGCGACAATGCCCACACTTGTTTTTCTTTTAGTTTTTCTGTTAGACTAATCGTTTCATCAAAAAATATATCTGAATTACATATTATATTGATATCATTATTACTTGTTATTTCATTTATCTTATCAAAAAAAAATTTATATGTAGGTCTATCTTTTGTGTCCAAAATAACAACATTTAGTAATGGATTTGCTAAATTATTTTTATAACATAAATCTATTTCCTGTTTTCTTGTAGGATTTTTATCTTCATAATAATTGTAAAATAACCTAATCATTATAGTTTTCCAATTAGTCCCGTTATATTTAATAATTCTAATACTCTCGAAGTAAATGTATGATTTTTCATAACAAGATTATAGCCATTTTTACCAATTCTATTGGCTTCATTTATATTATTTTTGCACCATTCAATTTTATCTACCAAGTTTTGTATTGAACGAGCGATTAATATATTCTCGCCTTCAATAAAATAATCTTCAATCCCCGGAAAATACCAAGATATTGTTGGTCTTCCTGATCCTAAACAATGTAATAATCTATCTGAAAAATAATGTGCTATATTATTAAAATTACTTATACTAACGCAACATATACTTTCATTATATATGTCATTGGCTCTTCTGTTTTCCACGCTACCATTTGATTTACTTCCATAACCATTTCCGAATAATCCGAACCTACTACCAAAAACATCTTTGCATTTGCTAACTGCATCATGTCTCATTCTTCCATCTGGGAATGTTCCACCATAATGGTTTCCCAAAAATACTCCATCATATTTAAATTCTGTTGCATTTTTAGCATAATTGATTTTTGGATCTAACCCGATTTGCCAATATTGAATGTTATTCAGTCCAGCACTTTTATACATATTTAATTGTCCGGTGCTTGATATTAATGAATAATCAACTAATCTACCAATAGTAATAAAATCTGATACTGCATTGGCTCTGACATCTCCTGACCAATTTGTTATAATTGTTCCTTGTGATGTTGTTCTGGCTTCATTTAATGCATCTTTTAATAATCCAGTAAATTGTAATTGTGTGTGTATTAATTGTGGTTTTAAATCATTTACTTTTTGCAAAAACTCTGATTTTAATCTTGAATGATTTTTATGATTTAACCAACTTGACCAATAATCATATACTTGTAAATCAACACCAATATTATTGAATGCATCTCGCATTCCTTGTTGTTCGCCCAACTCTAAATATAATACACGAAGTTTTTCATTATTTTTACGAAGCGTGGAAAGATCATCTGGCAATGGGTATAATTTAACTGATTGATTACTCGTTTGTATTGGCTGCATTGAACACATAATTTGTTCCGATTTTATTTCGGGTATAATATTCACATCAGGCGGCGGAAACTGTCTTGCAATATGAGGAACCGGCATTTCCTTTGATCTTGCTTCCGCTTCTGCTCTATCTTTTTCTTCTCTCTCTTTCCTTTGTTGCTCTTCGCTTGCTAACCTTTTTGCTCTCTCATCCGCTTCTTGTCTCGCCAATACCATTCTCTGTTCATTTAATACCTTTTGAGCAATGTGCTTATCTCTTCTAATAAACCATATTCTTCGGAGTCCATCGTTTTTACCGGTGTTATGTTCTCTCCAATCGTATCGATGACCTCTAACATTTAATTTTGTATCATCAATTCTTTTGAATGTAGCACCAATTTCTGACAACTTATTTTGTATTGCAAGTCCGCTTACTAAATTAATTTCACCGTTAAACGAACGATCTGGAATCACATTATCTTCACGATGCATTTCGCTTTTTTCATGAGCAAAATCAAGAACTTCTGTTTCTAAAACAACTACTTCTGCGGCGGAACATATATTGTTTAAGTGTTTCGCGTAATCCTTTAAATGGCACATCACACCGAGTGAAAGAACGATATTAAATTCAAAATCCGCAAACGGCCAATCTTTATCTAAATCTAATTGGATCGTGCGGATATGAGGGTATTTTTTATTTATATCGTCGATATGCTCTTTTCGAGCATCAACTGCTGTTATTTTGGCACCAATTCGTGCGAAGGCATTGGCTAAATCACCATTGAAACAACCTAAATCTAAAACTGTTTTATTTAAAAAATAACGATGACCAAAATGATCTATAATTAGTTTTATTAATTTATGATTTCTCTGCTGATATTCCGCTGGATGCATAATTCCTTAATAGTATGTCTAACCATTGAAAGGAATGTAAATGGATTTTTTACCACTTGTATATAATGCGCAATTTTGATGGAACTGGGTGAGATTTGCTTTTGAGCATTCGTCTTTCATTTGACGATATTCGCCGCTGTCTTCTGCTCCAACCCCTAAATGGACGCCGTTCTCCAATAGGTATCCTAATTTGTATCCTGCCAATCTCATTCTCTGACCAGCGTCTGCGTCTTCGTGGGCATACCTTGGCTTTGGCCAATCTGTATAAAAATAGCCTATTTTATTGTGTAATTCTTTCTTGAACACCATTAATGCGGAACCAAGATTTCCACGAGCCTTTAATTGGAATGTTTTATTATTTATAGTAATTGGCGGGTATGTCGTGTCTTCAAAATTAACTCCAATTACAAAATTAGGATTGGAACCAATTATATCAATGCATTTTCCGAGCCAATCATCTGGTAATTCAACATCGGGATCCATTGTGCATAAATATTCTGCATTATATTTTTCAGCAATTTTCAATCCACGATTTCTTCCGCGGGCAATGCCAAGATTTTCAGCATTTAAATGAATATCGTATGATAGACAAAACTCATTCACTTTTAATGATTTTAGATATTCAGGCGTTCCATCCGTGGAACCATTATCTGTAATGATTAAATGATAGGGCGATTTTGTCGTGGCAAAAAAATTATCGAATGTTCGCTGTGTGAGCGAAAGACGGTTAAATGTAGTAAGCATAACGCTCGTTGTCATACTAAAATCCTATATTTATCTATTTCGTCTTTTAAATGAGGGAACGCCTTCTCAATTCTATCGAGAATATATTCTTTTCTATTTAGGGAAAGTGAGAAACACAATTTTATTAATTTATTAATATTTGATAAGTTAACTGTTTTGTCATTTCTTTTTATCGCATCAACAACATAAATCATAGGATTGATGACGATTATTTCTTCATCTGACCATGTAAGTTTTCGTTCTGACATATTAATTCAACATCTTTTTATCATCACTGCTGATGACATTTTTTACCGTTCCATCGTCTTCTTTTACTTCATCGCCGTCTTCTGGCGTAATTTCGCCCTCAAACACTACCATTTCACTGTCCTCATGGTAATAGGCTCCGGTCGCCATGTTTTCTCCAATTTGATGCAGGATACTATTTATATCATCATCGGACATAAGATATTCTATCTTGTCTTCATATTGATCAAACTGTTTTATGTGCTCAAACGCTTCACGCATTTTTTCTTTCATTTCAATTTCTTCTTCATCATCTTCTGGATCAATTTCTACACCGTCCTCAATCATATTTTGAACCACTATATCAATCATATAATGGGTAGCATTGTGCCTTTGTTCGTGATCTAATTGGTAAAATAATTTCATTGTATAGTCTCCTCAATATAAAATATATCAGCGTTTTATTTTTCACATAATTTTTTCAACGCTGCAATTTCTTTAACGTATATTTTCTCTTCTTTTTTGTCAGTCGTGATCAATTCTATTTCAATTTCGTAAGCGCAATATTTACAATATGAATATACTACACCTTGACCGCCAAAATTGTAAAACTCCTGAAACTTCCCTGACATCTCATGCCCAATCTCACATGCCTCTTTTGTCATTTTTTCTAAAATGATCTGGATTAAATGTTTTGTGTTATTTGCAAGCGGGCGAAATTTTTCTATGTCGTCATTGTTCATATATTAGCCTTACAAAAACGTATTGTTCCAACATTGATATGTTCTATTAATACGTTTTTGTAATTAGTATTACGGCTACACTCAACATCAATAATATAACTACATTTTCTACAAGCCGACCTAACACCATCTGTGTCTTCATAATAATTATTATGGAGCCAATACTCGTATGGCTCGCCCATATTGTGATTTTTTACTTCTTCTTTTATTATCTTATTTAATAAGATCGTTAGAAAATGATAGTTATCATTTGCCAATAATTGTAATTTTTCTATATCCTCTTTTTTCATGACATATTTTTATGTTTCCAATGTTCGTCGCCAATGCTTTCTGTAAAAGATTTTTTGACATATTTTGCGACTGATTTTGGAAACTCATCTTGCTGAAAAAATCTCGCATCCCTAACAACAACGCCCTCGCGTTCGTCTATATCAAACTCTTTTTCTTTCGCTAATGAAAGAACTAATTTTTCTAATTCTTTTTCTGTCTTCACTATGCCACTAAAAAGAACCGGAACTGTATTAATATTTAATATATCACACACTAATTCCACATCTATCCAAGATAGGAATGTATGTGAGTTTTTATCGAGAATATTGAATACTTGTAGGTATGATGGTAATTGTGTGTATTTATTTGTATGTCGTGCATATAACCATTCGGCATATATGATTAAATTTGGATGAATACTATGTCTTAATTCACTATGTATTTGTTTTAGTAAATTGAAACTTGGATGCGTTGGGACTTGTGCATGAGAACGAGCGAATACATCACCATTAGACAATGCAACTGATGATCCGTCTAACTTGCTACTGATAATTATTTCTCTATTTAAAAAATAGGAGTTATCATCCAAGATTTTATCATCATTGGAACAATGTGAAAATGTTAGGTGAAAGGTGCGTGGATACTTCATAACATCACCAATTTAATTACTAATGTTTTTAGCGTAAGGTGCGTAAATTAAATTTCTCCTTCGCCCTGTGCCTGATCTGGTGCGTTCCAAGTTTTTTCCATCTCTTGGTCTAATGCTTCCAATTCTGGAACTGTTTCAAAAACAACATTTGCTGCTTTCAATAGAATATCATAAATACGGCGATCTTTTGGATTATTTAAATCGCTTTCACGAGCAAACTGTTCTGCTGATAGTTTCATTGCATGAGCAAAATCTCTAACACAATCCGCGCTACCTTCGTATTGACTTACGATGGCTGAAAACGCTTGTGGATTAGCGGTCTTGGTTAATGATATCGATTCATCTGCTGATTTTTTATGTTTTGATTTTGCTTCTGCCTCTTCAATGAATGACTTATATTTAGATGCATCAACATTATGTTTTTTAGCACATTGTCTTGCATGAACCTTTGCATGAGCGGGGGATGATGCTAAACGATTATCTTTGCATACGGGACATTTTACGAATGCGTCTTCGTTGTCTGCATATTTTTCGAGCAGTATTTCTAATGATGATTTCTTTTTCTTCTTTTCTAAATCTTTTATTTTGATGCCCGGATATTCACTATGAACTTTTCTAACCACTGTATTTTGCAACTCTTTAAGGCTTCCTGACCACCATTCAGGCGCTGAACTATATTGATGCACGCGCGCTATCGCATTTGCTCCCTGCGCTTCTGAATTGACCGGAAAATGCTGAACATTTGATTTATTTTTGGGATGATTGACATCTACTGCAACTGTCCCTCTATGACGGGATTTTGCGGAGGGTTTTAGGTTTTTACTTTTCTTTTTTTCCTTTACCGCTTTCGCAATAACTTCTAATGGCTGATCACACCAATATTCAAACTTTTCTGCTAATTTATTAAAATCGCTCATAGTCCATATATACTAATTTATACATATATCTTTGTGAGGAAACTTCTCGCATTTATTATTGTAATATTTCTTATTCTTGTAGGATGCACTAAACCCACACCGTTATTATTTCCAGTATTATCTTCTGGCGGTGAATCAGTCCAAACAAACGTTTATATAGATTACCGTTTCTCTGAACCAGAAGAAACCAGTATAACTAATGCATTAAAATCTTGGGAATGTTCTTTAAATTACAAAATAAGATTTAAGATACATTATGATACTCATTATGAATATTTCGAAGCCGCTGACAAAAAAGATTTATTCATATGGAAGGTTGATTCTAAAAACGAACATATAATTGAGGCTGACAAAAAACTTGAACAAGGCGATGATAGAACGGATAGGTTTGTTGTTGGGTTATTTTTAATTGGAACTAAACATCCGAGCGTTATATTATTAAGGATGGATAGAATAGGAACTGATGATATTTGGACAATCTCGATTCATGAGATCGGACATTTTTTGGGATTAGGTCATTCTGATGACAAGAATAGTGTTATGTATAGATTTACTGACATAGGCTCTAATAAAATTACTGAATTAGATATAAAAAATGTCTGTTCTATTTATAGATTTAATTATAGTGATATGAAGGTATGTAATATTAAATGAAAATATATTATTTTTTTAGACTTTTACTACTATTAGTTTTTATATTTACAACAATTTATACGATACGATCGTTTATTCCAAAAACTTTATCAAACGATACACCGCAACCAATTATTGAACACAATGAAACATTACTAACAACACAATCTAATGAACCTATCTATATAAAATCTATCGTATTAATAGATCCAACATTTAGTAAAATAGAAGTAGATACAATAAAAGATGCGTTAGATCAATGGGTATATGCTACGAAAGGTATTGTTAATATAACCTATGAGGTGGGGTATTATCCCAATATAAAAATAAGATTAAACCCAAACACGTTGTTTAATATAATAAGAATTAAGCCAGCACAAGGAACCGATCCATTAATTCAACGAACGGATGATTTATTACAAGCACCTATTGCAGGATATGCCGATATAGACAATGAAACTAACCAAGATATAAAAACAATATATATTGTTAATGGAAGAATTGATAGTATCGAAGAATATAAAACTATTGTAGAACACGAGTATGCTCATAACTTAAAAATGATGCACTTGCGTGATTATTCTATCATGGCACCGGGCGCGGACTTTGCTTCATCATGTATTACATTGATAGATCTAAAATATTTTTGTTATCTGTATAATTGTGATCCTGAACTATTAAATCCTTGCGACACATCTCCTTCATGTTCAAGCGATATATTTCATTTATTTTAGAATAACAACATCATCGTTCTGGCTCGTTCTGCTGACGGAATCTCATTGGCGAATAATCTAATTTCTCTTGCGTTCTTACTTCGTAAGACTTTGTCCTCGAATCGTTTTATATCCATTTTTGGAAACATTTTGCAAAATAATCTACAATACATAAGACTTTTACTATTCAAAATTAATTCCTGAATTATTTCTAAATCTTTTTCATTTTTTGATACTTTTGCGTATTGAAAAATATACCGTGGTCGTTTTGATTTTAATACACTTTCTCTAAAATTAATATATGGGTATGTCTTAACGAAGCACATGTATAAGTATTGTGCTTTAATGTTGTTTGATTGAGCAATGATATCGCCTATTTTATTCTTATCTGCTCCATTAACAAAACAAGCAAAACGCGCCATTTCTTCAAAATCATTCGATTCAATGATCGCATTTTGGAGTTTTTGAATATTTGATTTTTCTATATTAGAAGCAAAACGGTAAATCAAACGCCCATTACCAGTTTTACATATATAATTTTCTATTCGCGTAGTCCTGACCCCAATGAACTCTAATTCATATGCAAGTCGCAACGCCATATATGTGTTTTTAGTCTCGAATATGTAATCTTCTAATTCTTTTACTTGTTCTAAACGCTCTTTTTTATTTTCAATTTTAACTACATTATGGATAGCAGAAAGGTAAATATTTTCCACATAGTAAATGTTGGAAAATTAGTATAATAGCGATATCGTGTTATATAACTTTATATATTGTGGAAAATGATATTCTATTGATTTTTGTAAATATATAGATTTGTCCTTGGACGATTTAGCATTAAATACACGAACTATAAAATCTTTTACATTTTCTATATACTTAATACGACGGTAAAAATAATTAATCGAACAACTTCCAGTAATACTGGAATCTTCGCGACAACACATCCAACATTTTTCAATATCAAACATTGAACAATTTACAAAACTCATTTAATAAATACTTCAACAACAAAAAATACGATACATATAATTGCAAACATTTCAATTAATTGGTCTTTTGTTATATCACCATCATGATGTCTCATTCATTATCCTATGTTTTCCTATTTTAATAAGATTAGCGGTTCGAGGATTTCGTAATATATCGGAAAATTATTTTTTAAAACATCAATAAATATAGGGTCATTACAATTTTGTATGAATAACTGTTTTAAGTCTTTGACCGAATTAAGTATTCTTATTTTATTTGAAAAATTATGTTGTGTTGCGTTTAAGCGCAAGTAATGTAATATCTCACTCATTTTTAATCTTTCGCAAAATATGCTAATCCAAGTATTGTTATTATCGTTGCAAAAAATGCAGCATAACTAACATCGTAGGATAGGAATGTCATTATTGAATTTTGACTTTCGGGAACTAATGTTAGCAAGCCTAATCGTATTCCATATATTCCCCCTACCAAAACGGCAATTCCCCAAAACGCTCCTTTGACGAAAAGAACATATAGGATATATCCTATGACTGCAAGTGATACTAACGCTATCATTTATAGTAATACCAATAGGTGCTCAATTTTATTCCATAAATCTTCGTGAGATACATTTAATGGCAATGGAGGATCGAATATTTTTATTATTTTATCTGGATGCCATCCATGGTTTCGCGTGTGTGAGTAATTATAGATTACATTTTTATTACGACAAGCATCTATTACGCAATTACAATTATATCGAAGCAAGAACTCATGTCCGCATAGATTGTGGATGTTCCTATCAAAACTGCATTCACCATCTTTACTTTGGGAATACCATATTGTGTCGTGGTTATTTGAACAAAATAGATCTAAACTTTCATTTTCCCATAATATATCACGGGGATCATCGTCCCATTTATCGTCGCATATAATGCATTTAGGATAGATTAGATTCATAAATTATTTTAGTGCATCTTGGCAAAAACGAGTTCCTGTTTCATACCATGCAAAATTAGGCCCATGGGCAAGTGTGCTTGGTCTCGATGCCTGTCTTACATGCCATATATGACCGCCTTTCAATGCTGAAACATATGGTTTTCCGCTTTCATTAATTACAAACTCATCTATGTTTCCAGCCATATCATGAACTCCTGTGCTACTAACACATAATGGCATTGATCCGCTTGGAACAAGGAGGCTTCGTAGCATTTCGGATGCAGGTGAATGTGGAGTTTTCGCGTGAAAGACATCTATTTTTTCATGTCTGTCAATATTGCATAGACCGCTATTCCTATGATAGCCGTCTCCATATGGAAGCGGACGCATTTCCTGACCTTCTGCTGCAAACGTCCATTCACTATCTGTGCATAATCGTTTTCCAATTTTTGCAGCCTCATCTCGTGCTTCATACCAAGTCATCCAATCACGAGGAACAACACCTTCCTTATTCGGAAACTCAAAACGGTCAATGCAAAATCTTTTATGAATCTTTGTTGTGGATAGACAACGTGTTGGATATTTGTATTCTCCGCAAGAACCCGATTTATACGGGCCAGGAATACGTTTCCCGTATGCATCTACTCCGTATAAACATATTTCTTCAACATTGGGGCAAAAATCTCCCTCAATAAATTGCATATCATCAGGACATTTCTTCTCATCAATCTTTTGTGTTTTCACATCACAACTATCGCTGCGATGACATTCTTCCGCAATCGCAGTTTCTTTCCCGCTAAGAAACGCAACTAACAACGCCGAACCCAAAATTGTTCCAACAATAATCTTTCTCATTTCAATAATACCGCCTTATCAATTAATTTGATTACTTCTTCTTTTGATAGATTGCTAAAATCTTTACCCGGACTATAAACCCAATCAACTTTATGCCCCGTTTCAGAAAAATAAAAATATGAACGTATTAATCCGTTCTTGTAGGAATTGGTTATCTCATAAACGTATCCATTATGTTTATATCGTAAGTTCCAATAGGTATGATTTTCATTATCTATATTTTGAAAATAATGGCTGTAATTAGTAATATCTTTATCAATATAGCATGCTATACTAAGTTCGAATGGATATTCTTTTGGACGCGCGACATTGGGATTATCGCCCATCTTCTCATACATCATATCTTTATTACCACATACGGGGCATGTATCATATTTAATTATATTTTTATATTGTTCTAATTTATTCATATTAGCAATAGATATTTTTTAATTTCATCAGCATACTTATGAAAACTCGGATTATATTCTATCATATCTTTATGATTTATAGCATTTATAGCATTTATAATTAAATAAATATCTGTATAAGAACTGTTATTATTTCCATAAAATGGAGCCACCATGGCGCGCATTAGATTTTTGGCAACATTTAGGTTTCTTTGCTCATATACTCTGATAATTGCTTCCCATCCAGAATGCTTTAAGTTTTCCATTTCTATTGTTTCAGTAAAATCTGAATCTTCTATTGTGAAGAATAATGTATTACCTTTATAGGCGCTGCTACTACGAATAAACATTATTGATCCTCAAACTAACATCAAGTATTTTGCAACTTCGTCTTTATATTTAAGGTATTTAGAATAATATTCTTTATGTTCATCACTATAATTAAAAATATCCATATGGGTAAAACAAGTCAATATATCATATTGATCCATTGCAAGTAATAAGTTTTTGACGACATCAAGATTTTTCTTCTCATACACCCAAACAATCAGTTCCCATCCAGACACTGGTGGAGGATTCACTATTTTTTCTATAAAATCCGTATCTTCTATAATCCAATCATCATCAGATTTATATGACTTAACGAACATTATTGAAAATCCTCAATCGAAAACAACGATACCACTGGAATGCGAAACTTCTTTTCTATATTTTCTTTACCACCAGCAAGGCGATCCACCACACATATAACTGCTACTGGATTATAGCCATTTTGATATAATGTGTCAAGGGCAATAATTGATGAGCCTCCGCTTGTGATTACGTCTTCGAGTAAAACTATACCTGACTTGTTGTCGGCGTAGCCTTCAATTAATTGTTGTGTCCCGTGGTCTTTTGCTTGCTTACGAATATACAATGCATTGACTGGTGAATGTATTATATCTGTTCGTTGCATTGCGCTATATGTAGATACCGCTGATGCAAGACTGCAACCACCAAGTGGAACTCCTGCAACCGTTCCTATGTTTTGGTATTGTCGAAGTTTTATGATTTCATCGAAGATGAGTTCTGCGGATAGTATATGTCCTTGCGATTGCAATAATGTGGGCTTGCAGTCGAGGAAGAAACTGCTCTGTTGTCCCGACGCAAGGGTGAATGAACCTTGTCGATAGGAATACTGTTTTAGGAGATTTAATAGTAATGATTTTGTTGTCATTTTATTTAATCAATTTCTTTTTGAGTAGGCTTATCGAGATCTTTAATATTTAAAAGAGATTCAAATTTACAATGTTTTCGTATATTTGTTTCTCCACCACAACCCTTATCAATTAATGATATAACTTTATAAACATATACGTTTTTTTGTTTTAGTAAATTGATAGCGTTAATACAATCTTGTCCATCTGTTAAAACATCACACAATATTATTACACACATATCATCTATGATTTCACCAGTAATATCATTATCATGAATAGCAATATGATTTATTGATTCGTCATCAAACCAACTATTGCTAATAGTTGCTACCGAAGTAGCCATAGCATAACTTCCTTCATTTATTGAAACGACCGCATCAAGTTTTGATTTTAGTGGATATGAAAAATTATGTCTCGATTCCCAAAACCCATGCCGTTCAATTACATCAATGATGTATTGACCTATCGTATATATGGCATCCGAATTAACGAATGTATTCTTACAATCCGTAAAAATATTATTTTTGTATGAATGTTCTATAACTAAATCTTTTACCTGGTCTTTTATATATATCATATATATTATTTGTCTGCTTTATTTTTTTCAAAAAAAACCATTATTCGTCTATGCCAATCTGGCATCCATAGTTTTATTTCTTCAAGTGAAAAATCGTGTTTTGCCATATTGATTCTATTTAAACAAAACACAACATTGTTTTTAACATATCCTAATTCTGGTATTATTTTATCTACACTAACTGCATCTCTTTGTTTTCCATGTCCCCATAAACATACCATTGGTAAATCAGTATAAAAACACATTCCATTTTGACTTTTATATTGCGATACAAAATCTTCTTTTGCTATATTAAAAATATAATTCTTTTTTGTGGATGCTCCTTTTATTTTTAAATATCTTTCGGACAAAAATATATTTATATCTGAATTTATATATTCTGATTTTTTTTTATAAGTGCATTCATAACAATATGTGAAATAGTATGTGCATCCTGTGGATTTTGTTCTGGTCGGAAACTCATCTAATGATTTTACTTCTTTACAATCACTACATTCAGCCAATCTATTATCTTTATCGATTATTTTAATCGAAGTTTCTTTATTAGATTTCAATTCTAATTTAGACATCAATACTTTATATTGAGAATTAGTTATTTTGAAGTGTTTCACAATATCTTTTTTAAAAGCTCCGTTTGCTATCATATCCTTAAAGGATTGTATTTCTGTTATTGATATGATACTATTTTTTCTATCATGACAACTAATACATGGTTTTCCTTGTGCATTAATTAGCCCAAGTTTCGTGGTATATTCTATGGTTTTATTACATACTGGACATTGTCTTGTAAATATCTGCATCTGGATCTCCTTTTCATAGATGGATACCCTAATGCATCTTTATGCGTAGTTTTTAGAATGAACTATACGGATCTCCGACGCGAAAAAGCGGAAGGGCATTCTCATATACCCATTTACATACCTTCGCTCTATCATCGATCCAAGCCCGAATGTTATACTTTCCATTTATATGCGTATGGAATAGTCTTTCTTTCAGTTTTACGTCGTCTTCAAAATTATCCGTTTCCCGCATGTATAACTCATACGGATAGCCAAAATATGTATTCAACCACTCTTCTGTCATCGCACGATGCTTATCTTCTCTTCCCGAAAAGAAAAATATCTTATGTCCATTGTCGTGATGCAATTTACACAATTCGACAACATGCTGATGAGGAGCATCATCAATGCAACGGGATGCATCGTATGGATTTCGATGTGATATCAGACACATAGTTCCATCAAGATCATACACAACGCATTTTGGAAGTTTTTCATTTTGTTGCATAGGTGCCCAATGACCTTCTGCTGCTGTTGTTCGTTTTGAGAATACTTCATGTTGCGGCTTATAAAATTTAAATTGATTTCCGCCGAGTTTTCCAAAAAACTTCTTCACAACATCTTCGCCAACTTTTGCATTGCCAACACGCTTGCTATCTCGTTCCAATAATTCGTCAAGCGGCACGAAAAAATGCTTCTCGAAAACCTGCGCATCGATATTCATTTTAGAAACAATCTCACATACCTCTTTAAAATGACGCGAACCAGCATTGACATTGTCAATTACAACATTGTATCCTTTTCGCAAAAACTCTTTCAACATGTGATTGCGAAGTGAATGTATGATTTTTTCGTTATCAGCGGAATACACGGATAGATCGATGCTATCACGCAAACTATCATTATTGATGCGTTTCCACACGCCCGGTTCTTTCCTAATCAATTCATGACAAAATGATGATTTCCCTGATGCTGGGACTCCGCGCAACATCATTATTTTCAATTGATTATTCATCGCACATTCAATTCTTTCATTTCTCTAACAACGACACTCATATAACAATGATTTATGGTCTCATCATAATAATATGGTTCTTCTTCACTCTCAAACGACAACTGAATATCTTCTTCTTTTACACCTTCTGGCGTATTGCGTTTAATAAAACTCAATAATTCTGGGATTGAATATGATAGATTTTGAACATCAATTCGTTCGCCAACATTTTTACAAACTTCAATCATTCTTGTTTTCTTTTTCTTTGCCATCTTATTTCCCAAACAATTTTCTATACGCATCAACACCAATCAACTCAACTGGTGATTTACCATCTATATTATCATAATCACTTTGATATGTTTCTGTATATGGTAATTCTAACTGTGCCATTTCCTCATTGGAAGTTTCTTTAATAATGATTTTGTATCCTTCGCCATCTCCCACAAAAAAATTAGTTCCAACCGCATCGCCATTTGGCGTAGGCTCATAATGTAATGTTTTTTCGAGCGCTCTCAATAATAACATTAACCCATCGTAATTTCCAATAATAAATGCATTGCTGTGGTTATATGCCTGACCGTATATGTGTATGTATGGGGTTTTCATTTTTTATCCATAAAATCTTTAAGTATTATTTGATCTGTTCTCAACTCTTCTGCAATATCAATATCACGATTACCAGACAATTTATTCATATGTTCTCTAAACTTAATTTGATCCATTGTTTTTTTTCTCATTCCATCAACAAGATCAACACCATAATTTCCGAACAACTCTCTATAATGTTTTTCACATATATAAGCAGTTAGATTGTGTCTTGCCGAAAACGGATCATCGTTCATAATTTCTTCGCCCACTTTTGCAATGGCATCTTCTCCACAATGGCACTTTTCACCGTTCGTATATTTTGATTTCCACATTTTATTTTTCCTTACATTAGTAATAGATACTTTTCTACATCATTCGCATACTTATTGTATGCCGGTATGTTCATTTTAAATTGCTCTAAATATGAGTGAGCAGTGGAAGGATAGAAAATAATCAGCCAATGTGCAATATTAGCGGCAACATTTAATTGTTTTTCCTTATATACATCTATAATTACTTTTAGACATTCGAATATATAAGGATTGGATGTAAATGAAAGCATCGTAGTTTCAATATTTAATTCAAAATCCGTATCATACACAATATAATGTGCTTGCTGTTTTGCCCCACAATATTCAAAACTAATACCTGTAATCATTTATTGCAACATCAATAATTTGAAAAATCTACACAATGTTTCTTTTGGTTCATTTATATTCATTAAAAGAACCGTATTCAAACAAAAATACTCGCCCTTGTTTCCAATTCTAAACCGAGTTTTGTTTTCCATTTTATCTATGTCATATTCTGAATCTATATTATCCACATATAAATCGATACATATGAACTCCTCATTGGGGCTTGCGCTCGTATGAGCAATTCTTACTTCCTTATATTCCATAAACCTGTTCCTCAACCCATTTCATCTTGCTTCCAAAAAACTTATTAACCACTTCCGTAGCTTGATTGCTTACATCCAATCCCGGCGCATAATTGAACTCCAAGAACCACCAACCATCTTTTCCGACAATATAATCAATTCCACAAACATCCAATCCAAACAATTCTTTTACTTTGCGTGAATGATCTATAACTCCTTGTGGCATCTCTGGATATAATGAAGCCTCTGCTCCGCTGCTGTTTTTTATCCACGAAGTTTCATTGTCAAAACGAAGATTAAACCAATCATCACCAATCCACAACACCCTGCAAGATACGCCATCAAAAAACGGTTCTATCGTTGCAATACCATCCCATCTTGGCAACTCTAATTCGTTCCTAACTAAAAACTTTCCTTGCCCTTGATGCTCATTTCCGGTCTTTACGACGAATGGATATTGTATTGGAATATCTTTCGTGTATTTGGATTGAACAACTACATTGGTATGTAAATTGGCACGAATAACCTTCTCCATGCACACATGCCTATTGTCTATCGCAAGCAATTTTCTTGGATCGGGATAGCAAGGAATATTGTTGTCAATTAGAAAATGGAAGTTTTGTCGTCTGATTGTGTCGTCGGAAACGTCTGCGTGATATATGCAACCAAGTAATTTTTCATCGTTATTTTTACGATGGAATGATTTATTGTCATTCAATTCTAATATCCGAGCATTCATGCAATGTTGCCACCGTTCGTGTTGAAACACAAGCGGTAATGTTATACGGAACTCACCTGATAGGAAAATAAATGGTCGATTCATAGTAATAGCGTATATTTTTCTAATTGTTCGCCATATTGTGGATACTTATCATCATATTTTTTAACAAACTGTGCAAGTTCGAGTATAGATGTATTTGAGGCGTGAGGTATCGCGGCATACTTACTGTATATTAACATAAATTTTATAACATTCTTTGCCACATCTTCATTTTTACTAGTATAAAACTCCATTACCGATCTAATGCAACATACAAATGTATATCCCATTCTTATACCTAATTCAACCTCTCCATAGGTATCATCAACGATGAGAATACTATGCGCGCTTTTTTCAAAAAAATGTGTTATCATTTTATTTTACCGGGCAAACCGCAATATCATGACCATAAGGATTTCCGGTGCTACCTACACCGTCAATTTTTTTCATTACGATGCAGTCCTGACCATTTACTTCAATGTGTTGTTCTCTTGGCTGATGATGACCAACTTGATACATTAAATATGGGAATACAATTAATACTGCAAGTCCAATAAAACACAATAGCCACACTTCCCAAGTTTCTCCTTGGGACTTATGACACAAGCAAGTATTATTGCAAGGGCAAGGCTTACTTGGCTGACGACTTTTCATTTGGGCGAACATTAGTTATATAATTGTGATTCGGACTTAACAACATCCAATGTTCCGGGGATGTCATGAACATTGTCAAACTTCTGAACGATCGCATCTGCGTCATCATAACCAATTTCCTGAAACTCTTTTATCAACTTCTTACTTGTTTTCTTTGCTACTTCTAAATCTTTTGATACCGTGAATAAACTCCATTTATCTTTCTTGCGATTTTTGATATATATTCCAAGTATCATTTGATTATTCCTTTGTGATTACGAATGATTTTCCACACGAACAAACTGATTGTATTTTTTCACTTTTTAGTATAAATCCTTCTTGCATCAAACTCTTCTCATAGTCTATAACGGCTCCTTGTAAATATGCCAAACTTTTAGCATCAACAACGATCTTTATATCATCGAAAAGAAACTCTGTGTCATTGGCACGAAGGTCGCCATCGGAATAACTTAAGGCTAAAACCGCTCCCTCGCAACCACCCGAACCTTTAATTCCGATGCGTAGGCGAGCGTGCTGGCTATTTTGTAATTTTGTTTTGGCTGCTGCTATGGCTGCTGGCGTGAGGGTCATACTGGCATCTCCTATGTCAATAGGGTAAAACTTTCATTTTCTAAAACGCGAAGTAATAAAATTAATTTATGCAAACATTCTTTGCAGGCATTGCCATCTTTCATATCAATACACTCTTTTATATTTTTATATGAATCACTCCAACTTATTCCTTTTTTACCACACCAAGATACACATAGATTGTATTCAGTATCTTTCAATATACATCGCATAATCGTCTCTCTACTAACTCAACGCATAAATTGTCCAAAAACTTTATATCTGGCATTTTCGGCAAAAGATTACTTGTCTCATAAATAACTTGTAAATCTTTATCTTCTCGTTCTGCAAACTCTACGATTTGATCGTAAGTCCATGCACCATTTCTAATGGCAAGCAGTTCTTTTCTATCCGGTCGTTTTACGATTACTTTGCCTGTTGTAAGTATTTCTCTACACATTCGCATCAATCTTACTAAATGATATGCGTGTTTTAAATCAATTCCAAACTTTGCTTCGTCTGCTGCACGCTTTGCGTTTCTGTTCTTCTTCCAAGTCTGATAGTTATCCCATTCCGTTTTAAGATTTTTATACGATCGCTCTTTTTTCATAAACTCAATGAAGTTATCATTGAAGCCTACTTTTCGTGATGCAGCAAGCCATTGATCATCTTTTGAGATTTTTAAATCCGTCAATATATCCGACATTGAGTTTCGGATCATAATTTTCATTGGTTCCGACAATTCACCAAGAAAATCGAACTGATATTTTTCCAATTCTTTTTTTATTTCTGCTTCCGCTGCCATTAATTGATCTGCCGGAATCAATGTTTCTTCTGGCAAACCAAACTCTTTACGCGTTGGAAAATGCGTTGGCGGATTTAGTAGATATCGACGATGAAGTTTTATCCTATTTAATTGCGAAACTGCATAACCCGAAAATGTAAAACGAACTCTTTTCGATAGAAACCTGTCTCTGTTTTGCAATAAAACATTGCCAATATCTGAAACCAATAAATGATCTTTATCGTCCGTAAATAATGTTTCTATGATCGATGGATTGGCAGCGCTTGCGAGATTGAAAAACTTACGAATATCATATATAACCGTGTCTGGTTCTTTTAGTTCTGCTTGTTCGAACTTGTTTTGGAAACCATAAAAATATGGCGCTGTTGGGATTGCAACACCCTTGTAATCGGAATCACTTGTAAGCGTGTCCGTGCCATACGCCTTGCTTCCATATAGCGTTAAATATATAACACCGCTTCTCATCCAAGATAGATGCGGTGATTGTTTTACAATCTTTTCAATTATATCATTCATCAAAAAATACATTCCCAATGCTTACCGCATTTTGCACACTTCCACTCAACTTCTTCGTCTTCTTTTATATAGTCGAGAATAAAACAATGCAATCCAAGCAAACATAATAAGCGTGTCATGGATGATCCTATTTGTTATTGTAAGTATGAAAAACTCTGTCCCACACGAATGAGAAAATGCCGAAGTTCGTGTTTTGTCTAACGTGATGATTATAGTGGAGTCTTTTCAAACGCGGAAAAAACCAAAACTTATGCCAAAAACTATTTTTTAGATGAAACGCATCGTGTAAAAAATTATTAACTGTGCCAACGATCGCCATCTCACCGAGAATAATTAATCCAATACCAAGTGGTATTATTCGGAAAACTGTTAGAAAGAATGCTGTCAATATAAATGGAGCAAACACAAGTCCGAATAAATAAACCGTGTTATCTTTTTTTGGATTTCGATATACATCGGATACAAAATCTTTTGGCGGGTATAAAATATTATGATGAGTTTTGTGAGCGATATTTAAGCGACCGCTCCATTTTTGGTGGAAAATCCAGTGAAAAAAATAACCCAAAAAAGTCATTGACATTAAACCAAATATTATCACCGCCAAGTACAATAACATTTTTACCTACTTAAATGCACCTTTATTACGTTTTCTACTACTATTGATATATATTTATGGGATCAAAAATATCAAGGATATCAAATGAAAAAGTTCAATCACCAAATTAATGTAAGACTTACTGATGAAGAAATTAAGGCTATGGATGCTCTGAACCAATCAATTTTTAAAGGTGAAGCAAATTATGCTATGCTATGTCGTTTCTTAATCAAAGAAGGTATTAAAAATGTTAGTAGCAAAAAATAAAAAAGAAAAACGATTTTACGTATATAAAATAATTAATATTATTAATTGGAAATTATATATAGGATTTACCACCAATTCCGCCACAAGAATGCGTGGTCATATTTATTCTGCAAATAATCCGAAAGCAAGAAGGTATCACTGTTATCTTTCCCGAGCAATTAGAAAATATGGTGCTGAAAATTTTAAATTTGAAGTGATCAGAGAATATAATTCCAGCCAAGAAATGAAAGCGGGAGAAATAAAATATATTGCGTTTTTCGAAACTAAAAATCCATTTTATGGATATAATTTAACCGATGGGGGTGATGGATCTATTGGGGTAATCGTTTCAGATGCAACAAAGGAAAAATTAAGCATAGCGGTTCAAAAAAGAATATCTGATGGAACATATCAATCACCAAATATTGGTAATTTTATTTTAACTCCCGAAAAAACACAAGATTTATGTATCGATTACAAATCTGGAAAATATACAAGAAAGCAGTTAGCAAGAAAATATGAAATAGGTATAAGTACCGTTGGTAGCATATTGCGTAATGCTAAAATAAAATCGCCTAATGATCGAACCTTTCTCACTAACGAAGGTCGCGAAGGTAAAAATAATTATGACAAACAAAAAGCAATTGAAAAAAGATTAAATGGGCAGTGGGCAAAAAGCCAAAAAGCAAGAAGAAAAATCAATGATCAAGAAAAGCAAACTATAAAAAAATTATATGCAACTGGTGATTATTCACTTGCTGATTTACAATCAACTTACAAGGTAAGCAGACAAACAATTTGTGGTATAGTCAAAGGAATTAAACGCCCTCTAACCGAAAAACGTCGCTCGGAACTCGCTAAAAAAATAAAAATAACAAAACCAATTAAAATAATTATAAATAGTGAAACTTATAATAAGATTATTGATTTAACATTTAATGAAAAACTTTCCGCACTAAAAATTAGTAAAATAATTAATATTCCACCAAAAACAATAGAAAAATTAATTACAAAATATAAAAAACAAAACAATATACCGCTTGGGCGTATTAAAACTTAACTTGATGTTTTTGGCGGACTTGAACTTGGGGCAGACCCGTCATCATAAAATTTTTCATAAGTTAATTTATCTAATCCGTAATCCCTCAATAAAACTTTTCCGTTTCTAACGCCCCAACTTGAAACTTTTCCCACGTCCCCCAACAATATATTTCCATCTACTACCATTGCTCCAATGCATTTAAATAATGGGAGATTTTTAATCTCATCATAACTTTTAGGTTCTTTAATCCAATTATCACTCTCATTATTATAGGCAAAAAATAAACATGACATAAAATTATCGAATCCGTATCCAATTATTTTTTTAAATAATTCGTGAGTCATCGTATCGGTAAAATGTGATATTAGCCATTTACCTTCTGGATCGGCAACTACAACCGTAGCAACACAAGGCTTTTGTAAGTCAAACTCCGCCTCAACTTTTATTTGAGAAACGCCTTTTTTATTTATCGCAATTTTAATTATTAAATCATCACTAATTTTGAATACCGCTCTGGCTGAGCCGGTTCCAAGTTTTTCCCAATGTTCTTCCGCCAACTCCACCCTATCATCAAAATCTTTCAACTCACTCAATTGTTTCAAAATCGGATCATTATTCTCCACAAGCGAAACTTTCAATTCCGTTGCTTGTTTCAAAAACTCCCTACATTTCTCGAACAATTTATTCATAACAATATAAATACCAATATATTAGATTACTTCCTGTAATCCAACGGATTTATCCTAATAATCTCTTTGTTCTTTTTCACGGCATAATCATAGCAGTTTTTAGTTCCACTGGAAACACCACCATCATAACAAAACAACATTTTATCACTATTATCTACGATCCATTGATTCCGCGTATTATACTTCCAATTTGCCCAACCCGCCCTATTGATCACTTCTATCTTATCTGCTTTTGCTAAAACATCATTGTAATGCTTTTTATCATATACTGACCAATATGCTTCTTGACCACTAAACGGAACTGCAACAATGTATGGTGTTCCTAATTCAATGCATATATCACCGATCATTAGATCAAAACCAATAGCGCCACCCATTATAGTTTTACTTGGTTTCAAGTCTTGAATAATGCTTTTCGTTTTATCATAAATAGCATTATACGCAGACTTCGGAAACGAAGCCTCGCCCAATGCACGATGTCCAGATGTTCCTAAAATCATACTATTTTCATTCCTATATAATTATAGGCAATGCGATCTTTTATATCTTTTGGTGTCTGTAAGCCATATAGTTTTGTAAAACTAATGACAGATGTTTCATTTTGATCTGCCTCAACAAGTTCTACTTTTTCTATATTACCATCCAATGAATAGTACGTTTTATATATAAGATATAACATAGTTTCCTTTATATTAGTAATTTATACGTATCGACATTGTTGTATAGTTTTTTGATATCTATCGTTTCTGGTGTTGGTAAGCGTTTTACTTCATCACCAAAAGAAAACACCACAATGTAATCTTTTGTTATAGTAAGGAAAAATGGCTGAATAACCAACTTGCTATAATAAACGGCAGCTCTATCCACATCTATATCCCAACCAATCCATATTTGAGATACCTTATTGTCTTCTCTTACTTCAATATATACTTTACAATCATAACATCTATATTGTAATGATGCGAATACATCGTTTTCTTTTCCGCAGATGCAACAATGGGCAAAATTATCTAAATTAGATGTCAATGCAAAATCAATTATCATTGTGTTTTATTCACATAATCGTAAAATGCAATACTTGCTGCTGTTGCAGCATTGAAACTACGAATACTACCGAACATAGGTATTTCAATTAAGTCATCACATAAATCCAATAACTCATCTGTAATACCGGCATTTTCTTCGCCAATAATAAATAATGTTGCCGGTTTATATTGATATTTACGAATATCAACTGATCCACGAGTTAAATTATTCTCTAATCCAACGAACACATATCGTTCTTTTAATTTCTTTACATCTTGTATATTTTTTATATTATTTACATTCATATAATGATAGCATCCAGCAGCGCCTCTTCTATCGATATGTCTTGCGCCAAAATAATAAAAATCAAAAATACCAAAAGAATTAGCCGAACGCATAATAGTTCCAATATTAAAATCTTTTTCAAGATTTTGCACCAATACGCCTGCTGGCAACGCTTTTTCTTTTAGATCATTTTTTATATCTTCCGTAGATACGTTTTTATATTGATCTCTGACATTGCGTTGCCATAAGAAACGGTTCTCTGGTGTGTCGAGGTGTGCAGGCGGAAGTGTGCTCATCGTAGGACTGTAAGGCTTCGGTGAGCGGAAGTCAAGACAGATCACTCGATCATATTTGTTTTAGATTTCTTAATTAAATATGTTTCCACTCGCTGATGAGTTTCTTTATCCATTGCATACCAAACTTCATCACATTTATCCAAAAACCCATCATTGTCTGATAGTGATCGATCTTTTAGCATTTGATCGATTAATTCAATGTATTCATTATATAATTCATCTTGTGTTTTCATTTAGGTTTCTTTTATTTTATTTACATAAGTGGCATATAAATCAACATCGCCGCTTTTTTCTATTTGCTTATCTTCATATGGAACGGCAATGCGTCTATAAAACTCATCTGCTATGTTTTTAAACACGCCTGTTATCGTAGCAAGTGTTCCATATTTAATTTTGCCGAATTGAATATCGATTATTCTCATTGCTAATTTTGTGCAAGTATAGTTTAACAATCCAGCATATGCTGTTTCGCTTCCATCTTGTCTGGCAAGTTCTACTATATTACCAGCCAATTGATCAATAAAAAGATCTAACTTGGGTCTAACTTCTGATTTAATATATGGCATAATATATACTTTCTATTCGTTATCTATCTTACAATAGTAAAATACTGCAATTAACACCGGGAAACTAATTGGCCAAAATAATCCGTATATGAGACCAAGAATGATTCTGGCAGCATTAACCTTTTCTTTATATACAAAAAATATTGGGCAGATAGCTATATTTAATATCGTTGCGTAAATTAACATATATAATAGCATTGTTGTCATTTTAATATCCTAACTTCATTTTTCTTCGGAATTAATTTTCCGCAATACCTGATGACATTCGGAACATCTTGGTCGAGGATCAACTCTTTGTTTCTTAACACCTCGTCTAATACCACCATCTCTTCCTCTGCTAATTGTTCCGTTTCCTTCTCGACACCAAGTATGCACGAGCATTGGAACAATGCTATTTACCATGCTAACCTGTATTTTGGTTTTATATACTATTTTATCAACTAAATCTTTTAATGTAGTTTTTTCATCATCTGGAATTGAATTTAGTAATTCGTATAATTCTAATTTAATTGTTTCAATTATATCTATTGGTTTTGTATGGGTATTATCGCTCATCGTATAAATATCTCTTTCTTTGGAAACACGTGGCATTTTGCCATGTGATCTCGTATAGTATCGTGTAATGTATGCACTCCCCGCGTGTGCGTCAAGGTGTGAGCAGCAAAAATCCGCTGCGGCTATAATTATTGTATATTCTCCTTTCTATATTTATGTATATCAATATGCTAAAAACAATAAAACACGGAATCAATCTTATACGCCATCATTTACGAGACGTAGGGTTATCTGCAAAACGATCGGGTCAATGGCCAACGGTCGAGAAACATTTTTTAGAAACGCATCCGACTTGTGCTGCTTGTGGAGGAACGGAAAGATTGAATGTCCATCATTGTGTTCCGTTCCACTTGGAACCATCATTGGAACTGGATCCGAATAATTTAATAACTATGTGTATGAGTATGGGAAAAGAATGCCACCTTAAAATAGCCCACGGCGGGGATTTTAAAAAATATGTTTCCGAAGTTAGAAAGTATGCAGCCGAAGTATTAGCCGACCCATCAAAATATGATGCCATTGTAAAACTTGCATTCGCGAATAGAAAAATAAATTAGATTTATTTCAATACCAGTAATTTATCCATTTTATTTACGGCTTCGACAAAATCTTTCCAACCTGATGGATCAATGAGTATAGCCCAACTACCATCATAAATACCAACAACGCCGTCCTCACGCAAAAAGATAGTTTCTTCACTATTACCATCTGTATATGGAATAAATAATTTCTTCATTTTAATACTAATAATTTTTCTAACCGTTGCAATGCTTCGATTATCTGTGGTAATTCCTGTGGATTAAATCCTATTGAGTTCCAGTTTTCGAGATTATTTTTAGTTATATTCACCCATCCGCCCACATCTTGGTAATTCTGTAATAAAAGCCTATCTGGAAAATAACCTCTCTGGCTTCTATCGTCGTGGTATATTAATCGAGTTTTTTCACTAACTGGAATAACGATATAATTTTCTTTCATTTTAATACCAGTAATTTATCCATTTTATTTACCAATTCCACAAGTGCCGACCAATCATCAATATCTACTGTTGTCAGTGGTGTTATAGCTTCTTGCCACTTAAACTCATCTGCAATATGATCCCAATCAATATAACTGTAAGAATGGATTTCGATTAAATCACCACGTATCGACGCTACTAATTTACGATCATTCGAAACTGAAACTTCTATTTTCATTTCAATATCAATAATTTTTTAATTCGTTCAATTGCATCAATAAATGATTGCGTATTTTCTGGTCTTATCACGAGACTTGTCGGATAAGATTTAAAAAATCGATCGTTTTGATGACGATCGATATTACCATCAATGTGTATCGTTCCGTCATCTGAAAGACTAACATCCATCGTTTCAGATATTCGTATTACTATTTCCTTCATTTCAATACCAATAATTTATTCATTCGTTGCAATGCTTCTGCCAATTCCAGCATTTTATCAGCAGGAAAATTGATCGTGTCAAAATCATCTTTGGTGTCATACCAAGTATTTCTTATTTTAACTTCTTCGCTAATAATACATTCGCTGGAATCAGCGGTTATACTGACTTTTAGTCTTCGTTCTCTTAAACCTCTTCCGTCGTTTCTGACGAATGGGATGAATAGTTCCATTTTATTTTAGGATTAGAAGTTTTTGTAATCGTTCCAACTGTTCCATTATACTTGGCAATACATGAACCGGAAAATCTAATGTGCTCGCGTATTCAGAAACATTCCAGCATCCTTCTTTGTAATACTGATCTGTGATTAGAATATTGCCTTCTGTTGTAAATCCAATTCGTAATCTACGATCTCTTGATTCGTAAAATGTTTTTGAATCATCGGGGGGATGATATGGTATAAATAATTCTATATCTGATAGATCCATCGAAACTCAATCTCCAAGAATACATACCTTTGTGTATCGATTGTAAAACTCAATCAATTCTTTGCCGGTTAAATGAAACATAACACGGCTCCCGAATGAGAATGGTCGATTATCCTTTCGGATATTGTATTTATGTTCCTTTGTTGTCGCAACCCAAAATCCAAACTTCTCTTCCAATACGAACTTTACTTCGTAAATATATTTTGGATTGGATTTATAGACTTGCTCGGCACGGTCGTGTCGCTGTTGCTTATCGATGGCAGATGCCTTTTCATAAAAATAATGATAGGCTCGATAGTAATTATCGAATGTTCTGGTCTCGCCGTCGCAAGTTATGGTAATGGAAGGTTTTTTTTGTATGGAGGTCATACCTGATACTATATCAGGTATGAGTTTTATTAAAAATTAATTACAATGATACGCGCATAACCAAGAATTAGAATTACCGTTGGGACAAGCCCTCATGCAATGAGAATGAATGTCCATACAAAACTCCCAAGCATTTCCGTATTCATCTCGTCCCATTTGACATATGGAATCTCCTCTACTATATCGTTCTCCATATAATTGAGTTTCATTATTTTTATTTGATGAAATCTTTTGATTATCATGTTCTGAACATGTATTATTTACACAAAATAATGCTCCCTCGCATTCAATTGTGTTTTGGCATTGTTCGCCTTTGTGAAGGGAACCGTGGTGAAACTCATCTGCTGTTTCAATGTGTTGCCGTTGTGAGCATATATTATTTACGCACAATAATGATCCTTTGCATTGAATGCTTTCTTGGCAAACTTCGCCAACATTACGCGATTCATTTGCAATTTTTTGATCACATCCAAGCATACTAATTGCGATTATTGATGCAATGATAGTTTTCATTTTTAATTTTCCTCTAACCAATTAATTTCATTTAGCCAAGAATTGAACGCTCCATACGCTTTCCCACTACGAAGGCTCATATGATATCCAGCGAGATCAATAAAAACTTCCCACTCGTTTTGCTTCATTTTATTTCTTATTTTCTCACCCGCCATACCGATCATAGCCATTATAACATCGAATGCGTTTGCTTGGAAAGCAAGTTCTTTTTTATCCTCCTCCAATAAAAACAACGATGGGAATGGCATATCATATTTATGATATATGTGTAAATAAATTAAGTAGCCACCAAACATAATAATATGAGCAAGAAACTGTTTCTCTTTTGCCTCTCGCAATTTTACTAAAAGATCAGGTCGGTTAGCCCCAGTGAGAATACGAATATTTGCTAAATCATCCGCAGTCTCAATAATATTGAGAATGTCCTTTTCATCTTTTGTAAGTCCCATATTTTTTAGTCTTATTAGACTCTTATAGTATTTGCGAATATAGTATTTATGTATAATTGATTTTATCGCTAATAATATTCCGCCTATCATAAGTCCGGCTACTATTAATACGAATATACCATCATCCATTTTTTTATTTGCCTTTTTATTTATTTTCTATCATGCCATCCAGTGAAGATTGGAAGAATGATTTGCCTGCGGGCGTGATGGTGTATAAAAATGTATGGTCTTCTTTTCCTGTTCTGATGAGATATCCTTTGTTCATTAGATATTTTAGTCTATAATTAATTCCACTACGTCGAGCCGGCAACTCCATTTTTTTATTTATTATAATTTCCTCATCATTTACAAACATATCTGATGTTATATTATGATTAATAACTGATAATTTTTCATATAAAATATCAGTATTTATACTTTCTATAATATGACCTTGAAATTGTTTTGGTTCATTTTCATAAAAACAAGTGGTTTTATTCCTCCATACATCACTTTTCCTAGTCATAGATATCGGGAAAACATTATCTATATCTTTTAATAAAAGCCGTGTCTGATGGTCTGAACCAGATATAGTCCATCCTTTTTTATTTTTACCAGCCATTTGCATGGTGAATTTAATATTATATCTATCGTTTAATAATTTTTGTAAAAATAAAACATCATCTTCGGTAAATCCCTGCGTATGAAACTTTATTCCTAATCTTTTTTCATTTATTTTCGAAACCCTAACATGAGCATCATCACAAAGCCATACCGCTATAATTAGCGGCGTTAATTTTAAATCTTTTGGTATTCGTTTTTCTCCTGTTCCATACCATTTATTATGGTATTCTTTAAACGCAGGGATATAACGACTTTCTAAATTACAATATGGGTAAAACTTTTGATACCGTTCATCCCATACTTTTCCTGTTGTTATTGCTTTATCTCTACATAGATTTCTGAAAACTTCAAATTGCCATTCCAAATATGGAAGATCATTAATCTGTCTTCTAATTGTTAGTCTTGGGCTAATACTATCTTTTCGAATACCGAGGCAACCATCTCCCAGTAAAGATCCGATTAAAACCTGATGTTGTAAGTTAGTTAATGTTTTAGCGTTTTTATTTATATAAACCATAGAACAAGCCTCCGTAATAGTGAGTTCTTATTCTATATCGTATAATGCCTAAAAATTAAAAATTACTCATTGCGCAATGACTTTACTCTACCGAATGGCGGCCTCCATTTATTTTCACTTGTGCATAACCATAGCACATCTGTTTCCTTGCCCGGTTTTTTGACATCATTGAGTTCTGTATCACTCAAATATAAATCACTGATAATAATGATTAGATCTACCTTGCCACAATGTTTCTCATACTGATTGAATACGAGATTAACTGCGGTACCTCCGCGTCCGACGGCAATCAATTTTGCCAGATTTTCTTTATCCGCTTTCTTGATCTTGACCATTTGATCCCAGTACGCAACGCAATCAAACGCAACGCAACTCAATTCACCGCGTGTATCAATTACTTGCAACTGACTAATACCGTGTGCTATGTCTTCTGCGCTCATCGATCCCGAACAATCGTATGCTACCAAGATATTAAGAAAATAATCTTCCTTCTTGGGAACATATAGCCCAGCAAACAATGGTCTGCTCTTTGGTTTTTGCCAATTATTACGTCCCATGCCGTCTCGTTTTTTGGTCATCAATTGTCTAACGATGTCTTCCCAACGAATCTTAGGAGCGAGCAATTCACCAATCTCATCTTCCATTCCAAGTGGAATTTTGCCACCAAGACGTTTTGCCATTTCCGCAGCATCATACAATCGCTTTGCCAATTCATCTTCTGACACATCACAATCCATGTGTTCGTCGGTTAGATCGCCATGACCGAATGGATCAACGTATTCACTATCGCCACCGCCACAAGTCGGGCAACCACATGACCCACATGAACCTTCTTTGTCGCCGGGTTCCCCACAACTGCCACCTTGACCCTGACCTTGTTCCTCACCATCGCAGCAAGCGCCACCTTCGCCCTCGCCCTCTTGTTGCCCATTGCCAGCGCCAGATTGCCCTTCTGAGCTCTCTTCGCCTTGACCTTGCCCTTCCCCTTTGCTTTGACCTTTGCCGCTTTGTGGATTATCGCATTGACCTTCGTGTTCGCAACTCTCACCTTCATCGGAAGGATCGTGCTGATCGTTCTTTTGACCCTTCATTCCTTTACCAGCATGCGAACCTTTACCAGTGGGCTTTTGAGTTTTCTTTCCTTTACCAGTGCCGGGATTAGTCTGGTTATCCGCTTGTTCTTCGTCTTTGGCATTAGCAGCAGACGGATCTTTGCCTTCGGCTTCTTTTTTAGCCTTCGCTTCTGCGTCTTTCTTTTTCTGGTCTTCAATTTGCTTTTGAAGTTTCTTGTATTCATCTGGCTTTTTATACATTCCAAGTTTCCCACATTTCGGGCATTTGGGAATACAAGAATACAAGTATGCATAGATATTCTCGGGCTTCAACATATCGCCTTCGAGTTTTTCTTCTGCATAATACATTGGAGGAGCATCATCACCGGGATGCTTATATGCAGGATCCGCTTGCTCACGAAGATTATGGATCGGATTGAAGTGCGCGAGTCTTTCGGGAGGATTGAACGGATCTCGATACAATTGAGCGAGTTCTTCTAATGCAATGAAGTCTCCGAGTTCTTTTTTGAAGTCTTGGATATAATCTTTACGACCACGCGATTTTAGATCCATCAATGCAACGTGATTGACCTTGTAGTCAATTGCAATATTGAATAGACGTGGAAGACGAGATCCGCGACGGGAAGGATGACTGAGATGTGCGTGGAGAGCCTCATGGATTACAACTAATCGTAGCCCAATCTTTGATTTCTTGATTACGAAGTCAGGAGCCCAAAAGAATTGCCTGCCATTCGTAGCAGCGGTGCGCAATACCTTGCCCTTCATATGTTTTTTGTATTTTTTTACCTCGTCAGATATTTGATCTTTTTCTTCTTTTGTTAGTTCTTCACCATTAGCAAGTTTCTTTTCAATTTCTTTTTGCTGTTTTTCAAACTCATCAATTTGAACGCCCATCGCATCGCATATATGAGGGAGCGGATATACTAAATTGAATATAAAGGGGTCACCCCCAAGATTACTTCCAAGGCCCTTGTTGTCATATGACAACGATAATTCTGTAAATACTGCTGATAACTTGTTTTCAGCCTCTTTAACCATAGCCGGATCACATTTGCCAATAACTTTGCTAAACTTCATTTGATTTTCTCAATGATGAAACGTTAAATTTGCACATTTTAATACTATAACCACTTAACCGCGTCTGTCAAGGCTTCTTTTTAGATCGCTTTTTATTTGGTTTTTCAAACTTTGGCATAGGCGCAATTCCATTGCTCTCATCTCCAAACGCTGCTTGCGCGCATAAATCAAACACAATTTCTAACTTCATATCTGGTCGCTCATACCGATCATTGATGATATCACATATATGAGCCAGCAATCCTTCAAGTTCATATTTTTTCATTTTCGCTTTCATACAATTTTCTCATCCTCAACTAAATACTTTTCTTCATCTGCCACTTCTTGCCAAGTCTTTGCAAACTTCAATCCACCGGGGCAATAACCATTATCACCAACAACACGTTGTGCGAAGTCAATGTAATCATTCAAGTCAAGATCATTAAAATAATCTTGTCCCCAGTAATCAAAAATCTCGTCTCTTGTCATTCCTTGAATGACCATAGCGATTATTTGATTTATTGTAATACGATGACCGGGGAGGCAGGGCTTGCCTCCACAACGGTCATCATCTATTTCAAACGCTATCGTTCTCAATTAGCCATTCATACGACCAGATAGTTCCCTCAAAATTGCATCGAACTCTGGCGATCGATCAAGATCCATATCAACCGTTCGATCAAGTCCGATTTGTGATCGGATACTAACAAGTGCCAACTCCGGATCAACCTTTCGCAAGAACCTTGCAACCGTTTCTGTCTCTCGCGGCAACTCACGAGCATCCTTCTTTTTGTTCTTGTTCTTTTCTGCATTCTCATCAAGAATGCGTGCAAGACGAGAACAAACAATCATGCATGCAACACATCGCTTGCTTGGTTCGAGATCATCAAAACCCTTGATGTCTTCGCCGCGCATAACCTTCTCAACGATTGGGAGTAGAACCTGATAGTGATCGAAGTATGCAGCATACTTGATACCAGCCTTACGACCAACGCAACCTGATGCTTTGAGCGTTAGAAGATTATGACCCCATTTATGTTGCTCACCAAAATTGACGATTTCAGAATAATTATGCCAACCGCGTGGAGAAGGATCCGCATAAACATCGCCCGGATCTGTGTCGCCGAAAAGATCGTCGGGATGATCATGAAGATACGCTGTAATAGAAGCGTGGATCTTGCCTTCCTTTGCTGCCCAGTCAAGCCATTGCGTTGTTGTTGCTTCAACAAGATACTTCTCTGCACGGTCGAGAAGTGGCAGCGGCGGACGAGAACCACCTTCATTGGGAAGATTTCCTGCCATTAGAACGGCTTGGAGATTAGGAAGACTGCGACCATTGATTGTGTGGAACTGGGTAAATTCAAGCAGCGGTGCAATAACGCTATGATCCATCTTATCGATTTCGTCGAAGAAAACGACAACCTTTTCATTGCCCTTCATTAGCGTTTCGTAGTAATATGGAAGCAGGAACTTAATGAACTCTGCTTCCTTTACGTCCATAATCTTCGGGAATCCACCTGCGTCCGTTCGTTCGAACGTGCTGGCATTAAGATATAATGAACTAAAACCCGAGTTCCTAATGCAAGACTTACCAATTGCTGACTTACCGCTTCCACGTCTTGCGCACGAGAAAACGTTCCCGCCAAACTGAATCGTTGCAGCCGTAATGTCTGCAAGTTCCTTGGTATTGATTTGCTGCATGTTAAAATTAGATGATGGTGATGCCATTGTTTTCTTCCTTGTTGTGTTGTTTTGTTGTTGTGTCTAAATTACCGAACTTCAAAATCGTCGTTATGAAAATCCCAATGTCTGCAATCTGCAATATTCATTTCCAAAAAAAATAACTTCAACATTGAAAAACTAAAAAATATGCCTGGGTGATCTTGCTTATATCTTCGTTTCAAGTATAGTTCCCACATTGATGCAAGATTGCCACGCCATTGAAACTGAAACTCAAACCATTTATTTGATATTGGGAGCGGGCAGGAAAAGATATAGGATTTATTTTTCACGCCAAAACCATTAGTTTTCTAACTTTTTCAATACTATCCGCAAACTTATCAAAATCGCTTTCCACAATATACATATCGCTAAGATTTATCCATTTATCTTCTTCTTTATAATGCTCTTGAATATAAATATATATTGCACCACTCACTACGATTTTAACTCTATATCCTTCTTGAAGATCGAAGGTTAGTTCTTTATTTTTCACATCAATACCAATAATTTAGATGCTTTTATGATCGCATCACCAAGCGATTTCATATCCTCTATTGATATCGCTCCGACATGATCGGATACCCAATTTCTTTCAAAATGTTTTCCGTCTGTTGTTTCCCAACTAGCCATACGATCAAAAATTAAGTCAATACTACCATCATCAAAAACTTTGACGACTAATCGCCTTTCCATTTCGCTTTCGATTTTTAGTTTTATTTCTTTCACGCTAATACCATTAGTCTTTTTACTCGTTCAATAGCGAGTGATAGCCCTTCAATCTCGTCCATATGAATGACTATTCCACTGACTATTCCACGAGAACCAACACTTCCTAATGTCATATAAATATCATTAAAATCGGCTCTATATTCAAAAGAAACCTTTGATGTTTTAGAAAGATCAAAAATCATCTTTTTCATTGACCCCACACCAATCCTTCATTGTCCCAAAACACGTAATTACCATCATCCAACTCGATTAGATGCAACTGTTGTTTTAGATTTTCCCATTTGACTGTCAATACATATTGACCATTTTGCCAATGCGAACCATCTTTATTATTGACAATGCAAGTCCCTAATCCAACAAGGTATTCAAGGACAATAATTGAAACCTTGTCATCGCTGAATACCGAATAACTGCAACTCTCATCACTTAACTTAACCGCTTCCTTGCTGTTCGTCAAGGCGGCAACCGAAACTTCCGAATACATCCTACCTTCACCTACAAGTATCTCAAACTTCAATGTTTCATTTGGTCGAGATGATATTGCGAATGCTGTTGCATCCTGAAAATACTGCTGTCCCGTCATATCATCGAATATGAATTCGGAACGAACATAAGATATGAATGGAGGAATATTGATTAACATAACAATTGATATTTATCCCATTGGTCTTCTGTAAGAAAGATGTATCCTTGTTCAATAAGTTCCTTATCTAAAGCATTAGATGCTTCCTCAAAAGAGGAACAAGACACGCTTGGATCCCATTGAGTTCCGCTTACATGATACCATTCACCCTTGACGGCTCTCCATACATAGAAACTATTGTCAGAACCTAATAAACGACGACAATAACTTTCTGAACCAAGATTACCATTCACATATGGAGAAAGATATTTTCTACTCACGATTAATTAATGTTTTTCTTACTCTTACCAGTAGCCTCTGCCGGAATTACAAACTTGTCTTCCGTGGATTTTGTTTTCTTTGGTGCTGGCATGTCATAAACATATACCGGCATTGAACCAGCATTTGCATAATACTTCTCTTGTTGCTCAACCAGTTTTTGGATTGTTTTTTCTTCGCGACTATACTCTTTTAGATATATCGCCAAAAGAAACCCAAACCCACAAACGATGAATACTGCTAATGCGAGGAATAATGCTGTTCCGATTGTCATTTGCTTTCTCTACTTTCTATATAATGATTGAATAATTTTCTTGCTTTTTCCGAAACCTGTGCTGCTTGTTCTTGTGCTTTTGATGCCTTAACCAATAATTTGATATCACCAAGTTTTTCTATTGATGCTACGAATTGTGAGGTTTTAGTTAGTAAATCCATTAGTAAAATACGGAATTATTAGATATCGATTACTCTCACCGGATTGACAACTTCATATTTAGCATTTAAAATTGCACAATTAGCGAATACGATATCATTGATTACTTTAACCCCGCTGCTTGGATGACAATGCCCGAAAATATGAGCCTTCAATGATTTTAATTGTTGAATGCGTTTTGCAAGCATTTCGCACCCGATATTACGAATAATCTCTTCTCCAAACCAAACCTCTCCTGTGAAAACCTGATCGAGAATATCATATGGCGGTGAATGTGTAATTAATACATCAACATCATCAGGTATAGCATTCCATCTTTTTGCAATATCTTCACCTCTCGAAGCCATAAACCAATATTCACCATACGCAGGTGTCCAAGGCGAACCATAAAACTTCACTCCATCAATTACATCTTCACTATCTTGCAGATATGTAATACCAGCATCTTGTATATATGTGAGAGCCATATCGCGATAGTATGATTGTGCTTGGAATCGATCATGATTTCCGAATATGACATACTTTTTTTTATGAGAAAACGATCCCATCCATTCAGCAAAATCACTCATAATTTTTAATTGACCGCTAATGGTAATATCACCAGCATGCACCAATACATCGCCATCAGGTATATTCACCCTGCGATGATGTCCATGCGTGTCGCTCAATCCAATTATTCTCAATTTACTTACTCGGATATAAAAACTCACCCAGCATTTTTACATACTGGGTGAGAGACCAACGAACAACACAACTAACGAAAGGAAACAAACAATGAAACGAATAAAATTAAACTTTTGGAAGAGATGGAAGATTAACTTTTGTAGATACCCACTGATATAGCGCTTCAAAAGAGTGGACTGGGCTAAAAAGAGCATCTTGGACGAAGTTTAAGAGATATGTTTTTACGTTGCTCGTAAAAGACAATTTGTCAACAAACATTGATTTTGCTGCAAGAACAAGACCAAGAACGCAACCAATACCAAGATACCAATCAGCGTGTGTTAAAATACCCCAAACACCAACGGCAATAACACCTAAATGAGCAACCAACCAAGGCCATGGCTTGCTACGATCTACTTTAAAAAATACATATAGACCGTATATTGCGAGACATACTATATGGAAAAGGCTAAACATATTGAACTCCTTGTATTTTTGGGATTAACCCCCCGATTACTAAATAGATACAAAATTATGCCTTGTATTTATTGTCCTTTTTTAAAGAAAGACTTAATACAAGGAAGTATGTCATCGTCGGATCCTATTGTTGCAATGTTGACCTGATCGTTATCACCAAAATCCTTTTCAAGATAGCGAGCAAAATCACCCGAACCACCATTCGTCTTTGTTTCACCAAAATTGAAAGCATTACAATTTGGAAGAATACGCTCTTTTAGTAATTGACCGCATAACTGATTATCGCCATCACTAAGATTATCTCCATCGCCTCCGGCAAACACATAAGAATTATATTCCGAAAACGGAAACTCTTTTTCGAGTAAATCTGTAAGTAATTTATACGCTGATGATATTTGCGTTCCACCAGATGAATTAATTTTAAAAAACTCATCATGTTCAACAATAGATGCTTTTGTATCGTGAATAATAAAAACGCTTTCAATGTTTTTATATGTTTTACCAAGAATTAAATCTATCCAAAAACATACCTTCTGAAACCTATTACGAGCCTCGTCTGTCATGGATCCTGAACAATCGAGAATATATGCTATAAAACACGAAGTTTCCGGCTTCGGCTGAACATTTGATGTTTTGTATCTAAAATCATTTTTTTGAGGAATAACAATTGGATTACTTGGATTATACATTCCTGTTGAGATTTGTCGTTTTAATGCCTCTTTATACGAGCGCTTAAAGTGTTTAAGTCCATCATTGCCTACCCGCGAGATCTGATCCCATTTTGCTTTTTCTGAATTAACACCGCCCTTACCTTTTGGTTCAAGATCTGGTAATTCAAGTTCCTCTTTGAGCATATCAACAAGTTCATCGCGATCAAACTCAACGAACATATGATCGCCTTCACCTTCGCCTGCTTTATCACCTTTGCCGGGCTTACCTTTACCTGGCCCCATTGGATCGCCAACGTCGCCTTCGCCCATGCCTGAACCACCGCCTTGCCCACCGAACGTAAATCGTGGAAGATCAATGCTTGCCAAGGGCACTTTGATGACTTTACCGCCAACTTGCGCGGTCATAGCATCACTCGTCGCAAACCTTTTTAAGTCTTTGCGAACTTTACCTTTAACAATCGAGTGAAAGCGATCGACATCATTACCGATTTTCATAGCAGCATCCTTTGGTTAAATGCTATAATAATCACCCCCAGCCAGCCTGTCAAGGCTTACATTGCCCTACATTAGCAACTGGTATTTATCCCATTCTTCTTGGGTCAAGAACACATATTCATCATCCAATAATTGCTTATCTACATAATGTATGGCGCTGCTCAATAATGAGAATATTTGACTGTATTCTCCTATTACTCGTCCACAATAATAAAGCCTGTTTTGTACTTTAGTTTTTACTATATTTCCTACCAACGACGGAGCCCCGAGTGATAGTCTGTACTGTCTCCATTCTCTTTCCGTTTCTGCAACGATGATCCAAGGTGATACTAATTTTGTCTTATCCATAATCACACCAGCAACCTATACTTATCAAACCCTTCTTCCGAAGAGCATAATTTATACCCGGCACTTATTAGTTCTCTGTCTATACTACCCATAACAATCCAAAACTCATGATTGGAATCATGCCCCATAATATGTGATGCTCGAATGATATTATTTAACGATATTCTGTAATATCGGGTGTAATAGTCAAACTTTCGTGCTCGCCAAGGTGATAGTATATAACTTTCTTTCATATTAACAACGAATATTTGTCCCATTGTTCCTGATTACATAATATATAACCAAGATCAGTTAGTTCTTTATCAATCAGATTCTGTCCTTCTTGTATGGAGGAAAAATCACCCATTCTATTATAAGATGAACATATTATGTAATGTATTGCACGACTAAATGATTTATCAAAACCGTAATAAGCAACCCACGCACCCCACAACTCTGGCTGTAAATCGTTTCCGCCAATTCTCCATCTAACAAAAATATTTGTATCGATTTGTTGTTCATCAACAAAAACTGACCAAGGTGATAGTAATTTACTTTCTTTCATATCAATAACATCTGTTCTTCTGTCAATAGAATATAACCACCATTAGTAAGTATTGTATCTAAACTTGTTATTGCTGCTTCTTTTGTATTAAAACTTCTATAAGTTCTTGTATGTGTCCAAAAACCAACATTTGTTTGATACACCATACAAATACATAAATTATTTTTCACAAAATATCTTCCAAAATCACAACTTGGGCGAGCATCAAGGCGCTTAACTGGACGATATGGTGTTAGATACTTATGTTTATCCATTAAATTAATAATGCCTGTTTTTCTGTCAATAATATATAACCCTGTTCAATCAATCTTTGATCCAGATCTGCCATTGCTTCTTGCAAGGAAACATGTCGTTTTTGTTTTGAGGTTATAAGCCAATATCTTTCCTTGCTCACAAAATCCATTGAACATACAATATGTCCATCAGCAAAAATATCTAAATATTCTCCTGATAGAAAACAACGAACATATCTATCTAAATTGAGCATTCGATCAAGCGGTAAGCGAACCTTTTGATATGGCAAAAGATATCTAGATCGATTCATCTGTTTCAACAATTTTTTTCAATTCAATCGTCGCCAGCCATTCTTTTTGCCAAGATTTTGTTTCTTCTATATACTCAATAGCATCTTCTTTTGTATCGAAGTATTTTGTTCTCTCTGTTCGATCATCTAATTCCGTTGTTATGTTGCCAAAACTATCTGGCAACCAACATATAAAATAGACTTTATAGTAAGTTTTACCATTCATAGTATTCTGCTGTTGCCTCTTTACACATAGTTATATAATTAGCCATATGTGTTAGCGCTTCTTCCAAGCCAATACATCCATCGAGGTCATCACCAACTTCCATTCCGCATTCGGTTTTACCATCGATATCCAACCGAAGATACCCACCACGGTATCTAATATAGACATCGTGGTCATCAATTGTTTTTCCCTCCCATTGTGATGGGCAACCAAAACAAGTTTGTTTTATTGTTTTTATTTGGTACATTCTGTTTCAATCTCCGTGTATAATTTATCGTATTCTTTTCCGAATACCTTTTTTGCCTCACCAATCAACAATTCCAAAAACTTTTCTTCATCCTTCGGTTTTGCCACGGCATGTTTGTTTTTAGTTATATGTTGGATGAACCGCTCTTGTTCAATAATAAATCTGAATACCGCATCAACTGCGAACTTATTCTTTTGTTCTTCGAGATTGGAACGAAACTGCTCCAATGATACTTTACGATTGTAAAAATAGTTTTCCCTATGAATAACTACATCAATGGGATTTGCTCCACCTTGTTTCATTTATGTTCAGGGCAAAATGCTTTGATTACTTTCTCTTCCTCAATATCCAATTTCCAACCAGCATCATACAACGCTTTAATTAGATCTCCCCAAGTTTCCTCAAACTGTTCGAAACCAATTGATTGACATAATTTGCAGCCATCATGATCACATACGACATTTATATGTATTGCCATCTTATACTCCGAGGTATTCGTTTAACATAGTATCAATTTGCAATTTGACAAAAGGATCACTAATCAATTCTGCTGGTAAATCATAACCTTGGAATGGATTCATCCATAAGTATATTGCAGAATGAAAATTGTAATCAACTATTTCTTTCCAATTAGAAGCAACATCAAAACTTGGATTTATTCTTTTATTAGCATAACATTGCGCCAAGTATGCTTTCTTTTCATAATTAGCACGGAATAGGAATGGAAACGGTAAAAGATATAGAAAAGAATAAAATATGTTTCTATTACGATCCATTACATGTACGATCTCATGCAGTACGCGCGCTGGGTCTTGTTCAACCTGATCTAATGAAACTACATAAATTGTATTTCCGATTGTCGTCCAATAGTTTGTCATGAATGCATTTGTTTGCCAAAACATTATTGCTGCAATGGCTTTCATGAACCATGAAGATTTCTTCTCAACTATATTCACTTCTGGATAGTATTTTTTTATAACGCTAACTATTGATGCCATATTATTTACTCCAATCACTAACTAATTTTGGTCTATGTATGCATTATGGGCATGGCTCTTTTGCTCCTGCATCAAGGCATACTTCATATGTATAGCACACATTGCATATCCAATCACCATTGATCGTTTTAGCGTGTGTTATATATTTATTTCCATGTTCGCTCTTGCAATCCTTGCAAGGGCAATAATTACAATAATAAATCATTAGACTTCTCTACTTTAAAATAGTTAATCTATCTACATTAGAAAACTTTTTCAAGTCTTCTAAATCAATCTTAAATCTTGCTGTCTTATTTATCGTATAACAATCTTCAATGTATGGTATTTCGCTATTATCTAATTCTTGTCTGATATACGGAAGCATTTGATCATATACATGAGATCGTTCATGCGGAGGGTATTTACCCGAATACGACGATACAATAAAATCGTCAATAACGACTTCTTTTCTGCCTGATTTTATTGCTGATTTTGTATTGTCGAATACATTTTTCCACATCACTGCAATAAAATTAGAAACGAACTTATCATCTATATAAGCGAACTCGTATTTGGTTTCTGAAAAGATCTTTATTAATTCTATTTTAGCGTCTTTTTTTTTCACCGTTATCCTAATATAAAAAATATCTTACTGTCTTTTACGCATAATTTATATAGTCTGTTCTTGGGCAATTTAGATTTCTTCACAATAGCATTAATAATTGCCATTGCAATTTTTAATTCCTCGTGTTCAACGAAAAAATTGTTTGTTGCGTATGTTAATGTCTTTTCTTTATTATGAGGATATTCGAGACTCGGATTATAGCATACCGCCTCAATCAATAATGATTTACCTCGAACGAACTCTAAATTAAGCACACGAAACTCGAAGCGCTGCTTTTGATAGCGGCATTCGCCCGATGATGCTGTGCTTGGTGCGTTCATAATAATTATGCCATTTTATTGTTAGTATTTTAGCCTTATGGATTTATAGATAGTTGGGTTTGCCGAGAAGTCTGTTATGAATGTGGATGTGGCTATTTTTTCTGGATCAGAATCACAATCATCACCCGATTCTTCTGAAACCGGTTTCTCATCTGGATTTTGATTAAAAAGATTAATGTAATCCTTATATCTTTTATTTGCTGGTAAGTTTGATTTAGTTCTATCGTAAAACTTATACCTTGACAAGCCTTGTTCTGAAAATGCTAATATGGATGACGAAACCGTGCATTTTCCGGCTGAATCTTTTGATTGTTTAATTCTAACATAATCAGTATTAGCAAGGGTTCTTTTTAATATTTTGTAATATTCTAACCACTCCTTATCAACAATTTTATCAAGTTTAGAGTGTATATAGGTTGATTTTGATGATATTCTATTAAATATAATATCATCTGATATTGTATGAACCCCTTTTGGAAGTTCTTTAATTATCATTGAGTGTAATATGTATGAATGAGCGAGGAAAACTTTTTCCTGATTTCCGAACACTAAATTAAAACCATTATACATAGACGGATTAATTTCTTCAACGAATTGAATTAAATCGCGAAGCGTAGTTCGTCTTAATGCTTCCATTACAATCTTACCGCGAGTTTCCAGATCTGGATTGGTTATACCTTGATTTGTTATTCCAACGAATAAGGAATGACCATTTACCGCAAGCCAAGTTCCACCTTTCAATTCATCTCTACCACCAATAATAATTGGCTCATTAGAAAGTAATTGAACACCAGATGATGGGCGTGCAATATCTTCATCGCGATTCGATGCAATAACAAGCGGAAAGCCCTTGTAATGATGATTAATTGCTATAATGGAACACATTATATTAGGATTAACCTCGTGTTGCTTGTATTACTTTATCATTTTGAATAATAAGATTTACCCCAGTCCAAAATATCATTGGAAAAATAAATACTTCGCCGTTCTTTTTTACAATACGAATATTATTTTCACCATTAAGCTTCAATGTTCTAATGGCCTGTTCCTCTGTCATACCGACAATATGATCAATGACATCATCGTGCGTTGCTTTAACTGTTGCGTTATGTTTAATTGTTGTCATTATGCTACCCTCTTTAATACCATATCTACTCGATTTGGCTTTAATTTAACGATATGTTCTCTTACTTTTCCGTAGAAAAAAGTTCTATCTTTTAATCCTTCTATTCCTTTTGTTGCTTCCAAAACACTAACCATTGCTGGAATGTTTAGTTTATCAAAATTAAGGAGACGCAAAACATCATCAATTATTGTAAGTTTTTTTTCTTCACTCCATTTATTTATGGTCGTAGATATGTAATCAATTGTTTGAGAGGTTTTGTTTGTTTTTAGTAAATCACCAACTTTATCTATAAATGCTTCACGTTCTTTATATGCCTGACTTCCATAAGGAGTTCCATAAGTATGCGTTTGATATGTCTTATCATATGTTTTATCATATGGCGCATACGATTGCATAGGTTTGATTTGTTTATTGTCATTCAATGACGAATATGGATATGTAGCATTAGACAACTCTTTCATATTCAACACAAAAAAGTTGTAGATACTATCTTCTATCTCTTTAGACCACGACATGGTGCCGCCGACTTCGTTTATCCTTTCTCCACTCATATAATCTTTTATGTCGAAAGCATAAAATTGAACACGCTTGTTAGGTAGGTCAATATGAATATAAAACTGTTCTTTTTCATAATATTTATTATGTGGCACGGGAAGAGATTTTAGTTTTTCTCCAAAAACTATGAATTTATTTTCTTCATCTAAAAAGAAGTAATTAACTTCATTTTTTGGATTTTGTCTAATTAGATTTAAAAAATCGTGTATTTTATTGTAATTAGAAAATTCTGATGTCATGGATTTGGCTCTTGTGGTGTGTTTGGTTCCGAAGCAATTTGCTCTTCTTGTTTTGATTCTATAATAGGCTCAATAACCTCTTCTTTAAATTCTTCACTATTACTTGTTGGTTCAACAAGTCTAAGGTATGATACGCTTGATTTTTTGTTATTTGTTGTTTCTGTTTTATTGTCTCGCTGAATTAAATTACTCGCCGACCAAGCGTAATCAACCGCTCCATGTCCTACGCAAACAATGACTGAATAAAAAGCAATTTCTTTTTCACATAAAAATGTTGTAATTTGTTCTTTCAATTCTTGTGCTGAAAACGGTTTATTATGCATTATTAATAATGCACATAAATCTGCTGGACTATGATTATCAGAAAGAGTATGTTTTTCACCGAATGGTGCGATACCATAACCTTTCTTAAATAGAAAGAGAACAAGGTTATCTATTGTTGTATTTGTTGGGAACAAAATAAAAGCAGCACATGTATTCATTTTAATTCTCTAACTTTTCTTCTTTTTTAGATTCTAACACTTTTAGATATGGAACTTCTCGTTTTATTTTTGGTTTTTTTATTATCAAAATATTAGAAGGAGTAATTGAGGAATAAAAATCGTCTCTATATACTATTGCATAATATTTTGTATCATTAAGAGCCATTGTTATTTTTTTAATTTCTTTTTGTGAATTTTCTATATCATTTATTCGTATATCATTTTCCAAAAAAAATTGGACTGTATACGATGCCAAGTTATCCTGACCTTTAATTGATATGAATGTTGAAACTTTATATCCAGCCTTAACTAAGGCTATAATTGCTGTATTTTCATAACTTTCTAATAGAAAGGAAACCGTTAATACAATTTTCATATTTTAATTTCTCCCACTCATACAAGCAGTTTTTAATGCATCAAGCATTGCTACCGAATCGCAGCCATAAATTCCTGATGCATAAATTGGATTTTCCTGAATAACTGCGTATTTATCTTTATCGTATCTTCCAATATCTACAACAAAACTATCTACACACTCCACTCTGCCATCTTTTAACATATTGCTAACGAACCCTACAACATCAGCATGATTGTTGTCATAATTTTTAGCAAGATTAAATTCAGCGGGGTTTCGTGAGTTTTGCATTTGCTTTGTGTGCAGCCAATAACAACAAGCAGATATTACTTTTCTGTTTTTTACGATACACCTATATTCAGATGTAAATCTCATAACATCGGATACTAAAACCGGTGTATCAATATCCACTGTTGATGAGCGTAGCTCGGATCCAGATGAATATACTTTCGCTGTAAAAACTTTATCATCCGCTGGTTTGATGAACTTCTCATCTGTTATTTTTAACGCTTCACTAAAATTAGTGAATTTAATATTTCTATTGACATATTCAATAGGAAGGTTTGCTAACCAATCAAGGGAATTACGAATTAGTTTCCAATTTAATTGGCTTGCAACGGTTTCACAAAATAACCACTCACCATATGTTGCGCCAGTTTCATTTCTTAAATGAACTGGAATATTCCAACTATCACTATATACTGACCAACCTAACGCTTGCGCGGTATTGATTAGTGATCTAACTTCTGGCTTTATATTTGGCGTTGTAATTAATAACATTGGTTTGCTCAAACTAATAGTAGATACTTTTTAACTTCGTTTTCGTATTTTGAAAATTTCGGCTCGTGCATTCTGCATGCACCCATTGCATAATTGATATCGTAATTTAAACCATGCTTGGTAAGGTAATTTGTATACCATCTAAATACTCTGATTAAATTAGGAACGACCGGAAGATTACGTTTTTCATATGTATTAATACATGAATACCATATTCCTACACCATACTCTGTTCCTTCTTCTATAAAATCATTATCAATTATTTTATATTTCCATTTTTTAAAGGAATTTGGGTTTTCACTAAAAGGTAAAATATAGTCATATCGAATAAACATTATTAAACCAAGTGAGAAAATGTTTTAGAACTCCATACTAATTCTTCCATTGCAATCTTATTAAGACTTCTTGTTTCAATTTCATCTTGAATAAAAGATCGGGTATCGTCATTTGTATGACAATAAAATGATTTTGATTGATCTCTAATCGAGATACTGCGAACCGGGTTTCCATCAATGAAGTGGAGCGCTGCATCATCATCAATGGCATATCCATTTTTAATATTGCCATTAAGCATTTCTTTTGAATATGCTTGCTGTCTATGTTTGGATGTGTAATGAGGACAATTGCTATATGGTAAAATACCAAGACAAGGCATTACTGTGAGTTTTCCGGGCACACTATCTGTGATACATTCATCGAACCATACAACGCTACCAGCACTTCCGCCTGATAGAATAACACCATTATCATAAGCCTTTTGTAATATTGTGTTCATTTTCCAACTTTGCCATAATACAAGAGCATTTCGTGAATGCCCTCCGCTAACAAACACTATGTCATTAGACAATACAAGTTTTTCTAAATCCTCGTTTGGAGGACTAAATAATGAAAGATACGATGGCTCACAAGGAAAACGACCGAAGTATTCCATAAAATACTTTATATATCCACCATCATCTCCACTTGGAGTGGGTAAAAATAGTATTTTTGGGTTTTGTTTTTTCGATTGTGCCAGAATATATAACTCAATGGATGGGTTTTTACCGTCCATACCACCAGAACCAATTGCAATTATTTGTTTCATAATAACACCAGTTTCCTAACTACTTTGTCTAAATACTCGCGCAAGTCTTGCGGAACGAACGCGTTGATCATATCTTGCTCATCTCGTCCCTTATTTTCCCAATAAATTATACCTGCAATAGGATCATAATATGGTGCTATTGCATATACCCTGTCATCGCCTGAACCATCATTACGACATCTAATAGGATTGCCTTTTATGATTTCGAGGTAAAATCTATTATCTTCTAACCAAGAATATTTTTTATTGAAGTCGGCTTTGTATGTGCGACCATTGGAAGACTTAAAAATCATATAAAATTGGATACCTCACAACGAACTCACAATATTTTCTTACATCATCTGGTAAAAAATCTTTTAGTAAATCTAAATCATTCCAATCGATAGTTTCTGTTATAGAATCATAATCTCCTGCTATTGCAGATCGTTGCTCACCACATATTGTAAGATACCCGCCAGCCAAGATTTGTAATCTATAACGATTTTTATTTTCCAATAAAAAGAATCCATATAATCTACCATTAGATTTTGATTGATATTCAATAGACAATTTATGTGATGCGAAAAAACTCATAATAGGATTATATTCTTTACTATTAGATGAACAAAACAACATTAAAATGGTTTTCTGTTCAATAAATACTTTCTAATAAAATTACTCGTGCGAATATAATACACCGCCGAGTATTTCATTAGATATTTACGAACAATCAATACAAAATATGTTGGACTATATTTCGCTGGACTTGGCAGTAATGACTGTCCCGGTTCTTGTTGTTTTTGTAATTCTTGCATCATGTTCATCCTTAATTCGTTGTAAATCGACCACAATTACATCTAATGATTTTGAAGCATTAATAAATGCTGCTCCCCACGAATGAGCAATTTTATCTTGATTAGTAAATGCGTAGTCCTGCCATTCTTTGCCAATAGTTTTCATTACATCTGAAACTGTATCAAAAAATCCAATAAAACTATTATGAAAACGAAACATATATGAGCGCATAATTAATTGGTTTATCATCAAAATAATATAATTACGGAATGCGGTTTTGTCAAGGTGGGACAAGGTAATACTTTTGCATACTTATAGGATGGATGATCTTTTGAAACTTGCACAATTATTTGAGAAAGACACTGCACCAACGAGTAGTGTATTCAAAATAGTTCCGTATATTGATGAGGCAAAAAATCTGGCACTCATGGCAGGAAAACTTCATTATAGGGCGCAAGAAGAAAATAACCCAGAAAAGAAACAACAATTAAGCCACATCGCTAAATTGGTATTGCAAGCGGCTGATATGTTGAAACGAGTTTAGATTTTATTCTAAACTCGAAAACGCACTGATATATAAAATTATATGCATTACATATATTGTATAACCAATAAACTAAACAATAAATCTTATGTCGGTCAAACTGAAAACTTGGAAGATCGTTGGTCTAACCATAAACGTGATGGCGAAAAATTGTATAAGGGACGCGTATATGCGTTTCAAAACGCTTTGCATAAATACGGCAATGATAGTTTCACTTGGCAAGTTATAGAAACGCACGACAACATTGATGATGCCAATGAGGCGGAGGAGTTCTTCATTGATTATTTAGGAACTCTTGTTCCTAATGGATATAATATAAAACGAGGCGGAAACAATCATAAACTTTCCGAGGAAACCAAAAATAAAATAAGTGAAAAATTAAAAATAACAGGATCATTCGTTGGTAAGAAAGGTCAATTACATCCTAATTTTGGCAAAAAACTTACACAAGAACATAAAAATAAAATTACTGACATACTCTCACGACTAAAGTCGTGAGGTTCTCTGGAAAAGATTATTCTCTTCCAATACATTAGACAATTCTAATGGCGCTATCAGAGACGCAAGATGATAACTTTCCCATCGTTTCAATATATTGATGGCAGAGTTTAGATCACGATCGATGATTATAGTTTCAGATAATTGAACCATTCTATCTTTCAATTCAACTTTCTGATCGAACTTCTTTCCAGTTAGACAATTCAATTGTGTGGTATGTCGCTCATCAATTTCCACAACATTAGTTTTGCCTTGACACTTGTATGTTAGAAACTGCCTAAAAGTATCTATTGCTGATTGTGAAAATGACTTACGAATACCCTTATATGATACTTCTTTTGACATTAGTTCTTTGACTGATAAATCACCTAATACTATCGTATGATAGTTCATATTCGCTAACTGTTTGCTCTGAATATGTAGAGTTTGTTTCACTTGTGCGTTTTTCTTATTATATAGTTTTTTACGAACTTCTTCTAAATGTTTATACTGATTGCTATCTTTTGTTTTTGTTGATAATTGTTTAGAAACTTTTGCTATTTGTTTGCCAAAATACTTGGCTTTCTTTTTGGCTTTGTTATATAGCACGATAACTTTGCCATCGCTATCAACACCTGTTGCCAGCGACTTCAATCCGAGGTCAAGAGCCAGAACTTTACTCGATTTGTTTTCTTGAAAGACATCGTTATATTCGGCAACTATATCACATAACCACTTATTATTGACTAACTTTATTCTAACCTCTTTGACTATTAGTTTCGATACATCATCTTTTGACTTGAAGAAAATCGGACTTTCTATTTTAGAGAAAACTATTTTGTCTTTCTTGAATGACCAACCTGATTGATTGAATGTTATGCTAACAATGATGAGAACTTTCATTTTAATGAAAATTGACCAGTATAAATTATCATATATATCTATATATGATATGCTTAGACGGAAGACTTACAAACATATAAAATAATTATCTCACAAGATATAATTCATCCATAGCCCTTGTATAACCAACATACTCTATGTTCAATTCCGATTGGCTCATATCTCGTCGTAATGTATTCATTAGTATAAAAACTCTTTTTGCTTCCAAGCCTTTTGATTTATGGATACTTGCTAACCTAACTATATTCCCCCGATCCTCATCATTAAACAATTCTTTTACATTATTTTTGACTTGATCTAGACTCTTCATTCCTCTGCATAAGTTTTCTAAGCAATTTGCTTTATCTAAAACTAAAATAGGATCTCTATTTTTATCTTCCAGTCTTTTTATTTCTTCTTTTTTCCATTTTCCAAGCCATACTAAAAATTCATCAATCGTTTTGGCTTCGGATTTCTTTATCATATAAATGAGTCCTTGTGAAACATCTTTGCCAAGAATATTCGCTCTAACTTTATTATGAATCAATTCCATACAATAATAAATCAGTGGTGCATTTACTCGCGAAAGAATAAAATCTCCGGGCTTGACTAATGACAAAAATATATCTTCGGATATCGATCTTACTGATCCGTCCTTGGCGTTAGGCGCTGATTGAATATCAGGAACAATTGTCTGTGCTAATTTCACTATACTTTTTGCACAACGATATGATATAGGCAATGGGAGTATTTTAGCATTTAGTTTTTTTACTAAAATATCTACTGAGTTAATATCAACTCCCGCAAAACTATACAATACTTGTCTGTCGTCAGCAACGGCTAAAAATCTACCATCTTTTTTGCAAGCAGACAATGCTATATGCAATTGTGCGGGCGACATATCTTGTCCTTCATCTAAAAAGACTCTATCGTATTTAGGTATATTCATATTGAATATATATGGATAGTGGATCATATCTGAAAAATCGATACAAGCCCTTTCATCTTTACATTTACGAAGGACTTGACATACAATTTTTATGAAGTCATCTCTATCTAATTCCAATGTATCTATATCATATTGATCGATCAATATATCTATTTTTGATGGAATATCAATTAATGAGCTCTTACATAAATTAACTGTATTACATATTGACTGCGCTAAATCAAACTTCTTTTTTTCGTATCGTTTAAGTCCGTTCTCTTCCAAAACTGCTTGCGATAGATTATATGTTTTGTTCGGATCGATTTTTACTTTGCCGAACGCGCTCATAACAACACGGCAACCGAACGAATGCAATGTTCTTACCTCGATATAAGATTTATTTATACGCTCTTCTAACTCAACCGCTATCGCCTTATTAAAGGCGATGAATAGTGATTTTTTCTTTTTAGGGATATATTTAACGCATTCGACAAGACTTGTAGTTTTACTTGCCCCTGCACGAGCAATAACAACGGTATTGCCAGTGCCATTCTGCACATCTGAAAATATCGCTTGCTGATACGGACTCCATACTAACGGTGCTGATTTTGCCATCACACTAATATAAATCTATTACCAATATTACACAACCCACAACTAAAACAATTTAATATCTCACATCAACAATAAATATTTTGCAATATCTTCTCTATATGGATCTAATTTTTGGGTCCTCGGTAATCCGTATCTTTGAAAATAAAAATGTTTATATGCCAATACGAAGTTAGCCGCAACATCTAATCCACGAGATTTGTATAATTCAATGAATTCATCTGTCCATGAATCCCAAAAATCATCTTTACATTTAATTAACTCCGTAAAATTAGTATCTACTATTTCATATGTATGCGATCCAATATAAATACTGTTTTTAAACATATGATCTCATACCAACATTAAATACTTTTCAATATCATCTTTATATTTAAATAAACCTTCACTATCAAGTAATTGTCGCAATTGCGAAAGATTAAGTGCTTTCATCCATCCCAATTTTTTCAACGCAAAAAATACATTTTTAACAACATTATCTGGCGTATGTGTTTCATATGCATAAACAATCCCGTCCCATACTATTTCACCTGTAAGGTTTTCTGCTCTCCCGCAATTTTTTACAATACACATAGTAAAATCACTATCTACTATAAATAAATCTCCATTGTTTTCAACTGTATGACTAAACATCTTCTAATTCCTCATACAAGAAAACTTCGCTTTCAACAAGGTCTCTCATCACGAGCAATCCTTTATCGAGCAATTCTCCCTCATTCTCCTCGGGAATGTTCCACAACCCGGCGCTAATTGCTCTAATCAATTTAGGATTTCTCGTATCCTTCAATTCAATTAGATATTCGCCAAGTGTTTTATTCAATTTTGTTTTATCAATCCAAAAATTGCGGAATGTTGGAAGATAGATATTTAGAATATGAAAAATATCATTCCAATAAGCATCCACTATATTCCAATACTCTGTGGGATTTGTGGGACTTTTATATGTCTTCTGGCTCGTCATAGTATCTGTTCATATAATTTATATATGTATTCTGTAAATCTTTTATTAATTGATTCAGATACTCTTCTTCATTATTTTCATTTATATCTTTAACGATGGCAATTAAATCCTCTAATATTCTTTGCATACCATAATTATAGATTAATTTTTTAATATCTTTTCTCATACATCAATCTTCTTCTTTTTGCCAGCGGTTTTCATTTTTACAATTTCTGGCAGCAATGTTTCGATTATCGTATTTGAAAAATGTTCAACCCACGCTTTATATTGCTCTGGCGATATATTTATTTTTGGATACGAAGTATTTATTTCTTTAATAATATCTATTGCCGGTCTTGTTTTAACTTTATTTTTAGCCAATGACTTCTTTGTTGTTTTATTTGTCGTTTTCTTTTTTGACATTTTATTTTCTTTCACATCAATAATAATATGTTTTCAATTTGTCGTTTTGCTTTTTCTAAATCAAAACTAATCCATTTGTTCAGTTCAACAAAATCATTATCTTCGTGTCGTTTCTTATTTGGATTAAATATAACGATACGACATTTATTATTATGACTGAACCAAGTGGTAGGATATTTATGATGTAGGCTGGAATGATCGTCGTAATAATAAAAACTATTGCTGCGTCTAACTAATTCCAATCCACAATCACAAGTATACCATATGTAAGATTGTTCTTTCTCATTTTTCTCTGACCACTCTATATTACATCGTGGGCAGTGAATATCCATTTACTTCTTGTCTGGTGTGCCAATTACGACTGTTGGTGGAACAATTGTTGTTGGAACAACCGATGTTTGTTGTGTTTGGTCGAGATTGAAAAATCCAACTTCACCGATATCGTGCGCATTCATTGAAGATGAACGATATGATGCAGTATTGCTACTCAGTGATTTATACATTCCACCGATACCAGCGGATGTTGCACTGAATTTCATCGAATTGCGAGTATTCATACCGAGTGATTTTGATCCTTTAAAAGCATCGATCCCGGCGCCCGAAAATACGAATAGCCATGAGTATTTGTTTGTTTGATGCTCCACCATTTCCTTGATTTTATCAATGGCGAACTCTGTGCTTGCGTTCTCCTCACCATCGGTCATAACTACCACGATCACTTTGCTTGGTCGTTCATTTTCTGGCATTGCTGCAAGACGAGCACCGAGTGAATTAATTGTTCTGCCAACGCTATCTAATAGCGAAGTATATCCATTGCATACATATGTTTCTGGTGTTAAATCTGCAACATTGTCTAATGGAACGAAGTCATACACAAGACGATAGTCGGAAGCGAATGTCGCCAATGTTAACACCGCTTCCCCTTTAACTTTTCGTTGTTCCGCAACGAATGAATTAAATCCTTCTATTGTCTCTTTGCTTAATTTTGCCATTGAACCACTACGATCGAGTATAACTGCTATTGCTGTAAAATCTTTTTTCATTGTATTATCCCTTTATAATTTATAGACTATGTGTCTAATGTTTTTTGCTATGCCAGAAAATCTGCTTGGCTCTCCTAATATATATCCTGCTTGTTTTTGATCAACTGCAAAATAATCATTTGAGTTTCCGACTGTGCATACTAAAAAATCGGAATAAAAACTTTCCCATATAATCTTTTCAATTTGCGCAACCGAAAGATCAATAGATAGTTTATCGAATATCTTTTTTGCAGCACGATCATATTGATTATGATCTGCTCCTGCTTTTATGTATCCGAGAACATCGGCGTCTTCGAGCAATTCTTCAATGATTTGTAATGACATTTTATTTGCTATCCCATAGTATGACTAACTTATCTATTTTTTCAATCAGATGAGGACGGTATCTCTTTATTGCTTCGACATACCAATATAGATCTCTCCAAGAACTATGATTCATCGCGTTGAAAAAAATGTTTTATTATCGTTTGATCTGGCTGACCAATGATTCTATCATCATTGCAGTAGTCCTCTGACCAACAAGTGGATCCACTTTGCTCTCTACAATGAATGCATAATCTTATACCTAAATCTTCACAAGTCATATTAGCACCATTAGTTTGTCTATTTTTTCAATTAAATGAGGACGATCTGTCTTAATAGCGTTGCGAATGTAATATATGTTATGCGATACATTTATCATCCCACTGTAATATCTTATTATGAAACTATCGCTTTTAGGTTTAATATATTCTCTTTCCCATACAAGATGACAATATCTATATTCTTCCACCTGACATTCCACGCACATATCTAACCCAGCATCGACGCATCTCAAAATAACACCATCAATTTATCAAAACGCTTCATAAAAACTTCTTTATCAAAATTATCCAACGAATAAATTGTATTCTGTTTTATTTTATGTGAGAAACGATTTTCTCTTATTGTTGCAAAAACTGTATTACATAATACATAATTTACATCAACTAAATAACCAACGCTATTAATTATATTATAAATCATAATTTCTTCGGAAAACAATGTTCCGTTATCATTTAGAATGATTGAATAATTATGATCCGCTGGAAGAATAAAAGTATCATTTCCATTGCAAGACAATATGTTTTTGGACAATGACGATAGTTCTTTATTGCATACCTTGCAAGTATATTTCTTCATATAAGCAGTAATATTTTCTCTAATTGTTCTGCGGTGAAGTGCGTTTTATGAATGAAGTTATACACTTCAATAAAATAACTCAATGATACAACAACATTTGTTGCTTTGTATGTTTCTATTAACTGTTTCATATTAGTAATAGATATTTTTCCAATTGTTCGACTGTAAAATGTGTATGACGAATAAAATTATATGTTTCAATGAATGTTTCTGTCTTAACGTATAAGTGTTTTGATACAACATAAGTATTCACTAATAATTTGATTTCACGTTTTAGATTTGTCATATCGTCATTTAGATCTATGTTTAAAATGCAAGTTTGTTATCTTGTAGGATTTTTGAGATCAAAATTATTTTTTCTTTGCAAGTTTCTTTTGGGCAAGCCAGTCGCTTTCCCATATGGTGATGAGGTTATAGCCTGCTGATTTTAGAATGGCTTCGCGTTCGAGTGTTGCTTTGTATAATTCACCGTATGTTTTCTTGTTTCGTGGATTTATTTTATCGTGAGGGAATCTTTTATTATTTGGATTACCATGATGAAAATCTCCATTGTATTCATATATTGTGTTTGTTATAGGATCAAGTGCATCAAGGCTAAAACGGCGCCCATCAATGTTTATCCATATTTGGCGATATTCTTTTGGTATATTTAGACTGTCCAACCATGCATTTTCATCTTTAAATTTAGCATTACTACAACTTATACATCCATGACCACCGTTAACATGATTTGCAGCAACTTGTAAAAATACCCCGTGTTTTTGACATATGATTTTTATCTTGTCCTGCATACCAAAATCATGTGTGTTCAGTGAATAGTCATACCTATCACCGTGTTTAAGTTTTGCTTTCGCTAAAATCTCTTCTTTCGTTCTCCGTTTACTATCACAATAACATTCCCGGCACATGTGCCCTTGTAAATGTAAATATGCTTTTATCATCCACGACCCGTGCTTCGGGCAGGTTATTTCTACCTCATCTCGGGATTGTTTGTATATTGTATTAGTATAAATATACGTGTTTTCTCCATGTATTTCTTTTGCCTTTTCTATAAATAACTCCGTAGTATATCCTTCTTTTCTACCATTACATTTAGGGCATCCCGATTTGGATTTTGTATGATGATGTGGCGTTTGTTCGAATATTCCGTGCTTTGGACAACGTATTTTTACTTTTGTTTTTGCATCAATATAATTGGCTAAATCATAACCATATGTTCCAATACCATGAATAGCGTTTGCTCGTTCAATAAATAACTTTGTATCTACGACTGGCTTACCATAACATTTTGGACAACCTTGCTCATTGTTAGTATGATTACCGATTGTTTGTTTAAAAACTCCGTGTTTCTTACATATGATTTCTATCTTATCTTTCCATCTCGTTAGATTTTCATCTATAACAAGTGAATAGTCATACTCATCTCCATGAACACGGATTGCTTTTTCAAGTATTTGGGCTAATGTGTTTTTGCTTAACATGTATACTAATATAACCATTCATGGCAAAATTGCCATGAAAAAAGATTATATCAATATGCAATAAAATGCTTTTATTTTACGGATTTTCGCCTAAATAATATGCTTTTACCACTTCGGAAACAAACCGCATGGTATCTTTACTTTCTTGTATGTCAATGTATTCGCTTGCACTACTGCCATGTGAATTATGATATCCACATGTCATATTAACTGCATCCTTTATAAGTCCTTTTTTATGCAATGCATAAACGTCTGTTGATAGACCGGACACTGGCTCTCTTGGTAATCCTAAATCGTACGCCTTCTCTAATAAAAATACGGCCGTGGAATAAGTACACATGAGTTCGTTGCTGATACGTAAAACTATTTGATGAGAATGATTCCCTCGGTCGATTTGCATGCACAATTCGAATCGACGAAGCTGTTCCATTTCACATGCAGCGGCGCTTTTGAGCCCAATCTCTTCGTCTGTCGGAAAATACAATCCAAGATCGTAGCCTGTATTTAATGCTATCCATGTTGCAATAGCAACACCAAGTCTATCGTCTCCGCCCACTTGCAATTTGCAGTCCTTATCCTGAATGATCCTTCGCATCTGCCCTTCGTGTTCAACCACCTTAATAACTGGTTCAACTTTTTGACTTGACAACTGGCTCTTTGTTCCAATGTTTTCTTCTTCACGATCTGCCATCCAAGAATATTCCCCCATAATGCTGTATCGGCTACTATCATGATCACGACAAACATCTGTGTGCGCAACAAGACATACGCGGGGATTTCCTCTGATTGCCACCATATTATGGACGGCAGAATATCGCTTATCTTTCTTAATACGATCCGTCTGATATCCATCTTCATAGATAGTAAAACCAGCGCGCCCAAGCGCTTTATGTAGCCATTTTCGCAAAACCCATTCATCATTTTTGCAGCATTGAATTACATGATATTCATATGCTGACATATCCTTTGTCTTCATTTCTTCTTTAACAATCTGTTCCGCTTTTTCACTACCTGATGAATATGACATTGTTTTCTTTTGCTTTCTTTCCCGCTTTGGGAATAGTTTCACGCCCGCCATCAACACCTGCTAATGGCACAACCAATATAAGGCTCACAACACGCCGTGTCAAGTCCTACATACACCTACATTATTAATAAGTATTTTTTTCAGTTCTTCAATATTTATATGTGAATGTTGTTCTGTTTTACCAAGCCATTCTAACATACTGTCAATGCTGTAATCTAAATTTCTATTACAAAATTGTTTTAATGCTATTGCAAAATTACCATATACATTTAAATTTCGTTTTGAATATATTTCAATGATGGTATCCCAAACCGAATTAGACTGTATCGGTTCTTCAATAAAATCCGTATCTAT